GTGCTTACTCCGTCATAGTAAAGTGGGATAAACCTATCCCAGAAGGAAACCCAACGGGGTTGACAGAAGACACAAGTGATGATTATCTTGATGATCTAATTCTATTGGAGAGCGAAGAAGGATTGTTTATTTTGGAACAAAAGGTTTACACTTAGAGCCAAATGGGGTAAATTTGTGATTCCCGCCACCTCCACCATTTTATCGTCTTTAGCTGCATCGAGTTCCTACTTAGGAAAAGCAGGAGATAGTGATATATGTCAGATTCCAACACAAATATAACAGAGCAGCTTGATAGGCTATACACTGGTAATATTGTGCCTATCAGCGAAGGGGAAAAACCCGCTACTCACACATATGGGGAAATAACGAGAAAAGGGGTAGATACAGTCTTAAGGATATTTGAATCAAGGTTCACGGAAGATGCGGTTTTTTATGATTTGGGTTGCGGGTTCGGGCGTATGTTGACTCATGTCGCTATCGAAAAGAAAATGAAAAAAGTTTGTGGAATTGAGTTTGATCAAGAGCGCGCCGATTGGGCTTTGAGGAACTTTGAAAACTTTGAATATGCAGGGGCGAAGCCTGAAATAATAATTGGAGATATGTTTGAGCAAGACCTTTCTGATGCTACGATTGTCTACTTTGACAACACGGTGTATCCCAAGAAGGCCCTTGATTTTTTCAAGACTCTTCCTTCTGGGTGTTTGTTTGTTTATAAGTCTTGGGGCTTAGTAACAGGAGACCCATTCTTCAATCTTGAAACTACCTACAATAGGTATTCTGGCCGGCCCGAACTCAAATCTGATCTTTCTGAGTTTTGGTTTGTTAAAGCTTCTTGGCGCATAATTCCGTAATTTAGAAAAACAGTGATGTTGTTTTTTTTTATTTTAATAACATTTTAAAACTATTTATAGTATTATGATGAAGAACCTCATTTTAAATTGGAGAGCATCCGTTCAAAAGGACGCCCTCAATGAAAATAAGATCATGCATGAGGCAACCGACGAGGAGATCGAGGTCCTCTCGGATGTTCTTTCGAATTTGGATCCCGAGAACCTCCCACTGAACGGGGCTTTCGGAGGAAAACTGCGAAAAGTAATCCCTCTCGAAGCGGTTGGTGGAAAGGTTGGCGATTTGGTCAATACGCTGGAAGACGGAGGTTATACTGTCAATCTTAAAGACGGCACGGCTTCATATGAGACAAGAAGAGAGCACGAAGGAAAGGTTTATAAAGGCAAGAAAACCCTCAAGATTAATAAAATTTTAAACGGACTTCTCAAGCACAAAGAGAAAGAGAGAGACGTAGACGAGAAAATGTCTGCGGCAAGAGCCAAATACTACACCGAGCGAAGTAAGAGCGGCGCAGGCGAAGAGGTTGAGGGCGAGTATGAACAAGCCATGCAAGATTGGGATGAAGAAAAGGCGCGACTTAAAGAAGTAGGAAAGAAAGCGTTCAGAGGAATGGATCGATGGGTCCACATCAGGAATCTCGTAAAATATATCAAAGCGTGGGAAGAGAATGCTGGATTTTTTAAAAACGATCCAGCGGCTCTTTCTGGGTTTTCTATTATTCTAAGCAGGCACCCAGCCGATGTTCTCAGGATGTCCGATTTTGATAATATTACCTCGTGTCACACACTTTCTTCGAGGTCTAGGGAGCAGGGATCTTTTATTAAGTGCGCCTATGCAGAGGCCATCGACGGTGGTGCAATTGCCTATGTTGTTCCCACTGAAGAAATAAGGGACTGGGAGGCGGAAAATGATCAACCAATAGAGGACACTGATGAAGAAGTGCTAAGCGACTCAGCCCGAGGTATTGGTGATATAGAGCCGGTATCAAGAATCCGAGTCCGAGTTGGAAGATTTGATGATGATGACCGACGATGGTACATCGGAGTTCCTGACGCTCGCATATATGGCGCGAACACTTCAAACTTTTATGAAACCCTTAAAGCGTGGTTAGTTGATAATCAAGAGGGCACGATCCAGCATCTTCCCAAAGTTCTTGAAAAAGATGTTGGAGAAACGGATCCGGGAATGAGGTACAGATATACAGAGCGTGATGTCGGAAAAGTAGATGCTGGAAAAATGACTCTGGTCGGAGGCAGACACCAGGATAATCCGCTTGAACAAATCTTGGCGCGAATGCTAGATCCAGAAGCCAAAAGGTCTGGCGACTACGCGGGGGATCAACTCGTTGTCGGAAACCCAAGAAAGGAATCCTCTGAAGATGATGTTGATGTTCCAAGTAATCGCTACCAACAAGTAGAAGAAGAGATTGAGGCGCTAGTTGATTACTACAATGATAGATATGAGTACTGCACCATTTACGGTGATGTTGAGGATTACGGCGACGGACCAACGATTAATGCTTATGCGGCGCTCAGCTTTGATTTAGACGTCGGCAATTGGAGCCCGGAGTACACGGGAGGAGACGACGGGAAACTTTCAGAAGATGGAGTTTATCTTCTAAACGGAGATAGGGACGCAGATAGGGACGCATATGGCGAGTCAATTGTACAGGATTTTTATGATATCGGGGGACTGATGTGGGCCGAACCGCGAGGCGAAGAAATGTATCGCGCAATAGCATTTTATTCGGAGCACGCTGGCGCCATCAGGCTCCAGGTGGATCTCAGACCGGGGCCGGCCCTCGGCGATGGATACATTTATGATTCACAAACTTTTGAAGAATTTGCTGATGCTATTGAGTCCGATATAGAAGATAAAGTGGATCCATGGCTAAAAGTTATGATGAAAAGAACTCTCATAAGAGAGGGTATTCTTGAAGCCTCTCCATTCCAAGAGTTCATGAAGCAGGCAGAAGAGGAAGAATTCGAAGATTTCGAAGATACTGATTGGAGTTTTGACGTCATAATGGACGAAAACCGCGTCGATATTGATATAAGCGTCGAGTTTAAAATAGACGAGATCCAGGGTTTGGAGGATGTCTTTTATACAGATCAAGCAATCAAAGACATTGGGATGTCAAGAAATTTCGCCGCGACGTTTAAAAAAATGCTCTTTGATCAAGTCCCTGGTTTTGTCTATGAAGAATCCATGTATCCTAAGTTCACGCGCAGATATGTAAGTACTTATGGCTCTAGCGCCAACCGAGTACCAAACCTGGGACTGTCTTTCACTGTTGACGGCAATGACCCGCCGGAAGTCCTCCCGCCCACGATGAGTATGATCGAACACATCAAGAAAAAAGACGTCGAAGAAATAGCTAAGCAGGCGTATAACGCTGTCGTGCGAAAAGGCACAGCGCCCTTGGTGACTCGTTATTCAGACAGTGCGAGACAACAAGCATTGCCGTTCGGAGATAAAAAGCCTGAACCTGAGCCCGAATCCGAGAAGTCTTTAAATGAAAGAATTCACAGAAACTGGTCTGGCTTTTTAAATAGCAAATAAGACTTGACATATTCTTTACATTATGTTATATTAGTATTTACAGGAGGATACCATGGATAAAAAATCTATAAATAAATGGAAGGATTTTAAGGACTCTCCAAAATATGTTCTGTCTGAATCTGGATTAAGTCGTGTTTGGGGCCATATTACGGCTCACGATACAGCTATCATTACTGCATTTCGAAACGATCCTCTTGATAATTCTGAATGTGCTTTCGAGTCTGATCGCGAAGAAGAGGGAAATACGGCACTGCAAACGAATAAAGATAGAAATAGTGATTTAAAGGCAGCTTTATTGTATAGCAGATACGGCGTGACAAAAGTAGACGGAGCCTATATTGAAAACTACCTCGATCCAGAAAAACAAATCGAAGTAAAAGAGGATAGCCTCCTTGTTGTTAATCTAGGTGACGATCCTGAATTCTTCTCAAATATAGAGAAACTAGGGCAAATGTTTTGTCAAGATTCTGTCTTGATAATCCCCCAAGGTGGAGAGGGTGCCTATCTTCTTGGTACAAACAATAGTGAATGGCCAGGGTTAGGAAATAGAGAGATGGTTGGCAAATTTAGAGCCGGCGAAGAGTCAGAGTTCATGACAAAAGTAAAGAAACGCCCATTTACATTCAGTGAAAATCTACAAACTTTCTCCGACCTTCCTAGAAATTCTAAATGGGTTGTGTCACTCAGGGGAAGAAAACTATTAGAATAATGGAAATATTGATATGCCAACAAAGAAAACACTAAGTTTAAAACATGATGATATTCGAAAAATCATCAATCACCAAAGTGATTTGGCGAGAGAAGAAGTTTTAAAAGAAAAGAGAAAGAAATTAAGAAAGAATCCAAAAAAACTTAAAGAAGATTTAAAAAAACCGATATCGGTATTGCAGCAGGCATATAAAACCGAAGCGGATATTCATAAAAGAAAAAAAGGAAAATCACTAATGAGACTCATTAAAGAAACATACGAACTTTGTAAAGAGTTTATAACACTCCAATCACCAATTGAGGTATATATTTTTACTGCGGCTGTCTGGGCCAAGGGCGCCCTATTCGGCCATTTATTCCTGTAATATTTTAAGCCGCTTTAGCTCAGTTGGTCAGAGCAGTTGCTTTGTAAGCATCAGGTCGTCAGTTCGAATCTGACAAGTGGCTCCACTTGAGACCTCAAACTATGCCTGTATCTTACGAAACATTCCAAAATTTATTTTCAAAAGAAAGAGATAAAAATGAGGATGTACTTGAGGGGATATATCATCGAGGGCAGGATAATATATGGAATGGCCAAAAGGTTCTAGAAGAACTAACAAGCAAATATGGCGTTCCCGAACCAGATCCAGATAAGTTAGAATCTGTTAAGAACATATTTTCCATCATACTGTGGGGTGAGTATGCCGCCTGGAATGTCTCTTCCCAGTTATCATTTATGTTGGACGATTATGGTGCCAAAATAGCCGCCGTATCTCAGGCGCACGATGAAGCCAGGCACTTCTATGTAATGAGGGATTATCTCAGGCTCCTCAATTACGAACCACAAGAATTACCAAAGCATGTTTCATATATCTTGAGAGAGGTGTGTGATACTAAAGACCTGGCTAGGAAGCTGCTTGGTATGCAACTTATGATAGAGCCTATAGCGCTGACTATCTTTCGTTTCGTCAGGAGAGCCAACATCGATCCTGTATTATCCAATCTGCTCGGATATTTTGAAATAGATGAGTCAAGACATATAGCCTTGGGTATAAAGTATCTACCCGGCCTTCTCAGGGAAATGAACAGGTTTGAGTTGGCCAGATTCCTTGTTTGGCAAGCAAAACTGATAAATGCGGAAATATCTGGTCTTAAAATTTTAGAAAAAGATCTGGTTGCTCTGGGGCTTGATCCTTTGGAAGTTTTTGAGTTTGCCGAAAGTAAGCAATTAGAGTGTTTGAGGTTGGTTGCAGTGGAGATGGGAATTAGCGAGAATATTTGGAAGCCAATCGTGAAAGTCATACAGTTTAAGAAAAGAATGACTTTCTATCCAAACAAGCAGGATAATTTTATAAAGAGGGTCAGCACTTCTCTTTTTGATGTTTTTGCCACTACTTAACTTCAAAGGGGGGTGTAGCTCAGTAGGGAGAGCAATAGCTTTGCAAGCTATAGGTCGCAGGTTCGATTCCTGTCACCTCCACCATTTTGGATCTAATAAGAATGAGAATTGATCATATCGCATATCGAGTGAAAGACAAAGAAAAGACTGCACAATTTTTTATTGACTTCTTTGGATACCGTAAACCGAAAGATCTCCAAGAGGGATTCGATATCCAGTTCGAAGACAACACTTGGGCAAAATGCCTAGTATTGGAACCACCAGAAAAAACAAACGATTTAATGCCGTGGAAGCTTTTTGATATATTTGGTTTGGAATTTCACACCGCTCCAGAGATATTTGTATCATCTGGCTGTAAAGGCTCGATCGTTGCAGATTGGGTTGATTCCCACAATGGAGGAAATGGAGGCATCCATCACATAGCGTATCAAGTGGGCTCAGTTGAGGATACCATGGATGAATGGAAAGACAGGGGGTTCTTTGAGTTTTCCTCTGAGTTGCCTCTGTCTTGTGAGGGTTTAACTCAAATATTCACGAAACCACTTGAAGAAACTGGCGTCATATACGAGTTCATAGAAAGAGAGAAGCAAGGATTCTGTGCTAGTAACGTCCGAGATTTGATGAACAGCACAAAGAATAATAAATTCTAAAGTTTTCCACACTTCTCTATTATAATGTTCGTCTGTTGTAGTAGTCGTTCTGTTTCGTGCTGGACGAAAGCATAGAGCATGATTGCAATCGCGAATGATAAAATAAATAATATAAAATTGTTATTGATCACAATATTGCCCTTTTCCACATTCGAATTGTTGCCTCATCAAGTTTATCTTCTGGGAACTTTTTCTTTATCATATTTATGAATGCTTTCTCTGCTACATCTGTTATTTTATCTTTGGTATCTATTTTTGAGACGATATGAAGGAAATCTTTAGCAATGGAATCTTTCGTGTCGGGTTCAATCTCTAATGCCCAATCTATGGCGAAGACATAAGGTCTTGATTCATATGGATTCTTGGAAAATAGATATAATTGATTTGGGGCTTCACCTCGCTCATATTCAGTTTCAGATCCAGCTTCGTCGAGCATCTCTTTCATTAATTCTGCTCCAAAAACATTGAAATTAAACAAGGCTTTTATTCCAGCCAACCCTCCTGGGACTGACGGTATATCGTGCTCATCCAGGAGTGCGGCAGTGTTCAAAATAATGGTTGGTATGGTGGCTGTGATGTTTTCTAATATATCATTTTCTTCGTCTATTGCTCTTTCAAGCTCCCAGTCCGTTGGAAGATTGCGATAATCGCTCGGATCAGTACCGGCAGGAAGGGTTCCTCTAGTATAAAGCTCCCTGTGGATAATACTTTGATCTATGTCGTTGAACATTGCGCCCTCGATATAATTTCTATCAAGCATCGCTGACCTTATTGCTTCTTTCATACCTTCGGCTTCCTGCGCAGAGACCCCCTTCATTACTTGGAAGAAATTCGCGAAAGACGCCGGATCACTACGGTCGCTTGGAATTGCGGCACTCCCATCCCAGATCCACTCCGGATATCCAAGTACCTTTCCAATATCAATGGGCGTCACAACAAAGAGCTTCGCATCATAAAAACTACTGAATTCGCGAGTCCATGCCGCATTATGTTTCCCCCGGCGCGCGCCGGGTCCAACAATATTTTCATCAATTTCTGGATCTTCATCTTTATAATAGAAATCATGTATTGTTGATGATTTTTCCGGCGCGTATTTGTACATTTCGTTGCCTACTAGACTAATCGCGATATTCTCTCCAAACTTTTGACCGAATACTTGGGATCCGCCTCCCTCAGTTCTTTTTGTCAGTGCCTTCTTTCCGTGTTCATTAAGTATATCTGCCGGAAAGTCCGTCCCGAATAATGCGAGAGGGAAATACCGAATAACGCCGTCTTCGTCTTTTTCCATTCTAAAGCCTATAGAAATCCCGCGATAAGGTACTTCTTCCTGGAATTTATTTACCCAATTCGTCAATTCTTTTTTAATTTCATCCCACGCGGCTTCTCCTAGTTGTAGTTCTGACATTAGCCATGTGCGAAAATCAAGAAAACCTTCTTTGTTGTTGGCATGTTGTCCTCGCTCTTCTATTTTTTTAACGTCGATAGCGCCAAGAAGATCAACAATCTTTTGCCAATACTTTTTATCAGGAAGCTCATTCATTTGTCCTTTGATCTGAAGCACTTCTTTTTTCTTCTCATTATATGCGACAGTAACCCAGTGGTCTCGACCAAACTCAACATTTGGATCTTTATTCGGGCTTCTTAGGGAATACAGGGTCGTGGCGCCAGGTCCGGTTCCACAATGCTTCATCTTTCTACCCTCAATATCACAGGAAGCATGTCCGATATCATACCAATAATAACCATCATTATATTTCTTAATAACTTGATCTGGATTTTCTCTTCCTGCTAATTCATTTATAGCGCCCTGCGCCGCATCGGGAAGTTTGTCATATTTTTTTATGAACTCATAGTGCTTGCCGTCTGGATCATCGTTGAGATAATCAAATAATCTTTCATAATCGCTCGCGGTTGACAGGGTAACAGCCCCCCTTTGGATCGCCTCGCCAAAGGTAATATTGTGAGCTATCCTATAAGGGCCCTCGGGAATCGTACCGTTGATGCCTTTCTTAAAAAATCTTTGCGCCATTTTCTCGGCTTTCATGAGATCTGCGCCAGTTGCGTCTCTTGCTCCGATTAGGTCTCTAAAGTTGCGTATTATTTGCCCTGCCTTGTCGGAAGTGGCTTGCCATAGATCTGATTTTTCTGGATCCAGGGGCCATTCCTTTGCGTCCTCGGCGCCCTGTTCCCGCGTGTGTTCCATCGCAGTGACGACAACGGCTGTTGAGAAGTTGTCGATTAGGGTTCCATCGGCAGACCCCCCTTTTCGGTCGTCATAGCGACCAATAGCATTCAGAGCGTGTTGACCCATTGTCTGTGCGATTCGGGTGTCCTTCCACATTTGACCGACCTTGACTTTAGCTTCTCTCGATGCGTTACCCAGTCGCGCATTTATAAATTCTGCGATCTCTGCGGGTAATCCCAGTTGAAGAACGGTAACTTCATTAAGAATCTCTGGAGTCGATAGTTTGAATTCATCTTGTTCTAGAGTTCTCTGCCAAGATTCCAATAGCTTTTTCATACTCATGTTGTAAATAGTTTTAAATAAACTTAAGTTTTCAAAAAAACGCAGTAGTTATTAATAGTGGAGGTGTTTATAGATGAAAAGAAAATATTGGATTAGATTGTTTGTTTTGGCCCTGATAGCATGCGTTGCCGTTTGCTCTAGTTGTGCGCCAAAATTTAATCCGGATAACCCTCCATGGAATATATGTAGTTCGGCGGAGGGGGAGCATCCTTGTGATTTTACTCTAATGGATCAAAACGGAGATCAAGTGAGATTGTACGATTTTCACGGAAAAGTGATCGTCCTAGACTTCAGCGTCATATGGTGCGGGCCTTGTCGAATGGCCGCGATGACGGCAGATTCAACAGTTCTTAAATACGGCCCTGATGAGGTCGTGTATATTACCATATTGATAGAAAACTCCTTCGGAAGAGATCCTGATCTGCGCGATTTAGAAAACTGGGCTAATTCTTACGGAATAAATATCAATCCAGTTCTCGCGGGTAGCAGAGATTGGCTCAATACTAGCAATTGGCATATATCAGGTTGGCCGACATTTTTCATAATTGATAAAGATATGGTCTTGCGATCAACTCAGGTTGGATACAACAAATATGATATCGAAAATGTCATAGAGTATTTATTGTCAGAGCAGAATCCAGATGCTGGTAGCTGAAGCGCCATATTGGCACCTATGAGGCATCTTGATTCAAATGAGCGTAAGTTACACTGTTATCGACAGATTGTTGATATACGGCTAATATAAGGAGTTTTTTTTAATGACAGAAAACAGGATCAACGGATGGCTAATATTTTGGGCAGTCTTACTCTCGATCAACTTTGTTTCATATGCTTCCGCGATAATAATAGGAGATATTTTTTCTGGAATTCTTAGTGCATTTATGATCTTGTATTGCTCCATAGGGCTTTGGCAAAACTTCAATAAAAACAACAAAGATGAAAGGTAGATTGATCAAGTATGTACCAGGTTGGACCGGTGATTCTTATTTTCTAGGTATAATAATCGACTATCTGGATGGATTTCATATCCGAAAAAGCTGGTCAGAAAATAGAACTTTTATAAAACAAGAGATGATTCGAGTATATTGGCTTAATGATCCTGGCTCGTGGCCAGCTTCAGCCGTTAGTCAAATCGCAAGAAAATGGCACACTCATGATCAATTTGTGCCAAACTTAGTTGATAATACCAATTCAGTAATCGACGAGTGGAGTAAAATAAATGAGGAAGAGGGTTGGTATTTTCCAGATTCTTTCAGCTTCTTGGACCACAACGATGAATAGGGGCTTTTATTATGATCGCGGTGATCTTGTAGAGTTCGAAAGGAGCGAATATTTTCCAACATCTGACGGAGATATTCAAAGACATACGACAAAAAAAATTGCTTTATTTATAAAGTTCTGGGATTCAACGACCTGTGACGGATGTCAAATATATGTGTTCGAGGGTAATAAATTTATGACAGTTTCTTCTTTTGAGCTATCTTTGTTGTCCAAAAACGAAAAATAATATCTACTTACTTTAGAGGTGAAAATGTCATTTAGAAACAAAGATTTAGAGTTATCAGATTTGTTTGATGAGCTTTTAGGAGACATCAGAAAAGAAAAAGAAAAGTCAACAAAGAGAGAATATTCGGTCTCTTATGAGGTTTTTTGCTTTCCGGACGATTTGGGAAGCGAAGCGTGGCTGTATGATACTATAAGCAGGAGTATGATTCGGGCTCATAATCATGCTGAAGTTGTCAGGGTCACAGATCCAGATAAGGACAACAAGATATTGGTTCGATATGCTGGCACTTTTGTCAAAGTTCCTTCGGATTATGTTTGCGAAATAGGTTTCAATTAACTAATTATCTTAAAGAACTCAACTCTGTGAAGATCGATTTTGAGGACATGAGGTGACTACAATGAAAGATTTAACAAAAGAAGAACTAATGCAAATCATTAAAGAATCAAACAAGGATATCTTGGATGAATTTAGTGGATATGCCGACCAACTTGGAGTTGCCAAGCGCGCAGCCCTAGAAAAATATGCTGATTTCATCTCTCAAGTGAGATTTATTTTATTGGATAATATGCTCGAACAAGTGAAGGCAGATTATCATCACGGTGCCATCTCTAAAGGAGATGTCCAGCATCTAATAACAAAGCAGTGCAACGAGAGACTTATGCTGATCGCAAGCACTTTAGAAAAATCTTTATCAGATTTAATAGGCGAGGGCTATGAGGAAGAGGAAGAGAAAGCACCAATACCATTGCCGCCCAGCCGGACACAAGAATAAGATATGTGGCACACTGGCTCTGGTTATGAAATAGGATTTGATCAGATTCTTATTCAAATAATGAAACACACAGGCGATAATGGGAAGGTGTTCATAGGTTGCGACAGTCAAATAGTGAAAAATAAATGCATATTCTCAACCGTCATATGTTTGCATGGTGCATCCGGTCAACGGGGGGGATATTATTTTTTTAACAGGGAAAGACTCATAGCAAAGGAATTTCCAACAGTGCTCATGAGACTCACCAAGGAAGTCGAAAAATCTATAGAAATGGCCTCAGTAATATCAGAAATTGGACAAGAAATAGATATTGAAATTCACATTGATGCTAGCTCAAAAGAGGGTGAGAAAAGCAGCAAAATAGCCGATATGTTAATAGGATATGCCAGAGGCGCCGGTTTTAAATGTAGAATAAAGCCAGAAGCATGGGCTTCTAACTCGGTGGCAGACAAGCACTCAAAATGAGCTTCTCGGATATAGATCCTGATAGGGTGCCAATCATAGGAGAAGATCTTATGGGAGAGTTTGATGTTGGGTCAATTGTCCGGTGGATTCATGATTTGAGGCACGAAAAGGTTGGTATTGTTTTAGAGATATATACCCAAAGGATGGCTAATCGACTTTTTCCTCACGCTAAAATATATGTTATGGGGGAAGATAGGCATGAAGAGGTGCTTTTATCTAGTTTGACGATTATTTCCAATAATTGAAACTAATTACTGTCACAAGGGGTATTGATTGTATGTCGGATTATGATTTCAAAAAGACACTAAAAGAGTCCTTGGAGTACAAAAACTCTCTAAAAAATGAGGCCTCGACTGATTATGGCGCTGCGATGAGAAAAGGTGCAGAGTCGGGAAAGGGCTGGCTTAATAAACTATTTGGCGGAGATGAATCAAATAATACAAACCTCAAGGGCACAAAGAATTTAGACACAAACGACGAAGAAAGTAGTGAGGAGAGTTCCGATGATCTATATAGCAACCTGACATCAAACTTGAATGCTATAGTTGACGATGAATCAAGTGAGAAAAAAACTAAAAGAAATGCCACAAAGGCCTTGCGTGCATTAAAGAAGGCCTATAAACTAAAAGGATCTGTTGGAGAAGAGATATTTAAGACTGCAATTGGAAAGATTGCAGACGAAATGAGCGATACAATGAAGGTAACTGAGCCAGAAGGAGAATCAGAAGTTGATATGGCGGTCGACAAGGGCGAAGAGGCTACTGTCGCCGCCGACGAAACAGAGGCCGAATCTACAACACTATCAAATCTCCTGCTGGACCCTGTAAATCCAAAAGATAGAACGAAAGGATTTAAGCCAAAAGAATACGAACCTGGATCTATGGAAAGTAGAATTAATATTGCCCTTAACAATCTTTCAGATCCGGGATTGAGATCCAACTATTTAAAGTTTAAACAAAATCCGAACTCGGCAAATAGAAAAAGTTTCATGAGTAACCTCAATAATCTTAAGCATGCCCTAGACAAAGCAAATGTTAAAATAGAAAGCAAAGAAAAAAATAATAAAAAACTTATTTCAGAAATGAGAATAATAAATAAATCCAAAATAAATACATCTCCGATAGAAGAGATGCTCAGCGATTTTTATCCGTTTGCAAAAAATAGGTTTGGCTTTGACCAAGATCCTGTGCTGGAATTCGTGTCAGATGAACAGAACTCAAACAACATATTGGGAAAAACTGCTTATTATGATCCTGCGAACATGAACATTACAGTTTTTGTCGATAAGAGGCACCCGAAAGATATTATGAGGTCATTCTCTCACGAGTTGGTGCATCACACCCAAAATTGCAACGGCGAACTTGATTTATCTCAAGAAACTGGCGAGGGTTATGCTCAAGAAAATCCACATTTAAGAAAAATGGAAGAGCGAGCAAATCTGGAAGGGAATATGTGTTTCCGCGATTGGGAAGATGGATATAAGAAATCAAACCCGCTTCGCGAGCGCAGAGAGAGATTATATTACGACTTGATGAAGAGACTGTGGTGATCACAGGGGAATAAATATTATGGCACTAACTGATGATATGATAGCGTGGTGGCAGGGATTCGATAATCTTGATTCTACCGGGAGTTATGATCTTGTTTTTAAGAACGGTGCAACCACCAGCACTGCGGGGGATAATTTCTGTGGGTCTTATTTCACCTTTCCGCAGGCTCCTGCTCAAGCGTCTTTTTTGCAGGTTGGTAACGATAATTGGGGAACAAAACAGTTGATGAGATTCAATAGTGGCATTGGCTTTACCATGTCCATGTGGGTCTATAATATTGACACGAATGGTGGCCCGACATGGCTGTTAGAGTCGCCGAACTCGAAGCCGTTCTATATTGAGGCAAACGGAAACATAATATTTAAGGAAGATTGTTATGGCTATTCCGATCGAGATACTGGATATGATTTAAGGAGCAACCTCTCTTCAGATACATGGCACCACTTAGTCATGCAAATATACCAATCCCCATTCGCTGCCCCATTTGCAAGATATTATTTAGATGGAGTGCTTGTAGCTTTTGCGCAGATGGGTGGAAATTGTAAGCCAGTGACTGGATATATCAGGTGGATAGGGAACGAACACAGCAACGGCGGGATGTATCCAGCATTCGAAAGATTGACTGATATTGCAGTATGGGATCGTACATTGACTCCCTCGGAAATTGAAACACTATCTGAGAAGTGTTTATATAACATTTTAAATCCTCAGCCAGAAATAAGCACAAGCGCTGCGGCAATAGATTTTGGATCCGTCTTCCAGGGGGAAACCAATTCTGCGACGTTGACAGTTTCGAATATTGGAGAAGGGGACCTGCACATAACTGATATACAACTCGGATTAGAAAAGCGGTTTACTAGGACTGGCGATCTTTGGGTTGCTGACACGTTAAGCCAAAATGAGAGTAAGAATATTGAAATATCTTATACGCCGGCACAATGGACAGGATCACATACTGGAAATATAACTATTTTTTCGAACGATGAAGACGAGCCAGAAAAGCAAGTTTCTCTCTCCGGAGAGTGTCTGCAGGCGCCTCAGCCAGAAATAGATGTTAACACGGGGGCACTAGACTTCGGAACTGTCACGGGTGGTGATTCTGAGACTATGACTCTCACAATAACAAACATCGGGCCCGGAGATCTCAATATAACTGATATCCAACTCACGTCTCAACATTCATTTACAAAAGTCACGCCAGGAACTGAATTTTCTATTGTCGAGAATGCAACCAAGGATATAGATATTGAATTTGAACCACAAGGAAACATAAACTTCGATCCTTATTTGACAATCTATTCTAATGACGAAGATGAACCAGAAATTCAGATAGATCTTCTTGGAAAGTGGGCTAAGCCCCCGCCACCTATTATAACAAAAGATTTTAAAAATAAAGTGCCGCTTGTATCGGCAAGGCACGTAACAAATAATTTTGCTAAAGCTTCCAATCAGAGGGCGAGAAGAGTAGCTCAAGTACCTTTCGTAATAGGAACTAGAACAAATATTGCGCGCCGTCGAGGGTCTGATTCTGATTTTGAATAATATTTTTTATTTATTGCAATATCAAAACTATTTATATTTAAAATACAATACTTTTCGTATTTGAAGGAGATTCGTAAAATGAGTTGGAAAAGAAAAGTCAGAAGAGCACAAAAAAATTTGAGATCATCTAACAAGAAAGCCCTGCTAGCAAAAAAAGAAGAAGAAGCAAAAGCAGCAAGAATTGCTCAAGAGGTTGAGAGGTTGAGGCTCCTTAAGGTCGAGGACGCTGCTAAAAGGGCCCTCGCTGCTAAGAAAGCAAGAGAAGCGCGGGCCGCAGCAGAGAAAGATGCCATCGCCGCAGCAGTGGCTGCGGGAAACAGCGACGAGACGGTTGCTCCCGCACCGAAAAGAAGCAGGATGAGGAAAAAGGTCGAAACCCCCGCTCCAGTCGATAACCCTACAGATGATGTTAAAGAAGGGTAAAGCGTGGATTTTAATAAAATAACAAGAAAATTTCTCATGGGAGAATGGAAGCAGTCCGTTTCTATTCTGTCGCGCACACGTGCTATCAAGGAAGCTCTTGAGAGTCTAAAGCCAAGAACGATTAAGGAAAGGCAGAGAATCGAACTGGCTCTTGAAAATTTAAATCACGTTCGCAGGGGATATAGAAAACTCGAAGAACAAAATAATTTCCTAACGGAAGAAAATAAAAATCTACAAGAAAGATTACAAGTTCTGGAAGAAAACAAGGAAGAATAATATGGGTGGTCTTGCTGGTCACATGAGTCATCTCTATGAGAATCCTCGACTAACTTTCAACAAGCTGAAGGAAATATTTCAGGCGGCTGCAGAGGGTGAGATCGAAGGAACAGAAAAGACAGATGGACAAAATCTCTATCTTTCGTTTTCTGTACCAGACCAAAAAATGGAATTCACAGATGGTGATGGTCCTGGGCGCGCCGCCAGAAACAAGACGAATATAAAGTCCGGAGGGCTTACTGTCAAGCAGGTCGTCGATAAGTTTGCAGATCACCCAAATCAAAAGTTGAAAAAATCTTTTTCGCAGGCACTCAGAGCTTTCGAGCGAGTAGTTCAATCTTTTCCGAGAGAAAAACAGGTTGAGATATTTGGACCAGATACAAACATATATTATAATGCAGAAATAATTAACCCAGACACTCCGAATGTGATTTCTTACGATAAGAAGCTCGTCACCATCCACCGCGGCGGCGGTGGCTATTTCGACAAAGAGACTGGATCTCCAGAAGAAATCGAAGAAAGGGATCCGGAAACTGGAGAACTGGTAAGAAAAGAAAGAGACATCTCAAAAAATGCTGATATTCTCTCTCAAGAATTGGAAAACATAATTCAAGATATGGAAAGTCAAAGTGGATTCGAAGTTGTTATGGACGCCGTACAAAAACTGAAGTCTCTCGATAATAAAGAAGCTTTGAGAGTTGCCATGGCAGATCTAGATTCAGAAATATCTTCTGAAGGTGTTTCTGATGATCAAATGATTATTGAATATGTTATGGCAAGAATTCTAACTATTTTGAGAGAAAAGGGAATAAATCTAGATACTGAAACAGAGAGTGTCGTTCTAAAAAGGTTATTGCTGAAAAATCTAACATATAGACAGGCATATGGATATGATAAAATACCATCGGAGCTTCGGCCATCAAAGATATTGAAAGATTTGCCCCCAAGAGAAAAAAATAAAGTTATCGATGTCTTAAATAATTCTCGTGAGATACTAAAGCAGGCCATTCGGCCAATTGAGCACATCGTTCACAATTTTTCAGTAGCGATGCTTGAGGGGCTAGAAAGTCTTTTTATATTAGATAATAAAAAGGGCGTAGAAAAAATAAGACAAAAGGTTCTAGCAGCGAAAAAAGAAATAGAAGAGGGAGGGGTGAAAGAAAATATTAAAACCCTCTTACAACAGATGGACAAACTCAAGAGTATTGAAAACATCTCTACTGCAGCAGAAGGATTCGTTTTTGATTATGATGGCTGGACATATAAATTTACTGGCAATTTTGCACCAATCAATCAAATACTTGGTATTGGAAAATACGACAATCGAGGCAAACTACCAACTCTAGAGGAGTCCCTGGCTAGTGAAGTCGTGGATCTCTTGTTAAAAGAAGAGAAAGACAGTCCAGAATTTATATACATTCCAGGCGGCTTTAAGCCCCCGCATAAAGGACACTGGAATCTGGTAGAAGCATCATCGGTGGAGCATCCAGGCGTTCCTATTCGCATAATTACTGGAGAAAAGGAGCGCGGTCTCGTTGATTTCGCGACTGCCAAAAATATTTGGGATATATATATAAACAGTTCGAACTTGGATGATGTTGAAGTAATTAATTTTACTGAATCTGGAGCGCGTAATCCTTGGAATTGGATAGGGGAAAATGCTCCGGGATCTTTTGGAATAGCTTATAGCAGCAAAGATCAAGCCTATGGAAGAATTGTTGATGCTATGAATGCTATACCGATTGAGGTTGAAGCATGCAAAGATGAGGATAAATCATGCGCATTGAGTGCTACCAACTTTCGAGATATGGGACTTAAAGATAGGAAAATATTTAAGAGCTTTATGCCGACACATATTAGCGATGAAGATGAAGACAGAATTTGGAATATCTTGGGAGGGTCTGAAGATGATGTCAAATTTAATATTTCAGAAGAGATCTTCTCACTCATAGAAGAGATTCTAGAAGAAAAGTATGAATCTGGCGGATGTACTCACAAAAAGACTGGAAAATCTGGATGTAAAGTAACATTCAAAACTGGAAAAAAGAAGGGAGACACTGCATGCTACAAAGATTGTGGCACTGCAAGGTTGGCCACTAGTGGTAATATAAAAGAAGAAGAATTAGAAGAAACATCCGGCTCTGGAGCGGCTGGTGGTTTTGCTCTTCCCATGGGGCAAAAACCTGATTACTTCAAGAGTGATCACCCCAAAGTCAAAGGGATTGAAGTTTATATCAGAGAAAGAAAAAACAACTAACTAATTATAATATTAACTCTGGAGAAAAGCATATATGTTTGATAGAAAAGATATCTTAGAAGAGCAACTTCTGAGGGAGAATATCCGAAAAGCTATTCGAATTATCAAGAATAGACGATTAAATGAAGAAAAATCAATTCGCACAATTGTTAGATCTTTGCTTAAAGAAACAAAGAACTTCAAATATCCGATTACCGCCCTGAACCAGTTGGCACACTTAGTGGAAGAGCAAATTTGGAACAATGATTCAAAGAGCAAATTGACTTTTAAGGATACTTATACTGATATCGCCTCCAACAAAAGAGATAGAGATGAGTATGTTAAATGGATTTTGCATTTTTCCAATATAGATTTCGATACTATCGATGCCGATCTTTCTCCTGAAGAGGTCGAATCAGATATAGAACAGACCACCACAGAGGAAGAGCCAGATATTCTCACGGTTAGCCTTGATGATCTAGAGAGAAACGGTGGTGATATCACCATGGAGCCAGAATCAGAGGAAGGTTTCTTAGGAGAAGATGCTCCCGAAGTCGAAGAAGAGGAGTCCACAGGTACCAAGAGGATGGCAGAAGATGCATATGCAAAAATAGGGCCGGCATTGCGAAGATACTATCCAAAACCAGATGCCCCAGTGGAAATTTCTGTGGAAGTTGATGGCGTTATACATCCACCAGGAGAAGTAACGGAACGTTGGATATTCAGAGTATATTACGAGAAAAATGTAAAATTAGCAGCAGATAAATACGAAGAGGAATATTTCGATAAAACCCCAGATTCGATCGAAAGCGACTTTGGTGAAGAGATCCCCTCAGAAGAAGAAGTGGAATTTGATTTAGGGCTTTAATATTTGACAGCGTGACATAAAGTTACATTTATCCCCCTTGACAAAAAACAGATATTTGGTTACAATGTAGTTACTAATACTTCAATCACTCTAATCATACTAAACATACTAATACTTCAATCACTCTAATCACTCTAATCACTCTAATCACTCTAATCATACTAATACTTCAATCATACTAAACATACTAAACATACTAATGTATAAGAATCGATGATATCTTGGAAACGAAAAAAGAACTATAATGGAAAGAATAAAGATTATAGTATCATTAATAAGCTAAGAAAAGAGCGCAAATCTAATGAAGAATTTGAAATTATGCTTAGCAATATTACGCTGGAGGAGACAATAGCGCTCCGATTAGAATTGGCTAGCCGATCGATTTCCAATCGATTATATGGTTTTCCTTTATGGTATTCCATAAGTGATATAATTAAAGACGCCGTTGTTAAATATGCATTTTCGGCGACGAGAACAAAACTTGAGGCCATGCGATTTTTGGGCCTTAAAGAAAACTCTCATCACGAATTGAATAAAAAATATAATGTTGAAGATTATTTTTCCAATAAACAAAATTTAGATATTGACGAATAGACGAAACGGTGTTATACTTACTATAGAAATAGGGTGTTATTTATGATATAGGGAGAAGAACGAATATAAGGTCAAGGTTCAATGTCTCTAACGAACCTGAAGATGAGGGGAGGATACATATATATGATTTCGTTATTACTCACAAAACTTCGAATTACAGGGAGGCTAGGAAGCTGGACATCTGAGTTAACCAGCATTTCTCCCTATATAATAAATAACATACACCTCAAAAATAGAGAGCATCAAAACATATGACCGTAGAAGAAGTAATAGATTTAGCATATTCGGAATATTCTAGCATGCTTAAGTCGGGAGATTCTCTCGAAATTATTCGTGGAACCGACGATGGCGGTAAATCACTGGACTTCATTGTTGTTGGTGATGAGAATGCCACTCTCCTGAGAAATGCGCTCCCAAACACATATAATGGATATCGAACTGTTGTAGTATATAGCTACGAGCCAGAATACGAACTAAACGACGAAGAGTTCTAATGTGAAAAGGCTCGTAATCTCAGATACTCATATCGGATCTAGATTTTGTAGAAAAAAAGAGCTTTTGGAGCTTATCCGCACAGCCGAGTATGATCAATTGATCTTAAATGGTGATATTATAGAGTTCTTGAAAGTTCCCACTTTCACTCCGCTGGCCCTGGATATAATAAAGTCTATAGATTATACTAAGGATATAATTTATGTTGTTGGCAATCACGATGTTGCATTAGCTAATTTTGTCGGTCAGGATCTCCATGGAGTAAGATTTGTCAATGAATACTGCTTCGAGGAATCCGGAAGGATATTCAGGGTAGAACATGGCGACAAATATGAGACTGGCCTAGTTCACAGAAAAAATATTATGAGATTCATTTCCCTCTTTCAGGACTTTTTGGAGAGGGCGTTTAATATAGATTTAGCTTCTTGGTTGACAAATTTAAAAATCAAAAAAAGAAAATTAAAAAAACTTTGGGATATAATGGACATCAATGATGACGTGGACGTTCTGGTCATTGGCCACTTACATATACCAGAAGTTGTTATTTGGATCGATGAAGACGAGAATATTAAAACATACGTCAACAGTGGCGATTGGGTCCAGCACGCAACTTATGTTGAAATCAATGATGGTGTTGTCCGATTAAGAAATTTTTTAAAAAAATAGAAATTAAAAATAATTAATAATAATTATTTTCGGAGTCTTTGATATGAGCGCTGTTTTTCTTGTCGTGGCTGGATTTTTTGCCACATCTTTTCTCTTTTATTTGAACCACAGGTTTGTTGGTCACGGCCCACTTGGAAGGCTTCCGCTATTAAAATATATAAGAAAGATGCATTTGATTCACCACAAGAACGACTATAACGAGAAAAGAAACGATCACCTGTTTTTGCCATTCTGGGCAAAGTTGCTATTCCTTTCAGTGTTCGGCATAATCTCTTTAATGTCAATTTCTTTTGCTGTGGGGTACATTTCTTATGTGCTTTATTATGAATGGATGCACCACAAAATACACAATCACGATAAAAGCTCAAGGTGTTATAAGCATCATTATGTCCATCACAGAAAATCTATAAAACACAATTTCTCAGGTACGATGCCCTTTATCGATAAGCTCTTTGGTACCGATCTAAAAAAAGCTTGACAAAGAAAGCCATAGGTGATATATTATTAGTATGGAAAAGAAAATTAATAGGACCTATAGCTCAGTTGGTCAGAGCACCCGGCTCATAACCGGAATGTCCCAGGTTCAAGTCCTGGTGGGTCCACCATTCAATTGGGATGTAGTACAATTGGCAGTACGTCAGACTGTTAATCTGAAAGTTGTTGGTTCGAGTCCAACCGTCCCAGTTTTTGCGCCCTTAGCTCAACTGGATAGAGCAACAGCCTTCTAAGCTGTAGGTTTCAGGTTCGAGTCCTGAAGGGCGTGCCACTTCACGATAGGAGAGAGAATGACAAAAGCATCTAGTATAATTTTTATATTCCTTGTTGCGTGTTCAACCCATTCTGATATGGATGTCAGGGATGCGAATATCTTAAAGCAAGAAAATATTGCCTACTCTAAAGTGATTAATCACTGGATAGATGGAGAATATATTGGAAATGGGAAAAATAAACAATGGATTCCTGGCCATTGGGAAAAGAGATTAGCTAATCCTATTTTCGATTCTGAGTATGTGTGGGAATCTGGAGAGTGGAGGAAAGAATGAAAAGTGATATGTATTGGTGCGCTCAAAAACCAACTGAAATTTGTGGATCTGAGTTAGCATCTGCAGATGACAACAACACAGTGGAGAAAAAGAATAATAAAATATATTTTTACACTGAAGTCTCAAGGGGAAAAAATCTAAAATTGAATTTGGCGATTAATGATATTTCTAATGAATTGCTCAACAGGGCAAATGTTTTGGGAGTAGATCCAGGCACGATTGATCTCCATATCAACTCTTATGGTGGATCCGTTCATGCCGGATTTTCCAGCGTCGACTATATCCTGAATTCAAAGGTTCCAGTAACAACAATCATCGATGGGTGTGCCGCGTCTGCAGCTACTATTATGAGTGTTTGCGGAGCACACAGGAAGATGAATAAACACGCTTATATGTTAATCCATCAGTTGTCATCTGGTATGTGGGGGAAGTATGCTGAGATGCAAGACAAGATGGAAAATTGCGACAGATTCATGGATATGATAATCGATGTCTATAAAGAACACACGAAGATTCCTAAAAAAGAGCTTAATAATATATTGAAGCACGATCTTTGGTGGGACGCGCAAACTTGTTTGAAATATGGATTGGTAGATGAGATTATTTAATTTGATAAGTGGATTCGCAAAGTCCTATGCTATTTTTGGCTTAGGGGTCCTGTTTGGATCGGTGATCGCCTCAGTCACCACCTATGCCGTCATGACAGCGTGTTACGGAATCCCAGATACAATAAAAATTTTGGAAATACAAGAGTGCTTGCAGGAGAAAATTTATGAGTGATGAGAAAACAATAATGGTCAGCGGCGGTTTTGACCCTATTCACGTTGGCCATGTGAGGATGATTCGGGAAGCTGCGAATCATGGAGATGTAATAGTCGTGGCAAATTCGGATGATTGGCTATTTCGAAAAAAAGGGTATAATTTTATGGCCTTTAAGGAGAGAAAAGAGATTCTGATGGCTATTAAAGGTGTTGTTGATGTGGTCCCGGTTCACGATGAGGACGGAACTGTTTGTAGTGCCCTAATCGAACATAAGCCAACTTATTTTGCAAACGGCGGAGATCGCAAGAAAGACAATACTCCCGAGAAAATCGTTTGCGAGGAATTGGGAATAGAGATGCTGTGGAACATCGGAGGGGAGAAAATTCAATCCTCTTCAGAATTAGTAGAGAAATCAGGTGAGAAAAAAGATATTTAGAAAGGTGGTATCAAGAACCATCAGGACGACTTACTGGGCAACCATCGCCGCAGCAGTTATTTTACATTTTGTTTACTATGGTATCTTACCGATAGAAAATAACTCAAATAACTATAGTTCATAATAGTTACTAGTATGAACTGGTTCTTATATGAAGTAACAGAAGATTTTTTAGATGAAGATGGCGAGATAACACGATCGGGCCAATCCGGCGTAGGAGAGTGTTCTATGCAGCCAGGTATTATGGAGGCACCGTATGGAACCATGTACGTTGTGTCTGGCAAAGATATTAAATCATATTTTACAAAACACAACATAAGACACATTAATGCCCACAGTGTAAAGAGGGCCATTTTGGATTATTATTTTAGAAAAGAAGAACCACTCAAGGATGAAGATGAATTCATCTTTGATTAAGGGCTCCACACAAGGAGCCAAGGAGGATAGATGTTAGAATCAATTAAATATGCACTCGGTATTTTGTGGGACGCATTTCGACAAGTGTTATCGGACCCCTTGAAGCATGCTGCCGATGCAGCTTATTGGATGCTAAGTCTCGGAGCAGCTACCTGGCTGATCTTGTTCACGGCTAACTTCGTATTGAGAATATTGGGTTTTTAAAAAAAGCCTTAAATAAAATTAAAAACCACCTCTCCTGGGGTGGTTTTCTAGTTTATTGATCTAGTTACTGGTGTCTATGACGGAAAAGATTTATATAATTGATACTAGTGCCTGTTTGACTGATTTTCGATGCATATATCACTATGGAAAGAATAACATTGTTATCCCCATGAAGGTCTTGGAAGAGATAGATAAGCATAAAAAGAGGCAAGATGCCGTCGGAACAAATGCTAGAAATATAATAAGAGAATTTGATCTCTTAAGAAGTCGAGGATCTCTACAAAATGGTGTCTCTCTTGGTGAAACTCTCGGAATCTTGAGGGTTTCTAGAATAGATGTCAAAGACATCCCACCAGATTTTAGTCAGTCAGATTCTGATCACATTATTATGACAGCCGCTATTAGCGAACAAAAGAAGAATCCCGATAAAAAGATAATTATTGTATCACGAGATATAAATATGCGGGTCATGACAGACTCGCTGGGTATTTTATCAGAGGATTATATTGAGAATCAAATCATAGGAGCGCAATCTGATTTATATACCGGATTTGATACCATCGAGGTATCTGACTCTGATATAGATGAGGTGTATTCCAATAACCTGTTCCCAGAAAACCTTAAATATATGGAGATACACAATAATCAATCAGTCATGCTAACTTCAGAAATTAATGAAAAAAAATCAGTCTTATGTCGCTATCGTAATGGAAAATTTAGAAAAGTATTTGATTTGAATAAGAAGGGGGTATGGGGAATTAAGCCAAGAAATAAGGAGCAAGTTTTCGCCCTTGATTTGTTGCTGGACTCGAAGGTCCCCCTTGTGACTCTAGTCGGACGCGCTGGAAGCGGTAAAACGCTTATGGCTATCGCAGCAGGAATAGCACAAACCATCAACGATCCATTCAAAACAAATGATGAGCCAATGTATAAAAAATTAGTAATCTCAAGGCCGATACAGCCAATGGGTAATGATATTGGATATCTTCCTGGCACCATGGAAGAGAAAATGCACCCATGGTTGATGCCAATACAAGATAACTTGCAATATATTCTTGGGAACGATAAAGCAACCCTAGAGGAGTATATGGAGAAAGGAATCATAGAGGTAGAAGCTCTTACTTATATTAGAGGCAGATCAATATCTAACGCTTATATTATAATTGACGAAGCCCAAAATCTCTCCTTGCATGAAATAAAAACAATACTGACCCGCGTCGGAGAAAATACAAAGATAGTTCTGACTGGCGATATTGATCAGATTGATAATATGTTTCTTGATGAAACTTCGAATGGCCTTGTTCATATTGTGGAGAATTTTAAAACATACGATATATCTGGCCACATAACTTTGTCAAAAGGCGAGCGGTCAGCACTTGCCACCCTCGCTTCTGAGATATTGTAGTTTTTTTCTTGACAATTTTGATATTATAGGTTATAATTACTATATTGTTATGTTTAGGAGTATGTCATGACTACGAGAGAAGAGATTGAAAGTGGGATATTAAATCAAATAGTTGTTTCAGATAGCGGGATGAGAGAATTAATAGTAGAATATATTGGAAATAAACTAAATCCAGAAAATGATGAAGTGACACTGGAAATGATAATAGGTGTCTTAGCTGAAGAATTTCCGGAGATTGTTCTCGCCATTGCAGAAGAAAACTTTCTTAGGGGATATTCTGCGGGACTTGATGATGTATCTGCCCTGGATATTCAAGAGATAAAATAAAATGTATAATCTAGATTATTTAAAAAAATCAAACCGGGAGGCGAAAGAGCAGCAAGCAGAATATGATATGGGCGGCTCCATTCAGATTTTCATAAAAGACAAAATTGAAAGCAATATTGACGTCGAAGATGTAGTGTCAAAAATAAGCACTTCAATACCACCCCACTTACTTAGGGAGATTGATGTAATCTATATAGGTATGTTTGAGGAATTCGAGAAAATGGACACAAACGCGATGTACAAAGATGGCGCTATATACGTCAGCAATGAACAGGAAGATGAGCAAGATCTGATTGATGATATATGCCACGAAATAGCTCACTCCTTAGAGTCTCCGTATGGCGATATTTTATATGCCGACGGCGCCCTGGAACATGAATTTTTATTAAAAAGAAAGAGATTATATAACATCTTAGAAGCCGAGGGAGAGAATCCATCGCTTGCTCTTTTTGAGGACCCAGATTATAATTATGAGTTAGATAAATATTTGTACGAAGAGATAGGATACGACAAACTTAATTTGATAGCAGCATCTTATGGACTGTTTACTTCAGCATATTGTGCTACCGCCTTGAGGGAATATTTTGCCAATGGTTTCGAATATTATTTTTTAGATGATAGACAATATCTAGGTGAGATCTGCCCAGTATTATATAAAAAAATAAAGGAAATTTACGAAAATGATACGCAATGAAAATGTAGAGATAGAAAATGGTAAAGTGAGAGTTACAGTAGAACTTAAAAAATATTGTAACAGGAATAACAAAAAGGTCGTTACATGTAAAACAAAAGATGTTGAATCTGCCTTGACAGAAATGGGGATTGATTTTGGGAAGTGCGTAGAGTCTTCAAATCTATCAAATAAGCACCACAACTATTGTTCTGGTACTTGGATCTTTGAGAAGAAAGAAAAACCAAAAACAACAAAAAGAAAGAGTTATTCCAAATCGAAGGAAGAAAGTTCAAAAAAATCAGAAAAAACGCTTGACAAATCCGCTGAGGATGTTATAATAGTAGAGAACGTTAAACTAGATAACCTTTTATCCGAAGAGGGGTAATGCCACATATATCATTTTCAGAACTTAAGAATTGGACATTTTGTCCATTTTATCATAAGCTGACTTATATCGATAAAATTAGAGCATTTCTGGGAAATGAGTATACTGCTTTTGGCACAGCTATTCACACTGTTTGTGAGAGCAAGCTTCTCAAAAAGAATACGGATTCTTTTGAAGAGTTCAAAGCTGAGTTTATCAAGGAAATTTCAAACCTCCCAGAAGAAGTGGAGCTTAACGAAAAGCTCATCGTAGAAATGGGAAAGCAAGCAAAGAATATCATCCCAAAAATCGAACCGGAATTTGAAAATTATTTTGGTAATTGTGAGATTGTTTCGACAGAGGAACAATTGATGGAGCCACTGGAAGATACTGGATATAATTTTAAAGGATATATCGATGCGGTAGTAAAGACTGAAGATGGGAAATACCACATCATCGATTGGAAATCTTGTTCTTGGGGCTGGGATTCCAGAAGGCGTTCCGATCCGATGGTGACATATCAACTTACTTTGTATAAAATCTTTTTCGCACAAAAGCACGGATTAGATTTGTCTGATATCGAGACTCACTTCGCACTATTGAAGAGGACTGCGAAAAAAGATCAAGTAGAGATATTCAGAGTTACTAGTGGGAACAAGAAGATGCAAAATGCTAAAAGCCTATTGGATAAGGCGATTTACAATATAGATAAAAAGAATTTCATAAAAGATAAGAGATCATGTGCTAAATGTGAATTTCACAAAACTAAGCACTGTCCCTAGAGGTGTGAATGTCAGAAACAGAAAAGAAGAAAATATTGGTCATCAGTGACCATCCGATGGCTCCATCCGGAGTAGGAACACAGACTAAATATGTTATTGAAGCCCTGATAAAGACAGGTCGATATAAATTTATCTGTCTTGGTGGCGCAATGAAGCACTCCAACTATAAGGCAATTAAAGTAGAGCCTTGGGGCTCTGACTGGATCATAGCACCAGTTAATGGCTATGGAACACAAGAGGTTGTAAGATCACTGATACACCAGGAGAAGCCAGACTTGTTGTGGTTCATGACAGACCCCAGATTTTACGGGTGGCTGTGGGATATTGAAAATGAAATAAGGTGCAATGTCCCGATGTTATACTATCATGTGTGGGATAACTATCCATATCCAACATACAATAAAAGATTTTATGAGTCGACAGATGTTATAGCTTCTATCTCGAAAGTTACTCACGATATCGTTAACAAGGTGGCCCCCGGAGTAGAGAATCACTATGTTCCCCATGCCGTTGATACGGAGTCGTTCTATCCATTTCCGGACGAGACCATCAAAGGAATAAAGAGGGAGCACTTTGGAGAGAACGATTCAAAAGTGACTTTCTTTTGGAACAACAGAAATGCCAGGAGAAAGATGAGCGGCTCTCTTATTTTTTGGTTTAATGAATTCGCGAAAGAAGTGGGTCCAGATAATGTTCGCCTGATAATGCATACCGACCCAAAAGACCAGCATGGTCAAAATCTGGAAAAGATAATAAAGTCCTTGAATGCTGACGATGGCCGCATAATGTTGTCTACCAAGAAAGTATCTTCGAGGGATTTAGGAGCATTTTATAATATTGCTGATTGTACGGTCAATATTGCAGACGCCGAAGGTTTTGGGTTGGCTACGCTAGAATCTCTGTCGTGTGGGACACCAATTATTGTTAGTATGACTGGCGGACTCCAAGAGCAAGTAACTGACGGAGAAGAGTGGTTCGGAGTAGGCATTGAGCCAGCCTCAAAAGCCGTAATAGGGTCTCAGGAGGTTCCATTTATTTATGAGGATCGGGTCTCGAAAGAGGATTTTATCACCGCATTAAAGAAGATATATAATATGACGAAAGAGGAGAGGAAGCTCTTGGGAATGAAGGGTCGCAACCATGTAACTAAGAACTATAATTTTTCCGAGTTCAATAAAAGATGGGTCGATTTGGTTGACTCTGTTATCGAAAAGCGTGGATCTTGGAGTACGAGAAAGGGGTACCAACCTTGGGAGTTGAGAGAAATAAAATGAAACAAAAGATAGTCTTAAGGGGTCCGGTCTTATCTCAATCCGGATACGGTGAACAAGCTCGATTCGCCCTCAGATCACTCAGATCAAGGGAGGATATTTTTGATATTTATGTTATTCCAATTGCTTGGGGAAAAACTGGCTGGGTTAGTCTTGATAATGAGGAACGCCGCTGGCTCGACTCAGCCATAGCCAAGACGAATGTGTTTTTATCAAACAAGGGTACTTTTGATTTATCTCTGCAGGTCACTATACCTAATGAGTGGGAGAAGATAGCGCCTATCAACATCGGGTACACTGCAGGAATTGAGACAACCAAAGTGGCCCCAATTTGGCTCCAAAAAGCAAACGAAATGGATAAAATCATAGTTGTATCAAATCACGCAAAAGATGTATTTGAGAAAACAATTTACCAAGGAACAGATAAGAATACTGGCGCCCAAATAACATTGCGATGTTTTACTCCCATTGATGTGGTTAACTACCCAGTTCGTATTTTTGAGAAAGAAAAATTGAGACTCAAGTTGGATCATGATTTTAACTATCTCGCAGTCTCTCAGTGGGGCCCTAGAAAAAATTTAGACAACTTGATTAACTGGTTTATTGAAGAGAATTTCGATCAAGAAGTTGGGCTAGTTTTAAAGATTTCTACTAAAAATAATTCTTTGATGGATAGGAATAATACAGAGAATAGGCTTAAGCATCTTCTGGAAAAGCATAAAGATAGGAAATGCAAGGTTTATCTCCTCCATGGAGACTTGTCAGACGGCCAGATGACCTCTCTGTATCAAAATTCTAAAATCAAGTGCCTGATCTCAACCACTCATGGCGAGGGTTATGGCCTGCCATTGTTCGAAGCAGCTTACAACGGAATTCCAGTCGTGGTCTCAGCGTGGTCCGGACATACTGATTTCTTATATATTCCAGATCCCAAAAGAGAGGGAAAAAAGAAGCCAATGTTCGCATCCGTGAACTATGAGTTAAAAGAGGTTCAAAAGTACGCAGTCTGGGAAGGCGTTATCCAGCCAGATTCACAGTGGTGTTATCCAGAAGAGGGCAGCTTTAAGAGGCGATTGAGAGAGGTTCGAACTCAGTATTCTCGCTTTAAGAGGAATGCGACTAAGCTGAAGAAGCATCTTATTGAGAATTTTACAGAAGAGAAGCAATATGGTGAATTTGTTAGTGCGATTCCTGGCATTGATTCGAGTCCATTTGACGCAAAATCCTGGTTTGATGAGTTGAATAGTGATATTAAAGAGGTAGAATGAGCTTTGTATTTGTAGCAGACTTTTTTGCAGATGAAATATTGGGAGGAGGGGAACTAAACAATGAGGAATTGATCTCTCTTCTCTCTGTAGAATCATCAGTCATTAGGGTAAAAAGTACTGCAGCTACTTTGGACTTTTTGCGAGAACACAAAGAAAAACACTTTATCATATCTAATTTTATCGGCCTTAAGGAAGAGTGCAAATCTTATTTATCAGAAGTGAAATACGTGATTTATGAACACGATCACAAATATATAAGATCAAGAAATCCTGCGATGTATGAAGACTATTTAGCTCCGAAATCAGAAATCGTAAATTATGAATTTTATAAGAATGCCCAAGCAGTATTTTGTCAATCAGCTTTTCACGCTGAAATAGTTAGAAAAAATCTAGATTTAGAAAACATAGTAAACTTGGGTGGAAATCTGTGGTCTGAAGAGTCCCTAGAGAGGATGCTGGAATACTCCAAGAAGAAAAAATTGAAAAAGTGTTCCATCATGGCATCGAACATAGAGCATAAAAATACTCGGGAAGCAGTTCAATATTGCGAATATAAGAGGATTCCTTATGAACTAATTCACAGTTCTCCATATTACGAGTTCTTGGACAAACTGAGCAATAATCTTAAATTGGTGTTTTTCCCAAAGACTCCGGAAACACTATCGAGAATAGTCGTAGAAGCCAGAATGATGGACATGGGAGTGACCACAAACTCCAGAGTCGGAGCATCGAGTGAGGACTGGTTTGAGAAAAAGGGTGAAGAACTGATCAGTATTATGAGGTTGAAGCGACAAGAAATCTTAGAAAAAGTATTGGCGGCATTTGAAAATGAGTAACCATTTTAAAATTATTATTCCACTATATAACGTGGAAGAATGGATAAAAATCTGCTTGAGATCTGTAAAAGCTCAGACCTATCAGGATTACCAATGTATCATAGTTGATGATATTTCTACAGATGGTAGTGCTGATGTTATAAAGAAAGAAATTGCGTCAGACGACCGCTTTCTGCTCGTTGAAAATAAAGAAAAGAAGTATGCCCTAAGAAATATTTACGAAGCCATAGAGCTATCAAATCCGGCCAAAGAAGACATAATTGTTACCTTAGATGGCGATGATTGGCTGGCTAGCCGCGATGTGCTATCAACATTGAATGATGTTTACTCTAAGAACGATTGTTGGATTACTTATGGTAGCTATGCAGAATATCCTTCTGGAAGAAGAGGCAAATTTTCAAAACAAATCCCACAGCATATCATAAATGAATCTTCTTATCGGAGAAATCCGTGGAGCGCCTCTCATTTGAGGACTTTCAAATATAAGCTTTGGAGTAAAATAGAAAGAGAAGATCTTTTAGATTCTGATGGAAATTTTTATGAAATGGCTTGGGATCTGTCTTTTATGTTTCCTATGTTAGAGATGGCCGGCCCCAGAAGTCTCTATGTGCAAGATATTCTTTACAGTTATAATCTATCGAACCCGCTAAACGACCACAAAAAAGATCACTCCAAGCAGCTTAGACTCGAATCAGAGATAAGAAGAAAAAAGCCATACGACCCATGGAATGGGGTAGTATGATAACGGCATATCTTCAGGGTGGGCTTGGAAATCAAATGTTTCAGATTTCTGCGGCAGTAGCACTAGCTCTAAAAAATGACGACCAGGCTGTATTTGATGTGAGTAAGCATCACTTGCCACTGCAGGGCAGACGTTGTGAAAATTATGCAGATAATATTTTTAGAAATATTAAATTTGCAAATATACAAAATATAGAAAACATATATAATGAGCCATCCTTGAGTTATTCAAAGATTCCCTACAAGAATAATCTGCAAATACGAGGATACTTTCAGAGTGAGAAGTATTTTGTCAATCACGAGAAAGAAATAAGAAATCTGTTTGCCTCATCTTTGGAAATTGAAAAATATATTGACTCAAAATATGGGCACGACTTATCAAAAAGCAATATTACTTCAATTCATATTCGAAGAGGAGACTATTTAAAATTTAGCGACACTCACCCGCCTTGTACAAAGGAGTATTATGCTGCTTGTTTTAGAGAGTTACCTTCCGATACTACTTATCTTGTTTTTAGTGATGATCCCGTTTGGTGTGAAGGGAATTTTAAGTCTGATAGATTTAAAGTTATAAGCGGAGAAGAGGATTATATTGATCTTTATTTGATGTCTAAGTGTCAAAACAACATCATTGCTAACAGCAGTTTTAGTTGGTGGGCAGCATGGCTCAATAACAATGAGAGCAAGAGGGTTTTCGCACCAAAAAGATGGTTCGGATCTTCCGGCCCAACTGATACGAGCGATATTATTCCAGGCGCCTGGGAGCTAAGATGATTTCTCATAAGTATCGATTTATGTGTCCGAGAATAGGAAAAAACGCATCCTCTACGTTGGTTGAGTATTTTAGAAAGTTTGATAATAATTTGATAGATGAGGGCCACGAATCAGTCTTAGGTCGCGGTTTTGAATCATTCGTGAACAGCCGATATATGGCGGAAAGAGATCACAATAAGTATTATAAATTTGCATTCGCAAGAAATCCCTATGATCGCCTAGTCTCAGCATATTACGAGTTCAAAAAACCAGAACAATTTCATGACATCAAGAGTTTGGTGAAAAAAGATGAAGAAATCTCTTTGGATGATGTTTTGGAAGGTTTTTCTAGTTTTGTCGCGATGACCAAAAAATATCCACACATTCACTGGAAAAGCCAGAGAGATATGATTCATGACTCGCAGGGAAACATCCTTGTCCACTACATTGGGAAGGTTGAGAACATAAAGTTAGACCTTTTCAATATTTGTAATGTCGTGGGTATAAAAAATAAAGACTATTTCATACCAAATGCCAGGAAATCATTGGACAAGAAGCATTATGTCGAATATTATGATGACAAGCTGCACAAAGAAGTAGAAAAGATATACAAAAATGACTTAGATTTTTTTGGATACAGGTTTAGAATTTTGGAGAAGAATTGAAGATAAGCTTTGCATGCAATTGGGGCGAAAACTCAGCAGGGTTGCTAGAAAAATATAGAAAACAGACACCAAATGATTCGGGAGTTTGGGGTGAAATATCTGCCACTGAAAACCATTCGGAATCTGATTTTGTTGTTTTTTTAGGTAACGGCCCGCGCGGCCTTGGGCACTCCCTTGGTAAAACAATTCACTTCCGTAGAGAGCCAGATTTTATAGAGAGGCATTTTCCTATTTCCGATGCCTACAAAGCTTTCGATTATGATAGGTGCGGCTACCATGTTTCAACTTGGTTTATAGAGAAATCATTTGATGAACTTTCTGAGATGGAATATCCAACAAAAACAAGAAAAATAAGCGCGATATCCTCATCAAAGTGGTCTCATAGAAATCATTTTTTACACTCCACCAGCGCCTTGTTTGGTCGTGGGGAGATTGATTTCTATGGTCGAGGCCTCGCCGCTGTCGTAGGTCCAGAAAACTATAAGGGCCTGTTGAACTATAATAAAAATTGCAAGTTTAACGGGCTCGTTGATTATGAATATTCTGTAGCCATAGAGAACTCATCGCAGAGAAATTACTTTACAGAAAAAATAATCGATTGCTTCTTGTCCTGGACAATTCCGCTTTATTGGGGGTGTCCAAATATTTCAGAATACTTCCCAGAGGGGTCTTATTATCTAATAAATGAGCCAAGGGATGTTCTGGAGGCCATTGAGAGGCCAATAGAAAAGGGAAACATTGAAGCCCTCAAAGAAGCTCGCAACTTGGTACTCAATGAATACAATATATGGCCAACAATTGGAAACATTTTATCAGGAGAATACTAAATGATAGCTATTTTATCTTTTCCAAGATCTGGAAACCACTTTACGAGATACATAATTGAGTTTTTGACTGGGCGCCCAACTATTGGTTGCATGAAAAGTATGTCAACCGATCCAGCAAAAGATTCTCCCATATGTTGCAGAATCGGTCCAAAATTACTAAAACATGTCAAGTTGAATGACCCGATCGCTAGCAAATATCATTTTGTTTCCGGCTCACCCATTCCTGATTCTTTTGTGCCCATTGAAAGCACAGAAAAGCTTATTTTAATTTTGCGTCATCCGATAGAGACATGGTTATCACACAGATACGATAAATCTGGAGAAATATTTTCACCATCTACATTTTCAGAGGGTATGGAAGAGATAGCCACAAAAGACAGTGATAGGTTTTTAGATAATTTAAAGTTTTATGACAAATATGAAAAGCAGAAAATTTGCATTTTTTACGAGGATCTAATATCTTCAAGTCCGCAAGGAACTATTAAGAAAATAGCTGAATTTTTAGATATAGAGGGAGACATTGTTGAACATTTTATAAATAATATTGAAAAATTTAGATTCGATAGCCTCAAATCAACCCACAGAAAACCAATATCAGCATTTTCAAATAACTCATCCAATTTCTACTCAGACAGACTTATGCAAGTCGACGAAGGGAAATATAGAGGCCTAAAGAGGATTTTCGAAAAAACTTTAGAACACCACTTGATCGAGGACAGATATGGACAATAGGGAAAATCTTATAAATATCCCCCCCAGTTGGCATTATTATAGATGTATTTTCGTTCCGATACCAAAAACAGGAACCACAAGCATAAGTCGGTTCATCGCAAAGCCCCACAACCATCCACATCCGGATATTTTAGAAATAAAAGAAAATATGATACCAGAAAGATTTGAATCATATTTTAAATTTTCATTTGTGAGAAATCCATGGTCTCGCGCTGTTTCTATTTTTAAATCTAGGCCATATACGGAGAGGGCATGGTGGGGGCATAAAAGTGGGAATTTTGAAGAATTTGTGGACTCATATGATATGGCTTCTAAATATTGCAGATTTCCTTCTGAAAAAAAGAATCAATTAGATTGGCTGTGTGACGAGAATGGTGACTTGCTGGTTGACTATGTGGGTAGGTTCGAGGACTTTGAAAGTGACGCCCTTGCGATATTCAAAAAGCTTGGGTTCACAAAGGAAAACCTCATAGTTCCACACGAAAACAAGCTGCACGGAAACAAAGATCACTATACATCCCTGTACACCGAGAAGACTATAGAGAAAATATATGAAAATTTTAAAAAAGACATTGAGTATTTTGGATACAAATTTGGAGATTAGGGCGCATGATAATATCACACAAGCATAAATATATCTTTTGGAAGCCTGGCAAGGTTGGGGGATCGAGTGTATTACAGATGTTGGGGGAATTTTGTGGCCCACAAGATGTCGTCGGCCAACCCGGAGACCTTGAGGGCCATCAGGCCCGTGGAAAGAATCGCATAGGTGGAAATCACGTACTCCCAGGCCTCATCCGAAGAAACGTAACCAAAAAGCAGTGGGACTCTTATTATAAATTTACAATTGTTCGGAATCCGTGGGATGAGATAGTTTCTAGATTCTGGCATGATATACAGAAAGGTAGAATAGAAAATATCGATCTAAATAGGTTTAGTGAGGTACGGGAGCGTTTTGAGGGTTTTTTACCAAATCAATATAATATAAATTTACAATATTATATTAGTGAATCTAAGCTCCTGGCGGATCATTATATGAGATTTGAAAATTTATCCGAAGAATATAGATTGATTTGTGATAAAATAAATATACCATACAAAACAATGATAAGAATGAAGTCTCACTACAGAAAAGACAAAAGGCCATATCCTGAATATTATTCAGAATCAGGAAAGGAGATGGTCTATGACAGATTTAGGGAGACGATTGACATATTTGGATACGAATTCTAGGGAAAAAAGCAGATGAAATTACATATTGGGTGCGGAAGTCGATACATACCAGGATGGACAAATTTAGATATAAATCAAAATGTAAAGGTTGATATATCTGACGATGCTCGTATTTTAAATAAGGTACCAAATTTGTCCTGCGATGTAAATGGCGCAGAAAGAGAATTCATATCTGGGGCGATTGAGGCTCTCAAAAAAACAAAATATCTTTATATTGAGTTTTGCAAGACGGATAATGGTGAGTTGTTTGAAGGTGCAGTATCTAGAGAGGAAATTTTAGAATTATTGCCATTTTTTGAAGAAATGTCGGTATATTCATTTTTGGGAAATTATGGAAACACTTTACTTAGGAATAGGACATTATGATTGATTTGAGAGAGTATGCAGAAAAAATTTGGAGCCAAAAAGGAGAAGATGGCATTATAAATAAGATATTTGAAGTCCTCAAGATAGAGCACGGACATGCTGTAGAACTGGGCGCGTGGGATGGCATAAAATATAGCAATGTCTATAATTTAATTCGACAAGGCTGGTCGGCAACCTTGATTGAGGGTGATCCAGAGAAATATAAGATTCTTTGTGAAAATATGAAACAATATTTGTCCGTAACTCCTGTTTTGAGGATGGTCAATCTAAAGCAGGAGAGTAATCTGGGCAATATATTGAACTCCTTTGGTGTCCCGGATGATTTCGGCATCCTGTCTCTAGATCTCGATGGTTGTGATTACTGGATATGGAGAGATTTGCAACTCAATCCGAAACTAGTAGTTGTTGAATACAACTCCAATTGGGAAGAGAGCGTTACTGTACCATATAGAGATGAGCATATTTGGGATGGTACGCAATATTACGGCGCGAGCGCCACTGCATTTTTTGAGTTGGCTAAGTCCAGGGGCTATGATTTGGTTGGCCACACTCCATACGCTAATCTGTTCTTTCTGAAGAGTGACTTAAATAACGAAAGGTTCAAGACGTTAGATTTAGAAACTGGATTTCATATATCCAAAAATCATCACAATCCGATGAGTAGAGAACAGATTGATAGCTTGATATATAATCCGCCAATTTAGAACAAGAGGTGAAGAGTGAAAATTCTAATAACTGGGGGCTCCGGAATGGTTGGCTCTGCATTTAAAGATCTCCAAACAAGGCACGATCTAATTTTAGTTGGATCGAGAGAATATGATCTAACTTCATGGAAAGATTCTTTCTACATGGTGGAGAAAAATAAACCAGATGCTATAATACATCTCGCAGCTAAAGTTGGCGGCATAAAAGCAAATATGGAAAATCAGGGAGATTTTTATACAATTAACTCTCTGATTAATACAAATGTTTTAAAAGCCGCAAAAGATTTGGGAGTAGAAAAAGTAGTATCTCTTTTGAGCACCTGCATTTATCCAGACAAAGTAGAGTACCCCCTGACGGAAGACCAGATTCATAATGGGCCCCCCCATTCATCAAACTACGCATATGCTCATGCCAAAAGAATGTTGGATATTCAATCGAGAGCATACAGGGATCAATATGGGTGCAATTTCATAACCGCAGTTCCAAATAATCTTTTTGGAGAAAATGATAATTTTGATCTAGAAAATTCCCATGTAATACCAGCAATAATAAGAAAAATACATGAAGCTAATTTGAGGAAAGAAGACATTGTATTATGGGGAGATGGAACTCCACTTCGTGAGTTTACATATTCTAGGGACTTAGCAGAAATTTTGTTATTTTTAACTGAACATTACAATCACCCTTCTCCGATTAATGTTGGGAACACTCACGAAATATCAATAAAAGAAGTTGCTGAAACAATCTGTGAAATTTTAAATTTTAGTGGCCGAATCGTTTGGGACCCTACGAAGCCAAAAGGACAGCTCAGAAAGCCCTCGGACAACTCAAGGCTTATTAAACTCGGTTGGCGCCAGGAAAATTATACAGATTTTAAAAAAGCCTTGACAGAAACTTGTAAATGGGTTATAATGAATTATCCGAATATAAGAGGAGTAACATGAATAGTCGATATGAAGAGCAGCACCACATAAATCACCCAATATCGTCAGCAACAAAGTGTTTTGTCAACCACAGTGAAAAATATCTCTACATAAATGTTCCAAAAAATGCTTCCACTTCTTTGCGTTCTACTATTTTATTTGAAGAATTTGCGCCATATAAATCATTTGAGGCTAGTGAATATATAAAATTTATCGTATTTCGGAATCCTTTTGATAGGGTGGTATCCTCTTTCATGGAGTTAAAAAAACTCCGTCCAGATGGCCCCCGCAATATCACCCTAAACTCTGAATGGTATTTAGAAAAAAATTTACAGAAAAGTTTTGAGAAGTTTTTATATTTTATAGAGGATAATTTTTATGATGGTCATGTATTTCCACAAGTCACTTTTTTGGATCATAAGGGCATTTCATTGAGTGATGTTGATGAGATACTGTTATTTGATACTCTTGAGGCCGATTGTGAGAATCTGATCAAAAAATATTCACAAATAGTAAGCAAGTCAAAAAAATTGCAGCATCGAAGAAAATCTAGCCCCGCTCAGGTTGCGATATTGAGAAAGATGATCAATTCAAATACCGACATACACGAACACATTAAGCGTATTTATATAAAAGATTGTGAAATTTATGACAAATTAAATAAAACGAGGATCACCACATGAAGACAGCATTGATAACCGGAGTAACTGGCCAAGATGGATCATATCTGGCAGAATTATTATTGAAAAAGGGATATAAAGTAATTGGCGTAAAAAGAAGAACATCACTTATTACAACAGATAGGGTGGATCATCTTTTTGATCACGAGAACTTCGAGTTGGTTTATGGAAACCTTATAGATGGTGGAAATATCCATAGACTACTGTTGGAGTATAAGCCGGCTGAAATCTATAATTTGGGCGCACAATCTCACGTCCGAGTCTCCTTCGAAACACCAGAAGAAACATCAGAAATTGTTGCCATGGGGACATTGAGATTGTTGGAAGCCATTAGAAATGTCTGCCCAGAAGCTAAATTTTATCAGGCGTCTTCATCTGAAATGTTTGGAGATAATCCCCAAAATCCACAAAGTGAAAAAACGAGATTAATGCCCGCATCACCTTATGCATGCGCGAAAGTTTTTGCACACAATATAGTTAGAAATTACCGAGAAAGCTATGGGCTCCATGCTTCATCTGGGATCTTGTTTAATCACGAATCTCCTCGTCGTGGAGAAACTTTTGTAACAAGGAAAATAACATTGGCCGCAGCAAGAATCAAGCTCGGATTGCAGGACAAGTTATATCTTGGTAATCTAGATGCAAAAAGAGACTGGGGATATGCAGGAGACTATGTGGAAGCGATGTGGCTAATGCTTCAGCAGGAAGATCCTGATGATTATGTCATAGCCACTGGAAAAAGTTATAGTGTTAAGCAGTTTTTAGAAACGGTATTTAAATATGCTGGTTTGGATGTCGAGAAGTATGTTAAAATAGATGAAAGATTGTTTAGGCCGCATGAAGTCCCACTATTGCTTGGCGATGCCTCGAAGGCAGAAAAGTTGCTTGGGTGGAAAAATAAAACTAGCATGCGTGACTTAGCTATAATGATGTATGAGTCTGATTTGGAAAGTCTAAGAAACAATGAGTAAGATTTTAGTTACGGGACATCGAGGATATATTGGCTCTCACGTCTATGCAGAATTGTCGGATATGGGACACGATGTTTCTGGAATCGATTTGAAAGAGGGAGACGATATAATACACCGCCTTCCAGATGGGGAATTTGATTATGTTTTTCATCTCGCTGCTCTCCCAAGAGTCGAATATTCAGTTGAGAATCCATACTACACTGCAAAACAAAACGTTTTGGTTACCTCGAAGATATTAGAATGGTCCAAAAATCATGGCGTGAAAGCAGTTATTTTTTCATCATCATCAGCAGTCTATGGAGAGGGCCTCGGCCCAAAATCTCCGTATGGATTGCACAAATTAATGTCAGAAATGGAGTGTGATCTATATTCTGAACTATATGGGCTGAAGTGTGTGTGTCTTCGATATTTCAATGCTTATTCGGAAGATCAGGAATATGGAGGATCTTACTCTACTGTGGTCGCTGCTTGGATGCAAATGATAAGGGATGGAAAATCGCTTAGGATTGACGGCGATGGAGAGCAAAGTCGCGACTTCATTCATGTATCAGACATAGTTAGTGCTAATATATGGTGTATGGAAAACATAGAAAAAATAGATAAACTGTGGTACGACGTCGGATACGGCGAGACGTGCAGCCTAAACGATATAAAAGAGATAGTAGATAGGTTCAACGACGTAGTGTGGACAAAGGCACCAGAAAGAAGTGGAGACGTGAGGCACACAAAGATCGGCAATCAAAGGCTTCAGACGACTGGTTGGTCTCCCAAAATCTCAATCGATGAAGGGTTGAGTAGATGTTTTAAAAATTTAAAATAATTTACTTTTTTCCTTGACAATCGACAAAATGGGTGTTATAATATACATAACATTTATAGGAGGAGTGTGATTATGAAATTGTCCAATCAAGCGCTAGGCGCAATTATGATGGCTTTGCAAAAGTCCCTAATGGAGCAGTCGGATATTGTCCCGGTACTTCAAGGTTTTGTTCTCAATGAGGCTGAAGATGGCCTCGTAGTTGAGAACCCGCCAATCTTGGAATTTGAAAATCAAGAAGAAACAGATGCCGAGGTATGATTATTATTGCGAGGAGTGTGATGAATATTTTGAAATCATCCATTCAATGACTGAGAGCCTGGAGAATTGCGAGGAGTGTGATTCACAGGCTTTTAGCCGTGTTCCATCAGCACCCACTTACATTCAAAAGAAAAAAAAATCAAAAATTGAAAAAAAAGCTGGGTCATTAGTGGAAGAATATATAAGAAAGAACAAAGAGTCGATCAATGAAGAGAAGAGTCGATTGAAAAGTCAGGAATATAAAGATGAGTAGTGTCGTAATCGCATTATCTTTGGTTATTTGTTTATCTGTTTCTATACTGATGAATGTATTTCTAATATGGTATATGTGGCGCGCCTTGCAGCAAATAAATTATTATGACTTAGAGTTGAGAGAGATTGTTGGTGTCATACAGAATTTCACAAACCATTTGGAAGTGGTATATGAGATGGAAATGTTTTATGGCGACGAGACCTTGAGACATCTGCTACAGCACGCCAGAGATCTGACCGAAGCGTTTAGTCAATATGACTCGCACCCACAGGAAGAACCAGAAGAGGAATTTTATGACGACAAAGCAGAATAAGCCCAAAAAGAAGAGGAGGAGAATCAGAAGAAGCAAGAATCCTCGAAATTATTTCACTCAAGTTCATGAAGATGCAATCATAGAATTTAATAACACAGATAATTTCAAAAGAAGAGAGGAGCTATATACAAAATTAATAGGCCCAGCACTCAGCGAAATGGTGGATAAAATTGTTTTAACTTATAGGTTCACCTCTCTTCCGAACATAGATTCCCTAAGAGATGAGTGCAAAATCTGGCTCGTCACAATATTGGGAAAGTTTAATCCCGAAAAGGGTTCAAAGGCTTTTTCTTACTTTTCGGTTGTCACGAAGAACTGGTTTATCCAAAAAGTCAAGAAAAACAAGAAGAAGTTCAAAAGAGAAATGGATTTTGAGGATCTATCAAAAGAACTTCACTTGAAGTATGTCTCTGTTGAAAATGATTATGACGAGACCAGAGAAAAAGATGAATTCTGGTCCCACCTTGTCAATGAAATAGATAATTGGGATGTCGATAAACTAAAAGAAAATGAGAAAAAAGTTCTTAAAGCTGTGAAAATTTTAGTTAGTAACTGCGAAGATATAGAAATTTTTAATAAAAAAGCTATTTATCTATACATGAGAGAAATCACTGGACTGAGTACTAAACAGGTCGTCAATAGTCTTACCAAAATGAGAAAAAAATATGATATTTTCAAAGTCAAGTGGGATCGAGGAGATGTATAGTTTTGAATGATAAATTAGAAAAATATATATTAGAGGCAGTAAAAAACATAAGAAACGATAGAGATATTACCAAAAGGCTCCTCGATGACGTGATAGTATATTTAAGTAAAGACGAACAACGTCATCGAGAAGTTGGAATTACTGCTGCCAAATATGTCGAAACACTACAGAGATCAAACGAACAACTGGTTAAGATTTCGACACTTTTGCAAAAGAAAGAGACAAAAGATATTGGATTATCCGATATCGACAAGAAAGACATCTTCGACATTATCCAGTCCGGAGGGATAGATGAATAATGACATCAAAAAGTATAAACAACAACACATCACTTGTCACTCCGGGCGCCCTTAATCGCAAGAATAGTAGGAGAAAAAAGCCATTTCGAGCCGAGTCTCATGGCAAAGGAATCTGGCAAGTAAAGGAGTCAATAAACTCTTTTCTTGAATTTCTAACGAGCGGAGAGGAATTATCAGAACTTGTGGGACAAGTGGTGTCACCACCAGTAGTCATCCAAGGCGCCGCCCTGATAAATAATTATGTGAGTAATCCGTCATCTGAAGAGTCGGTCAAACAGTACTTAAAGGTTTATGTTAGAATACCACTGGAGCACATGGCCAGCCCCATTACAAATTCTCTCCTAGCCGCCGGCGCGAATGCGGTGAGTCAAGCATTTTTTCCGAATTTGAAGTTTTCTGATGAGGTCCTCTCATTATTCTATCCCTACTTTTTAATGCCGCTTGATGACAATATGTCAGAACAACTTCCAAAAGTTGGTGACCAGGTGAGGGTTTCTTATGATGATGCCCTTAAGACATACGGCCGCCTATTGGGGATAGAGAGTCGGTACGATGGGGTTACTGCTCCTTCTGATCCGAACAATCCAAACGCGGCACACAATTCGGCAACGAGCGCCTTTAGCGACTTGTCAAGGCCAATTAGTAGTATTTTCAAGGCAGACCAGGGCCCCATCGCAAAGCTCTCAGACAATCCTGCAGATATTTCAAATTTGTGCCCAGGCCCAGATATCACTTCGTCAAATGGTGATCTGCTTGAGACGGTGATAATCGATAATCGCCTAGTGAATATAGAGATAGCGCCACACTTGGTCTCTCTTTTGAGGGACGCTAAGGCCGCTGGCTCTCCAACTCGCCTCAATAGCGGGTTTCGAATCCCATTTGAAAAAGATAAACTCACCAAAGAGGAATTTAATGCCCTAACTCAAGGAACTCAGTGTGTCAACTGGGACGGCAATCCTTTACCACCGAGAACCAGAGATGATAAAACACAAGAAAAGCTAAGAGTGGACAACTGCAGTCCTCCCCCTCTGCAGCCGGGAGTATACTGCAATCCAGCAACCGCCCTTCCGGGCTCTTCTGGCCACCAACGCGGTACCGCAGCAGACATGAGCACTGGAATGGGAACCATAAAGTACTCAGCACCAAATAAGATTACGAAACAATATCGATGGCTATCCCTGAACGCCTGGAAATACGGTTTTATAAGAACAGTTAGTTCCGAACGGTGGCATTGGGAATTTAAGCCCGGCCTCGGACAATTTTCGATCGTATCTAGGGATAATCCACTTTGGGACTCTCAATTTAGCGGCCGAGCAGTGTATGACGAGGAAGAAGAATTCGTACAACAAGAACTGACAGCGAATTCGCTCTCCTCTTAAGGAAAATCGCGTGAAAAAACTAAGACAAATAGAAAATCTCTCAGAACTACAGAAAGAAAAGACCGATATAAGCAATCCCTCGATAGGGATGAATAATAGTCACATTCCAGATTCTCATCCAAAGTTGGACCGCGCACCCAATTCTACAGTGATCAAGAATGACTATAGTGCCATGACGATATATGGTAAAGATCGCCCATCTAACGTGGGTTCTGGTTATGGCGGCGCCGGATGCACAGCATGCGCCTCGATCGATACAATAGTTGGCCTCCAGTCAATGGCGCCCAACGGCCCAACGAACGATTCAATTGCAAATCCGAGCATGATGATGGATTCTGCTAGAATGTTGATATCTCAAATGTCAGATATAGACTATAATCTTGGAATTGTAGCTGGTAAGATAGGCGACTCAATCGGCGAATCCGCCGCCCTCCTGAAAGCAGACGCGACCCGAATCGTCGCCAGATCCGGAGGGATAAAACTTGTTACTGGAACCGATCCCAAGAATTCTCTTGGAGCAAACCTGTATTCAACCCCCGGTATCGAACTTAATGCTGGAAATGACGATAAACGAAGAAAAGTAATAGGCTTGCAAAAGGAGGTGGAAAGTCTGCAGCCGATCCCAAAGGGGGACAATCTGGTGCTATTCCTTGAGGGTCTGGTGGATAGGGTCGATAAGTTATCATCAATATTAGATGATTTTATGAAAACGCAAAGCAGCTACAACAAATTGCTTTCGGCTCATGTTCACATTACTACGATCCCTGGCGTTCCGACAACTCCATCCATCGAGCTTCTAGTTGGCACCCCGCTTGTTGGCATAGTTAACACAGCTTTTGTAAAAATACCAAACCTAATGAATAGATTTAATCTGAGCACAACAAAGATTAATTATTTAAAAAATATCGGCCCAATCAACATCAATAGTCGATACAACAGGACAACATAATGCCCATTTCCGACAAAAACAAGAAAACTCAGAAGAAAAAGAATCCAAACGCTGCCATTCCAGACTGGACAAAAATGTGTGATAAGGCGGCATTTTTTAATGAGAGGGATAACGAATATTCTGTTGTTATTTTCGCTGATGAAGAAGCCGAAGATGAGATATTATCATCTGCATTGTTTGAGCTTTATGATCAAGAGGGACTGACGAAAAAGATTACAGCCTCTGACGTTAAAAAATATATATCAAACAAAGATATTGAAATAAAAGACATCTTTGTCCCAACGAAAAACAATCAAAGCAAGAAAATATTGTGCTCGATTCCATTTAAAAAATATCAAAAAATAAGCGAACAACTGGGAAAAAAAGATAAAACAGTTCCAGAATCAGATCGCGCTTTTCAAGAAGAAGAAGAGAATAGTGGATATTTTGTGGAAATTTCAAGACAAGATTATGATAAATATTTCAATGGTCTGGAGAACATATTAACGAAAGTTGGCAAGGATTATGAGTTTGCATATCGCGCTGGAAAATATAATGTTCCAAACCTGAGATTTTTGAGCGAAATAAAAAAACTTAAGATTTTTAAAAAACAATTGGGGGATTTTCTAAAGGATAATGATGTCTCCATGAAAGATAAATCCCTAGACAAAATTGGGCTTCTATACAAGTCAGACCCAAAAGAGACGTACAGTAATCTTGGTTCAATATGGTTCAAAAATAAGACACAACCATGGGAAAAGACAGAAAAAGGATTCAAGGCATTCTCAACAAAGAGTCCAGCAAATGATAAAACAACACTAGCTTTCGTTCTAAACATGCCAAATATCAATAGGAAATACTCTTCAGAGAATTCTCCACCCTTTAGTCAGTTTATCGAGGATTATGTATATCCATCTAGAAACCCCAAGGACACATCCTCGCCAACGCTGAGTTCGAATAATAATGCCGGATATCAGCAAACAACGCCTGGAAACGAAGTAAAGGGCTATCTGACGAACTTTGGGCAATCATTCAATGAAAGTATCTCACCCGAGTTTGATACTGGTTATACGTGGGAACAGAAGAAGAAATTAGACAAGACCCTGAATGATCCGGCAGTCCTCCGTAGAAGAACTCAAGATTCCCTCAATCGTGTCATCAAGACAGTCGACCCAATAGTTGACAAGATTCAGGACGCGCTTGAGATGGCCGAAGATTTAGATGATTTATATACAAATATTCTCAACCCACTCGGCACAGAAGGCCTAGCAGCACTATTATCCGAGGGCATTTTAAAGAAAATAAAGTCACTACCACTAGACAAAGTGATGAAGCAGACAGTATCGTCGATCCTGGCAGTCATACCAGATGAACAATTATACGAAATATACTCAAGCACTATCGGTGGCGACTTTTTGAGTGACATTGCGAAGCAGATTGAGGAAATCTTCGTGGATATTGCATGGCCAGAATTACATCCGGATCTGCCAATTCCAAATATTGATGATCTGGAAATCCCAAGCTTGGTTCGCAATGGGATATTTGATCCCCTCTCCCTCCCTGCAGATGTTTGTTTGGGAATCCCAGGCCTGCAAAAAAATAAAGATTTTGAAAGAATAAAAAAGACTTTTGTACACATAGTCGAAAGAGACCTAGTTCCCCCGGGGGACTTCGTAGATTTAATAGAAAAGACCGGTACAGCCGCCGATAAAGATGTCATCAAAAAGATATTTAAATTTAACTTAAACTTGAATCCAAATTCATCCATCTCCAGGTCATCTCGTGCATCTTCCGGCCCATCTACGGATTCTTCCCGAGGCCGCGCCTCCTCCAGAAGGGGTGGTACTCGCAGCAAAAACAACACAGACTCTATAGATACAAAATCTCATTATATAAAGAATAGAACCCGAAAAAAAGCAAAGTTAAACGATGTGACGCTCCCGTACATACCGGAAATACCTTCTCTAAGTTTGGGTGATTTTGGCAAAATAGCCATAAATATAGCAGAATCGAAGCTAGAAAAAATCAGCATGAAGATAATAAAGGTTTTGCTGAAAAAGGTATTATCGGCAATTTTTGGAGGCGCCAATGGAGCCAGCCCGGATGATATTGTTGGCGCAAAGCACGATAAAGTAAAAAATATTTTAAAGAGAGATTTAACTCGACCAGGAGCATCTGACAAAGAGGTGAATGAGTCTATTAACAAACTATTGGGATCTTTTTCTATTTGGGACCCGACGAAGAAGAAACCAACCGATAAAGATGTCGGAGATTTTATCGATTCTATTTCTATGTCGCTGAGCAATCAGCAGATTATAGACCTTTTTAGTGGCACAGCGAACAATGAGGCCCTATGTCAGGTAAGGCAATCCATAAACAGTCTACCAAATAGCAATATAGCGGACTCTTTGTCGTCCGACGGAGACATAGATAATATGTTCTCCAGTCTCGGAACGCTCATTGATAGAAACGCACTTCAGGCTCAAGAAGACATAGATTCGGTGCTAAATTCTCCAAGAATAACCACCGATTTGTGCAGTCTCCCCTCTCAGATTGAGGTTGCCAACCGACTCAAAGCCGCCGCCCTAGCGAACAAGGGCCTTTCTCCAGATGAGATAAATAATCAACTGCAGAAAGCGGAGGATCTTGCACTAGAGGACCTCGGGGACCTGGTGAAAGCCCTCGCCAGCCCTGAAAACTTATTGGCAAATTTGGGAGACATCCCGATAAAACAGACCCCTGAAGGTCCCGTCGTTTCTCCAATATCAAGCGATCCACGAAATCCAGATGATGGTCTATATCCCATGGAAGATGAATCTACATCCAAAGCCATATCAGATACATACGAAAATTTATATAATTCTATGAATACTATTGCGATTTCTGATATGACGGTTGGGAACCCAAGCAACATCACTAGTCGAGGATTTTTAGATATGGTGTTGGCATCAAAGAAGGGGCGCCCATTTTCGAAGATAGCTGATGATTTGATGGTTGATGAGGAGTTTACATTGTTCGGGAAACCTTCCCTTCCGGATACAATTTCCAATTTAGGAGGAGAAGACGGGACGTTGGTTTCTAGTTCCTTTGACATTTTTCGCTCTTCGCCATATAGGATTAGTAGCTTGTATAGTGGCGAAAATAATTATGATTTGACTCTGCAGTATGAGCTTGGAGAAAATTTGTTTTTCAATGGAAGTGATTACAAAGAAGAGAAAGAGGTGGTCGTTAGGTATGAAAAAGACAGCCAAGTTGATGACTTTGTAGGTGATTTCTCCTCCACGAAGCGCTCACCTTCGGACATTTTTGGCGATTGGGTGTCTGAGATATGGAGTGATCATCTGGGTGAGGATCTGGACGCCTCCGTAAAAGCAAACGTATTATCCTCCATAAAAACATATTCCGAAGACTCTCTATATAAGAGTGTTGTTGGATCGATGATTAGAAAGATAACAAAAAGAATGAGAGACAACGAGCGAGCCTGGTCTCCCGGAAATCCGGCAGACGACGTAGGTAAGCCAGAGAGGATCTTTTTAGACGAAGATGCTTACGGAGAAGAATCCTTCTATATCGACTTCGCCCCGACTTCAGGATTTAAAAATTGGGTACAAATTTATACAGAAGTCGCGCAAATGGAGATTCTTGGTGACAAGCCCCCATTGATAGACTTTAGAGATTTAGCATCTAAGAGTCAAGAATATTTTGATAATATGCCTGATGATCCGAGAATCTCTCTGCCAAATATTCCGAAAATTAAAGAATCGCCATTTTGTAGAATAAACACTCGCCTAAATAACGCCGGATTAGCCGGACTGATGAAATCAACTATCAGAGTATATTTATACGAAGCCCTTCTAAAAGGGACGCCAGCATTTCAAATTTACGCGATGGATAATGATAACTATCGCGATGTATTTGTCTCCTATATTGTCGACAAGGTGCTGGAAGGGGTCCTGGATGAGAGTAGGAAATCCACAAAACTTATTCCAGGAACTCTAGGAAAGAAGGGGTATTATTACTTATTTCTGGAACAAGTTGTTCAAAGTTATTCAAACTTAACCAATCTTGGCCTAGAGGAGCTAGATGTTGACACGGAGAAATCTCTAGAATCCATAAAGAAGAGTTTAAAATTCTGGGATCCATCGGGAAATCGCAACAATAAATTCAAAGAATTTCTTGATGAAAGATTGCCAGATATAAAAACAATAATATCGAAAATGGTGAAAGAAGAGATGGAAGTCGTCTTCACCAAAACTGAAAATATTTATGATCCAAAAGTCAAAAACATTGTTTCAGATATGGTCATAAAAGAGGATTGGATTTTTGGATCGGTAGATACTGGGGTGCCTATTTTCGTACCATCTTCTACTACCGATGACTATCTTGGCGATTTGGATTTTATTTTCGAGACAGATGAGAAGAAAAATGAAGAAAAAAGTAAATATTTTTATCCATTTGTTCTGGAAAAATATGTAAAATTGGTCAACAAGGAGACCGGAACAACAACAATAGAGAGTCCGTCAACCATCAATCCCCTAGAGATAGACAAGTTTGATACCTTTGCAGGCACTCGCATTTCGATGGTGATGTCGGCTGACTTCTCTTCGATTTTTGAAATATCTGAAATCGCACCACTCAATACTATACTCTCTTCAAAATTTGATAAGATAAAATCATTTATCATTGAGGGGAAAAAGCAAACATACTACGTCTTTCCTATGGTATTTGAGGAGCAAGCCGCTACCCTGGACGACCTCGCTAATCAGGATTTATATGAGGAATTGGCAAAGAAGATGCGAAACAATAGCGAGTTTAAGACTTTGTTCGAAAAATGCTTTCCAATCTCTGATATCTTGACTTACTTGACTATTTATGTAATAGAAAACTTCATCGAATCTTTAACCCCCAGAGACACTATCTTTCCATCTGCTTTTGGCCTTTGGAACGGAGAGGTCCTGGAGATGAGCAAGAAATATCTTAAATCAACGTCGCAACAGTTTTATTATGGAAGAACTTCTGAGTTTATTGAACAAATATCTGCCGAAGTGAAGCCTGACAAGAAGATTGGATCTGGAATTACTGGGGGAATTATGAAATCAGCACTCAACGAACTTGGTCTTACGAGAAAAGAAAAAAGAAATTTAAGACAAAAGCCAGATGATTTAGAATAAGGAAATATAAAAAATGCCAGGAATATCGCCAAAATTGCCACTCACTATTGATAAGATAGACGGACCCTACAAACTAACGAAAACGGTAGAGGAGGCGATGGTTCAGAATTTGAAGATGATAATATTGACAAATCCTGGTGAAAGAATGATGGATCCCTTCTTCGGCGTAGGGATTCGAAAGTTCTTGTTCGAACAGGGGACATCGGTTGTATATGGGGATTTAAGTTCGAGAATCTATGAACAGGTGGCGAAATACTTACCACAAATAAATATAAAAAACATAATATTCAATGAGTCGCCGCTTCTGGCATCCGATGAGATGGTCGATAATAACATTTTATCAGTGTCTATTGAGTTCTCCATCAAGCCCGCTGCAAAAGTTAAAACATTAGTCGTTCCAATAACGTAGGAGAAACTAATTAATATAGGAAAAAAATAAATGGCAAAAAAGAAAACACCAATAAATTATACTAGTAGAGATTTTGAGTCGATAAAGAGAGACTTGGTTAATCATGCCAAAAGAAGTTACCCTTCTGTATATAGGGACTTTAATGAGGCTAGTTTCGGATCTTTGATGCTTGATACTGTTGCCTATATTGGCGATATAATGTCATTTTATTTGGATTATCAAGCCAACGAATCCTTTATGGATTCTGCAGTTGAATTCAAGAATGTAACCAGACACGCCAGGCAATACGGATACAAAGATAACGGATATCCATCATCAACCGGAATAGTGGAATTGTATTTGACGGTCCCCGCAAATTCTACCGGTCTCGGACCAGACTTGCGATACGCTCCAATCCTAAAGAGGGATGCTGAGTTTTCTTCTAATGGGGGCGCACCCTATCTTTTGATAGAGGACGTTAATTTTGAGAATCCAAATAACGAAATTATTGTAGCTAAAGTAAATAATTCGACAGGTTTGCCTACTTCCTATGCAATAAGGGCAAAAGGACGAGTGATATCTGGAAAAATAGTGGCAGAAAACTTTCAGCTAGGTTCATATCAGAGATTTAGGAGAGTATTTTTGTCTATGCCAAGAGTAGCAGAAGTTTTGGCCGTTTTCGATGCCGATGGAAATGAGTATTATGAAGTAGAACACCTCTCTCAGGATGTAATCTATAAAGACGTGACAAACAGAAAATCAGATAATGACACTGTTCCTTCTTTGATTCGCCCTTTTTCGGTGCCAAGAAGATTCACCCTCGAAAGAGACGGCATAAGTAGCTTTTTACAGTTTGGGTATGGATCGCAAGATGAAGCATCTTCAGAAACAGATATTGCTGAACCGTCCAACGTAGTTTTGCAGCTAAATGGAAGAGGGTATATATCAGATTTTAATTTCGATCCCTCCAAACTCTTGGAGACTGATAAGTTTGGAGTCGCTCCGGTGAACACCTCTCTAAATGTAAAATATAGGATCAACAAGGTTGATAATGTGAACTCTCCTGTTGGAACTTTAGTGAATGTTGGAAGTACAAACTTTTCCTATAGAAATGTCCGCCAACTAAACACAGGCCTTATTCAACAAGTGAATAAGTCTCTGGAAGTATATAATCCGACACCTATCGTCGGTGACGTCTCCAATCCAACATCGGAAGAATTAAAGATACGCACCTTGAATGTTTTTGCAACACAAAACCGCGCCGTCACAAAAACTGATTACGAATCTATGGTTTATGCAATGCCAGCAAAGTTCGGAGCAATCAAGAGATGCAAGATAACAAGAGACCCAGATTCATTTAAGAGGAATCTAAATTTATATATTCTGGCAGAAGACTCAAATGGGAACTTGACTATGGCGAACTCCACACTAAAGGATAATCTCAAAGTGTGGCTAAATAATATTAAAATGATAAATGATACTATTGACATCATCGATGGAAAAATAGTAAATCTAGCTATTGATTTCAAGGTTATCGCAGACCCAGATAAGAACAAATATGATGTTTTGACCGCCTGTGTCAACGCTCTTAAGAAGAAATTTAATCAGCCGCTCTTATTGGGAGAGTCATTTTACATCACAGATATTTATAATATCCTAAATGATGTAGTCGGGGTTGTTGACACACAGGGTGCCAAGGTTACTATCAAAAATGGGGCACTGTATTCGGATACTCGCTTTAATCTAAACGATCAGAAGTCCGCAGACGGAAGATATATAAAAGCCCCAGACAATGTTTCTTTTGAAATCAAGTTTGCTGATAAAGATATTAAAGGGACTATTAAATAATGAGTATTAAAAGATATGTTGCGAACGCAGACAATACGATTACTAGCGCATTTAAATCAAATTTGAGGAATCGCGGCACTGATGCAAACATGGGCGCCTCCGATGTCCTAGAAACTTTCTCCATTTATGGGCAGGCCTCATCGGACTCAACGGAATTAACCAGGATTTTGATAAATTTTCCAGTAAACAAAATCTCAGCAGATCGATCGGCAGGAATAATTCCCGAAGTTGGAAATGTAAACTTTTATCTGAAAATGCACAACGCCGAACACAGTCAAACGACCCCCAGGGACTTGATTTTGAATGTTCAGGCAGTCTCTAGATCCTGGCAGGAAGGAACTGGCCTGGATATGGATGAGTACAAAGATGTTGTAGAGCCCGGAGATATTGGATCCACATGGATGAGTGCTTCCAGCACAGAAGCCTGGACCAGGACTGGGGGAGATTATCATATTACGCCCGCATATCAACAAACATTCGATAATGGAACAGAAGATCTCAGCATTGATATCACATCTGTTGTCGAAGAGTGGCTCGACGGCACAAAAGGCAGGTATGGCCTGGGTGTACACATCACTTCCAGCCAGGAGGCATACTACTCTGGATCCGCTGGGTCAGATTCTACTGACGGGGAATTAAATAATTTAGTAGGATCCAGAACAAGTTATTATACAAAGAAATTTTTTGGCAGAGGATCCGAGTTCTTTTTCAAGAGGCCGACAATTGAGGCTCGTTGGGACAGTTCGATCAAAGACGACAGAGGGAATTTCTTCGCCAGTAGTTCATTATTGCCAGCAGGCGAAAATATAAGATCTCTATTCCTCTATAACGAGTTCAATGGCAGGCTTTTTGATTTGCCAGGACTCCCTACAGATACAGCGAGCGTGCGGCTATATACGACCGTGGGTGGCACTGAACAAATCGGCGCCGATATATCGGCCCCAAAGATATCAAGAGGGATATACGAAGCCTCCTTTGCAGTAGACACTACTGCTAGTGTTTTGTATGATAGATGGTTCAACCCCACATTCACCGAGTGTTATCACACGGGAGCAGTGAAGATAAAGCAGCACAAGGCACACAACTATAACCCATATCCAGCATATGTTACAAATATCACGAATTTAAGACCAATATACTACACACACGAAGCGCCAAGATTCAGGCTTTATGTGAGAGAAAAAGAATGGTGCCCAACTATTTATACAATAGCAAACAAGGCTAATGACACTCTCACCATTCAGAGCGCTTCCTATCAGATTCACAGGAATATAGATGATCTCATAATCATCCCTTTCGGGACTGGAAGTGAAAAGAGCACAGGAATGTCCTTTGATGTGAGTGGGAATTATTTTGACTTAAGCATGGACCTTTTTGAACCTGGATATTCATATGCAATAAAGGTTGCTTATTATAGCGACACAGTACAGAGTCACATTGAACAACCTTATGAGTGGAAATTTAGAGTAGAAAATCTGGAAACACAATGACAATAAGAGATCTTTTCGATAGCGCAAATTCTTATAAAATCTTATCTAATGAAAATCTTGAAAATCTCGGAGCGAATGTTGAATCTTCGGGAAACATGCAACAAAGATTGGAAGAAAAAGATAGATTCGTTCCAATAGTAAATTTTAGATATCCTGAAAACTTTGCTAGATACGGGAAAGCAGAAAAATATTATAAAGATTCTCTTAGTAGGATTTATAATGATTATCCATATGATGGATCACTAAAAGAGCGAGCCCAGTTTAGAAATGAATCTTCCTATCTGGACCTCTATCTTTTAGATAACAAGTATCCGAGATCGACAGGTTATTCGATCTTTTCTCCAAATGGCTGGGGAACACAAGTAGACTCCGCTTCTTTCGGCGGCGATCCGACAAACATCATCGCCAAACCGAGCACTTTAGAATATATTCAGGTAATCGGCGGGCCCCACGAATCACCATCTGAATTCATAAGTAGTTCTCTGAGAAGCCAGTTTGAACATGCGAATAAGTATGATTCTTCAACCCACCGCGAATCAAATTTAAAATGTGATTTTGACGAAGGCGTTTCAATTGAATTTTGGATGAAAAAATCCACCTTGATGACCGGAAGTACCTCTTTCGAGGTCCCAGCTATGCTATCAAACGAAGATAGTGGATCAGTTCAGATATTGTTGTCGACCAGAGACGCTGCCGACCCCACACAAACCAGATTTACAACCGTATTCACATCTGGCTCAATCGTCGGCTTCGATGATACCGCTCCGCTAACAAACACAGAGATCCTAGACGATAAATGGCATCATTATGCATTCACTTTTCAGAATTCTGCAAGCGTCGTTGAAATAAAAACTTACTACGATGGGGCCTTGGTCCAACAAGCACCTGCGTCTTATCCGCTAGGCGTCCCATCGACTATTAGTGAGATTACCGGCGCCCTAAAATTAAACGTCGGAGCCTCCAGGAAGGCTTTATATAACTTGGCGCCCGGCGTAAATGTAGACTGGCCAGAAGATGGCTGGGGAAAACTCTCTGGGTCACTCGATGAATTCCGCTACTGGAAAACAGCAAGGACATCGGAAGAAATAGGAAAATATTGGTTCACACAGTATGGTGGAGGAACAAACAGGGATGATGCTAATGTGGACTTGGGCGTCTATTTGAAGTGGAACGAGGGGATAACCGGAATCAACTCTATCGACTCGACGGCGCTTGACTATTCTGGGAGGATATCCAACGGAAGTTGGACAGGATACACTCCAGAGGCCCGATCCACTGGCTCTGCCATGGACGAATACCTGAAAAAAGAGAGTGAATTTAGAGATCCAATAATATATTCGTTTCACCCAAGGGTAGTAAGTCTTGAAAATTCACTAATAGAGTCAGGCTCAGCATATGATTTAGAGAATAACGCTTCAATATATAATTCGATTCCATCGTGGATTACAGAAGATGACGAAATAGGATCCGAGGACGTATTAAATCTCACACAGATATTAGCAAGCTATTTCGATACTCTGCAGTTGCAAATGGAAGCACTCCCTGCCCTAAAAGATAAAACATATAATGATCCAAATATAATAAAGCCAAAAACATTTAGCAGCCGCCTATTAGAATCTCAGGGTTTCATAGCGCCAGAGATCTTTGCCGATGTTGATGCATTGGCCCAAATAATGAACCGCGATGACGACAGGAAATATGAACTAGATCTGACAGATATTAAAAATACGATATATCAGAATGTTTACAATAACTTGATCAACATATATAAATCGAAGGGAACTGAAAAGGGTTTTAGAAATATTGTTCGATGCTTCGGCGTTGATGACGAGCTAATACGATTAAATATTTATGGAAATAATGTAAGCTATGACTTAAAAGATAACTATAGAACGACCACTCTGAAAAAGAGATATGCAGATTTTAATCACACTGATAGATTTTCAGCCACTGTCTATCAACAAACAGCTAGCGGAAATCCAAATACAGTTTCATTTATTAGTGCCTCTTCTGATAGTGAATATGTTCCCTTTACGTTAGAGGCTGAAGTGATCTTTCCCAAGAAGTTGGGAAAGGATAATCCTCTCTATTTTGATACCCCATTTTTATCTTCTTCTCTTTTTGGATTCCACGGCGGCATCGATGATATAAATTTTGCATGGCCCCCACTAGCAGACGATAGAAACTTACAGGTATACGCTGTTCGAGAAGAGTTGGAGTCTAAAAATGTATTCTTCCAACTTAGAAATAGAGATGCATCAATCAATTTAACGACTGACATATTTGAGGATGTATATGATAATCAAAAATGGAATTTCGCCCTAAGATACAGATTTCCAGTCACGGGGGTAGATTTGGTCAGCGGCTCCGATACTGCAACACCAATCGTGGAGCTTTATGGGGTAAATTCTGATGCTGGTATAGTAAGTAACGAATTCCTCCTGACAGCCTCAGTCGCTAGTTCTTTCGGGACTTCCCCAAAGAGGATATACCTGGGAGGACATAGGCTCAATTTTACTGGGTCGATTATCGATCATGCTGACACAAAAATATCATCTTTGAGGTACTGGACGAGTTATCTAGATAATGATGTTATCAAAGTTCACGCACGAGATCCTTCAAACTATGGCACCAAGTCCCCATACGAGAGTACATATTTATATATTACATCGCTGACCGGAGTCGCAGTCCCCCAGGCAGAAACACTAGCTTTGAACTGGGATTTCTCAACAGTAACTTCATCGGATGGCGGAATATCTGGAGTCCCAACCATATCAGATGCTGGATACACGGTGCAGGATTTCTCTTCTGGGTCTCTGAATCTGATCGATCGATACAAGTGGCTTGGAAATATAGTAAAAAGACAACATACTGGTCGAGGAGATTTCCTCCTCCCAGATGACAAAAAGGTTGTAGATGTAAAATATGTATACAGCGGAAAACAAGTCGCCCCAGAAGTTATTCAGTCTTCTGATGCGATCAGTGTTCTTGGCGAATCTGACATATATTTTAATAGAGATACTCGCCCCGTAAACTTCTTTTACGCACTTGAGAAAAGCATGTATCAGACAATCTCTGATGAGATGTTGAATATTTTCTCTACAATCGTTGATTTTAATAACCTAATTGGAGATCCAGTTAACAGATATCGACAAAAATACAAATCCATGGAAAAATTGAGACAACTCTTTTTTGAAAGAGTTCAAAATACTCCGGATTTAGATAAATATGTCGAATTCTATAAGTGGATAGATGCCTCTCTAAACATAATGCTTCAGCAGCTTGTGCCAATGTCTGCAGATGTCTCGAAAGAGATCAGAACTATGATAGAGAGCCACATTCTTGAGAGAAATAAATATTGGACAAAATTCCCAACTCTAGAGATGGTGCCGACCGACCCGGAATCAGGGGCCAAGGGAATAAATGAGCTATTATATGATTGGAAAAGAGGCCACCACCCAGTAAACAATCAGCAAGATACGAATTGTCCATGGTGGAAGCAGAGAGCAGATAGGGTTGGCGATACGATCGCCTCTCCGGTCATATCTTCTGGCGACCCAAAGGTTGACGCCGGAAGGCAAAAGATACTTGACGTATCAGTGAGTGCCCTTAACCGATCTTATTCGACCCCCTATAGACTGGGAACCGCCCAATCCAAAGTGCTGAAAGGGGGCTCAAATGTCCCAGGCGCGAAAAAGCAGAATTTTTTAAGAACTACTTTAAATTTTGGCACCACTAACGGCCTCCTCCTACTTGATGGCCCAAAATATGTTATTGACTGCGTAGAGGATGATGTATATCAACTAAACTATCGCTCATTTGTGAAAAAGATCCCATTTACTGATGATTATACTACAAATAACTTTAATTTCTTGGCACCCGGCACTCTCGTCGGATTCCCAGATAAAGGATCAGTACCAACGGCAGATTATCACCAGGATTCGTATGGTCCAGATATAGAGGTGCCCGCTCAGAGCCCCTTTACGGAGGCCCACGTTGGAGGTTTGCAATTCCGACACGCTCCAGCAAATGACGGGCTTGATGATGCAAATAGTAGGCCCGAAGGGTGGAAGGTGGACTTTAGCCCCAGTGGCGTAATTCTTACACATCCAGATGTTGACAAGCCTCGTGCAATGTATTATCGCGACGAGACAGCGAAAAGACCGCTAAATATCAGAAATATCAAGGGCTCATATGGAAATTACACGAAAGATCACCAAGTTGTTCAATCTGCTGGTAGGTATATCAACAATCATGCATGGGTCCAAGCTGGAGGGTGGGATTTAAATCCTGCTGGCGCGCCGTCAATTTATGTAGCTGGTCTGATAGATATCCCAAGGATACAAAGAGGAAGACACGAATCTACTATAGTGTCGAGATTTTCAGCTCCAGGTGGTCCAGAGACCATGGGAGACTCAAATGGTGGCCCCGGATTAGATAGATATTCGGCAGAACTTTCATTCAATAACGACCTAAACGCCAGAAACTACACAGTTAGGAGCATAGAAAACAAGCTTTTGACATCTCACGTCAATCAATTCGGATATTTTTCGAATACTGGAGATATTGTTGATGGACCCTCATCTTCGGTTAATCCACTAGACTATTCTGGGACTGGATCAATATATCAAGTCAATAGGAATATAAGAAGAAGACTAGAATTAAGCGGAACTGCTGTAATAACTGGATCACTTTATGACAATTATTGGGTAAATCACCCAATCCCGCAAAGTGATTTGCAATATGCGTGGATAAATAGCTCATACGAGTCGGTAGATCCATCTGGGCTTGGATACTGGCACGAAGCCATGTTTGAATTTACAACAAGAGAAAAGGTTGTTCTATCTGAGTCATTTACATCAAGCTTGGATCCGACAAAATGGACATCACAATCAGTCACGATGAGACAGAGTGATGATTCAGATAACTGGATAGCACGAATGGGGACAAACTTGGGAGTTGGATCAGATCCGAGATTGTTGACAACTGCAAAAGATTATAATCTTCCTTTTAGGGTCGACTATTCCTATGCAAGGGGAGGCTTTCAGAACCCTACAAGTCGGATGTACCTGGAGTTTGATGGAAATTCTCTGTTGTATGGTTCTGCAGCCGCAGTTAGTGCGTCTGATGGGAGAAATTCTATTTCATTTTGGCTCAAGTTTCAGGGCCCCATCGGATCCGATAGGAGAATTATGTGTACTGGAAATTCTCAAGATAAAAGACTATACCTTGATCTTGTCACTCCCACTAACTACAGCCTACGGTACATCCGCCGATTCACTGGCACCGATAAGTCATTCCGCGTTACTTTGACTGATCTTTATGATTCCGACTATTTTTTAGAAAATTTTGTACATATATGTTTGGTGGATGATGAGAATGATCCTGTATTTGAGCCAGTGCTTTATGTCGATGGAATGAATGCCACAACTTTTAGTTCACCATCTTTCTTCAGCGCCACAGGAACACCAGAAATCATTCTTCCATCTGAACGGTTTCATATTGGTGAAAATTTCTTGGGAACTTCCACCGAGGCCTTTTCCGGCTCCATGGACTCAATAAGTTGGTTCAACAAGTTATTAACAGAAGCACAGGCGCAAGAGTTATACAACAACGGAACACCAGGCGCTGTCCAAAATGTCTCTTTTTGGCCAACTAGCATAACGGCGTCAAATCAAGTTCATTATTGGCAATTGGGTGATGCAAATAATGACGAAATTCTCCTTGGCGCGCCCCCGGTATCACCGAGCGTTTATGATGTGGGAGAAATCCCAGGCGCTCATGACGAAGACTTGTATGCCTGGGGTGCGGGAGATATGCAATTCCTGGAATATCCTGGCTACAATATGGCGTCACCTCAAGTGACTAACGATGAAACAATGTCTTTTGAAGTCAGCTTGGATTCAGGCGCCACCTGGGTAACGGCAAGTGTTCTTGCTGATCTCGGTGATCTCGCCGGAAATAATGTCGGATTTCTCACAAAAAATCGAACTTTCCTACAAAATACCCCTGGCCAAACGGCTAGAATAAGATTTAGACAAGATAATTTTTCAAACCCCAAGAGAGACCACTGGGCACTTAATGAAGTTACAATATCAGAAATAACATATGTAGACCCAGTAACTTTCTCGCCTTACGGTGATTTTGTTTCTAGATTGTGGACCGGTGGCCCAAATATTAGATTCGGCGCAAACTTAGAGGAAATCGCAGACACCCCGCTTTTCGAGGTGTATGTCCCAACTGTATATAATGGCTTAAACTACAATGTTTATGAGCCAATCGATACTGAAAACTCTCAAATCGGATATCCACTTTCAACCGATATAGGCGATTATCTGAATGAAGCCCTTGTACCAGGTTTTAGAAATAAGGTTGGAGACGTTCCCGCGCAACGCCTTGGAAGATCCAGCATGCTAAACGCCATTCTTCTAAAAAGAAACGGCCCATATCAATATCCCAACTGGAAGCAAATTAGGACGGGCGAGCATGCTCTAGCAAGATACTACAGAAACAACAACATTATCACTGTCACAAGAGAGCCCGGCCGAAGCTTGACACTAGATGGACAAGCTTATATAGAGCCATTTGGAGATACATTTTCCTTCAAGGAGCCAGCAGTTAATTCGAAATATGCTCCTGTTGAGTTCAGTCTCGGCATGAGAATGGAAACAATACCAGAAAATGGTGATCCATATTATATTGTGCGCCCAGTGACAATCAAGACAAGCTATGGAAACAACTTGGGTTATTTTGATAGCCCCAAACTAAATAGGCTGGCAAAATTTGATGACGAAAATGATGGTCTTGAAGAGCAGCCATACGATGTTATTAAAGATATGTATTTAAATGGCGCACTGAATAAGTTAGAAAGCCCAGTATACAGTCTGGTTAGCTTGAAATACGCAGAAAAAGTATATCCAGCAGTAAAAAACCTATATTCAAAACAAGTCCGCGAACGAATTGATTTTTCTAATACTTTCTGGCGCCAATCAAGAGTTGATAGAAACACGCTTGGTTCTGAAAAGTTCGGAGGAACAAACTCTCAAGGATTTGTTCGCGCCCAAAGCGCCTGGGCCCTAGATGGCCGCACTGATTTTACAAGAAACGCCAATGTTGCTAGAAACTATGATAGCCCCACCTCGACAAACGGAGAGTTGCAAAACGAATATACGATGGTGTGGAGAGAGAATCACATCGTCGCCCCAGCTTTTGCTGAGGATCTCTTCCCGACAGTCATATACAGTAGGAGACAGGATCCAAATACTTTGTATTCAGTGGTGTCTCCAAATGGAATGGAGTTCATAAACACGAATTCAACAAGCTCTACATATGTCGCACAGATAGAATTCCAATCAGATTTCTCCAACTATCCAGGAACAGCATCCCATGGTTATATTAACTCTGCAGTCGGCGATGCAAAATGGCAATCCGGAGAACTGGCTGGGAAAATTATCGATGGAAGTTTCGCATCTGCATCTACTACACCATATTACGATGACTATGACAGATTCAATGAAGAACTGAGATTGAAAAACAAGGATTACTCAATAGTTCCAGAGTTCAGAATCAGCGAACACATGGATTTTTATTTCGATGAGCATGGTGGTGATTTTCTAACAAACAACAAGAATATGCTTTCTATCTTTGGGTCACCGTCAGCAAGTTCTGGTCAGGAGGGTTTTTACAAAACTTACTCTCACGGCGATTTCATGAAGTTCTTTGAAGTCATCGATTCTGACCACAAAGAAATAAGTGATTTAGAGAAGACATTGACACTAAAGTGTAGTGCTTTGAAGAAGTTTGTACCTTATGATGGATTTTATCCAGCAGAAAGATGCCTAGAGATAGCTAATAAATTTTCTAGTTCATATTCGCAGTATGTGACCTCAAGTGGGAACTTTGAGTTCAAGGATACTCAAATTAGAATGAGACCTCTCATGGCACCATTTATGGCCCCTGGGATACTATTTAACACTATCAAGTCGGGTATCGCCGTAGATTATCCAGTATACACTGGCTCATATATTGCGGCGCGATATATACTGAAAAACTCAACCCCCGGAATACACGGTGGTGACACCTATTTAGAAGAAGATTTTGTTTCTGGCAGCGGAGGAACATTCGAGAGAGGCGTGGACACAGCAGTGTGGGATTTTGATACTTCCAATGACGGGCCAGATGTCAGAGAAAATGTCGCACAAACAAACTGGATTTTCAGATTCAGGGGGACGCACTCGCCAGACAAGAGGTATTTAATAACTCAAGATGAATTTGAGACTCCATTCAGAGTGACTTTTAAATATTGCAGGGGAGACTTTGAAAATGGTCTAACTCCGGGCTATGATCTAGAGCGCCCGGAAGTTAACGATGATTTCATGTTTGGTTATAGCGTTGATGGTGGCACAACATGGCTGACCCAATCTGTTTTTACCTCTGGATCTACCAAATCTGGAGATGACTTAGTTGCCCTCGGAGGTTCCGGATTCTTAGAGCATACGGCATCTTTCCCAGCAGGCTCCGGGTCTGTCAAATTGATGTGGAAGCAGATAGATTGGACTGGTGGAAATGCTGATAACTGGGCCATCGACGATGTGTCGATTGATGCCTATTTCCACCCAACTCCTTACTATGGACTCGGCCCAAAAAGCATAGATAAAGTTGGGTGGGATTACAGAGTTCCATTCGAGGCCGTATTATATCCGGAAATGACAAATGGATTAGATTTCGTAGATATGGAAGTGAATCCACAAATTGCCCTGTCAAGCTCTCTTACGTTCGGAGTCATCATCGATCCAAGCATGCGGACAAGATTGGTTGCCCCATCTACTGATAATTTGTATAAACTCATGATCAATAATTTCTTAGCAGAAACGGTTGAGTTTTTTCTGAAAAATGGTCGCCTTTCATCATTTAGATCAAACGCGAGTGATACTGGATTCGAATTCAAGTCAGGATCCTACGGAATGAGGGTAAAGATCCGAAGAAGTATGAACAAAGAGAGAAAACACCCGACAGATTTCACACTTCCAGTTGATTGGTATGCCGATGAAGGGCTGCATGAAACCGTAACGATGTACAGTAAGCCATCTTCTTATGGACCTCCTATGATGGGGTCGAATATTATTTATGATTCTGGAAGCTATGGTACCTCAAGGGATCGTCAACAAAACTCAGATAGTTTATTTGGAAGAAATCCCTCATTTACACCACCGTATTACGACGGAGAGTCATGGATTGACATAGTATATTCATCGGCTGTCGACAGGGTGTTGACTCTGGAAGAATTTTTTATGTCAGCTAGCGTCAATACTCAAAGAATACCAAACAATGAGGCCGCGTGGCCCAATATTCCAGGGGCGATCGGGGCTGTTGTCGCCGATGAATTTCCAATGCACAGAAAGAATGCAGATGATTACGCTATGCAATTAAATTCGTCGATCAATCTATTTGGAAAGGCCTTCGACCGCTCAGTCACTTCGGATATCGAATCGTCAGCTAGGTGGACTATTGAACCTAAGATGGAGGTCCCGGTGTTGAATTTCGGAGATAAAACAAGGCGCCCCCTAACGTTTGAAAATATAGCCCTTCCGACTGGTGGAGACCCGCTAGACAACTCCGATCGTTTGGACGGATTTCTTGGAAAAACTGCCACACCGATTGGCATGTGGCATCAGTTTGGTTTAATCCCGGAAAAAGATGAAGGAATACATTTGAGTATAGAAGATATTCCTGTTGATTTTCTCAACAAACCAACATTAAATTCCTTTTATGTGGGCGGCCCAAATATGAAATCACTCATCGATATAGTTGGGTTCAACAAGGGCGCCTCAAGAAAGATTGGGAAAGTGGCTGAATCAAAAACAGTTCACGAAGCAGTAGTCGCGATTCCGTACATTATTAAGGACGGAGAGAGAAAATTCTTCAAAGTTTGCGGGAATTTAATCAAAAATGCACGCTCAGTTCTGGGAGATGGCACCGAAGCTGTTTCGGAAGAGCGCCCTGGCGACTCTATTATTGACATGGTATCAAAAATGAAGAGGTATATACTCCCTCCGAGAATGGATTTCGTAGCAAACGATAGTGTGGATCCATTTGCAATATACATATTTGAATTTTCGCACACTTTTGATCAAAATGATCTATCTTATATCTGGCAAAACACAATGCCAACCACGGGAACCTCCTTTGAGGAGGCTACAGCAGAGCTTTCCCACAAAATAATCAACAAAGAATTGCTAGAAACATTCAAAGATAAAATAAAATGGCTAGTATTTAAAGCAAAGCAAAGAGGCAACAACAATTACTTCAGTCTCGTAAGTGGCCAGTCAGAAGAGGGTAGTGAACAACACAAATATAGTTACAATTGGCCTTATGATTACTTTTCAATGGTAGAATTTATAAAAATAGAGTCCGAAATAGAGTATTCGACCGAACAAGCGATTGATATTAATGATTCGTTTGCAGAAGTCAACGAATCACTCCAAAAGGGAGTTAGATCCACAAAACAACTCATACCATCACAAGAAAAAGACAGGGCATATACCTCTGAACTGACGATGACAGAGGCAAAAACTGAAAAAAGAGAGAAAGTAAAAGAAGACAGAGAAAAGAGAAAGATAAGGGGAGCCTTTAAGGCGAAGGACGATTAAAAATGGAGTTTTTTGACGATAAAGAAGAGGTATTGGATATACAATTGACTCAATTTGGGAAGCACTTGCTATCTCTTGGGAAGTGGAAGCCCACATATTATGCTTTTTTTGATGACAATATTCTTTATGACGGAAAATATGCCGAATTAGTCGAAGAACAGAACGATATAGAGGGTAGAATACAAGATATCACCCCACAGATGCACACTCAGCATGTTTTTTCTGGCAGAGAAACGGATTTTTTAAGAATTCTGGAAGCAAAAGAAGAAAAAGACCTCAGTGAAGAGGAAAAGGTAAGGATTCAATCAACACCAGAAAGGGATTACTCACTAGTGTCCCCCCTTGGAAACTCAGAACTGGGAGTAGATAAAACACCAAGGTGGTCAATTAAGTCATTATCTGGCGAGATACAAAGTTCTTCTGAATTCCTCACAGGATCCTTTCAGAGTCTAAGGATTCCACAGATAAATATGCAAATATCATATCGAGCACTCGCCAGGAGTACGAGGGCATTCCCCGCAGGAGTGGAATCTTTTGGGCAGATTGAGGCAGAAGAGCTTAATCTGGGGGTTTTTTCTGATGGCACCTTCTTGGATATAATTAGTGATTCTCTATTGCTGGATATTTCTGAGCTTAATACGGAGTTTGATGTTGAGAATTTCGAAATAGAAGTCTTCAAAGTTGAAAATAGCGAGCTTCCGGGAACAAGTAATCCAAATATTAGCACTTTAAATCAACTTTTTTTCGAAAAAAGAAAAGAGCAAATACAAAACAATATTTTAATTTCTGATAGGCCATCCAACGAGATAATTCCCACTGATCCAACGTATGTGGAGTATTATTTTGATGTATTTCTAGATGACGAAATCGATGAAAATACGATATGTGCCGCCGTAAGCAAGCTAAAATCAAACGGAATTTACATAGATACAGAGTTCGATTGTCCCGAGTCCCCACTCCAGGCTACAGCAGTTAATCCATATTTAGATCAGACTGAAACGACCCTGGTTGTGTGTAATGATGACGACATAAATACGCCTCCAAGGGCCTCTGTTGTTAAATCCGGTGTCTTTTCGACAGTCCCAGTGAAAGACCTTGATGTAAATGAGGATGAAAATGACTAAGGACTATTTATATAAAAGGCGAACATAGATGGCTATTAATATTGATACAAAAAATCTTTCTGGCGACATTCTCCCTACAGTTTATATATCGGAGATCGCGATACGTTCGGCCAAGCTATCCAAGTTCGAGCCTCGTGACATCGCATCAAGTAACTTTAGGAATCCATCGGCGCCAGTTGTGCCAAAAAAAACCATTTCTGGAAAACTGCTATCCACCGCCACCACAGCGATTCCAGTTAAGGATGTTGCTGCCAAAACGAACAGCCTGTTAGAGAAGAAAAAGAATACTTCATCGGGTCTGAGTGTGACTCTCTCTCTATCGATAAAAGATATTGTCGAAAAGGATCAGATTAGCACATGGCTATTTAATAGCGACTTTACTGAGTTTTTAAATATAAAAATAATTCAGAGTACTGACCCGACTCTAACAAAAAATCTTTCTAAGGGAAAATTTAAATCACTGAATGATCAAAAATTTAAAAGACATTACAAAGAAAAGATCCTGTCAGTCCGGAAAAACAACGCTGAAAAAACAAAAAACAAGACAGCAGATTTTGATTTGAAGGATTTTTCTAGTGTTGTGACCTCCACCGGAGAAAGAATATATGAAATTCCCTACGAAACTGAGTTCACCATTAAGACCGCAAAGCCTAAACATTTAGCATATTTTGCTTTTGTTTATATCGACATACGTCAGATGGCGAGATTTTACGGGATGGACTCAGTAGGTATAAACTCAAAATTTATAAAAGGAATCACATCTGCTGAAAAAGTGATAAACAGGGGAGAAGTAAATACGAGCACTTTTGTATTTTATCTTGCTGACACAAACCAAATATGGGCCGGCCCAAAGCACAAAGACAAAGGGATTTGGATGACTGGCAAACGAGGCGATCCTCTCGCCAAGGTGTTGAGAAAAGAGGAGATGGCCAACAAGAAGATTAATGATTATAGAGAAGTGAATGATCTGCAGAAAAATGATTTAATTCTCAAAGCGGCCCTGAGACAAGTTCAAAGACTCCAAAAAACACAGCTAAACAGAGATAGGGTTTCGTACGATGCTCCAGATTCATATATTTCAGCCGGAATAGTTTCTCCCAAGCCAAACGGTGAAGTCAATTTATTGTTTCACGTAGATGTCAGGAAATTAGTTCGAACTCAGAGTGCTTTTGGAAATATATTAGATTTAACTTCCAATCAGAGAGCTAAAGAAGAGATTTATTTATTGTCAAATATCAAAACAATGAAAATTCTTCGCCGCCGAGTAAAGAATATACCCTCCATCAATAGGCTGGGAACACCAGTTTATTCAAATATTTTTGATGCATCGAGGGAGATAGTGAGGACCATAGTGTTCTCTTCGGATGAGGATGGCGCCTTGAAAAAACAGCAAAACGATAATGGTGGAATCCGAGAGGTGGGAAATATCGCATTTTCTTCTGGCGTCCGAACTTTCACTGTGACCGATAATAGTATTTCCGAAATAACAGATGGCACTTACCAGTATGGTGTGTACGTGGAAGTCGAAGATGGCACCGTTAAGTTTCTAAACAAACAATTATCCAGGCTCATATTGGCTAATGAGAGATTGCGACTTTATCACACTGATTCTTTAAATCCCAGATATCTGGAGAAAGATGGAAAGTTTAAAGATACTTTTTCGAAAAAATATAAGAACCTCGCAAGATCTTCAGGGCAGATAGTTCCTTGGGTCCGCGCTATAGCTACTTTTATAGATGTATATTCCTCCATTACGGATTTGAAGCAATCTCCAAATAAATTGGCCAAGAAGTTTAACTCGATGACAAATGCCGAAACTGGAAATGCTGCTGGAATAGCAGCTTTAATAACCTTGATTGATGAGGTTATTAATAAATTGGAGGCCACCCTGGGATCAAAGAAATACCCCAAGCAGTCTTCATTTCTGACGTCAAAGAAGTCGGCACCTCAACAGTACAAAGTTTCTATCATGACGATCGACAAATACTTTAGAGACTTGCACGATAGTGATATAGTGAAGAATGTTGGTGTGGACTTCGTGGGAAAAGAGGGAGTCGAAGACGTTGGGATCAAGGCTATCTTAACGGACGACTTCTTCGAGAGGATTAAAGAAGAAAATTCAATGTACTGGAAAACCGATGACATTAATGCCATTGGGAACAAACTGTCTCTAGAATTCGAAAACACAACACAGGTACCAGATGATAAGAGAGAATTGTTTAATTTAGCTGAGACAGAGATGACTTTCCTTACCCCTTCCACTATCAGGGGGGGAAATTACGCCATCGATCGTTTGAATGCCGGAAAATCCCTGTGGGATTCTGGAAAATATAACGCCATGGCAAGCACCCTAGTCGCCACTAAGAGTGGAAATTATATTAATAAAAACCAAAAAACTAATCCAACAATGCCAGCAACCGAAAGGGATGCAAAAGACTCTATGGACAACAATCTGAGAAGACAAGCCCAGAATGGTTCGGTTTCCAGCGTTTTGAGTCAGATGGGGGTGACGATAGTTGACCCCGACATCGCAACAAAACCCAAGTCGCCTCCCCTATCAATACCCGTCTCCGCCGCGCCTCCCGGAGGTAAACCACCAACCTCTTTGGCCGGCGCACAGGGAAAAGGCGCCTCTTTGGATTTTACAGTCAATACGAAGCCGATAGAAAATTCGAATTTACAATCATTGACTGATTGTGATGGTAATCCAATAGCGTCAAATATGATTTTTGATGATTCTGATCCTGTTGTTAAAGTGACGACCGAGGAGGCAGACATAGAAGAAGAGAAAATAGCTAAACGCCGCCGCATACACAATAACAAGATACTCGCAGAGAGCAGAAATGCTATTGGGAATGTCTTTGTAAACCGCGCCGCATCACGGGGAACATTAAATAAACTCTCTCCACAAAGCAAATCGTCCCAACGAAAGGTCGTCGACAACACCCCATCTGTCTCGGGATACGAACTGGGTAGCGTGAGAAATTTGGTAGATAATATTAGGCAATCTCCACTCAAGAAGGCAGATTTTGAAAAAATTCCAAATCAAGTGAGATCCCTCATGTTCTCCGAGAGTGATCAGGTAAAAAATAACTTCTTAGATATGGAGCAAGACCCTATGAGGAGCCCAGAGACTTCTCAAATGATGAAATATAATTTCGACACTTTTGGGAAAATAGAAGCCTTTGTTGGCTTCGTGAAAGACTCGGAAGGAAATAATATAATTAAAAAGCCAAAATTTGTCCCCCTTAAAAAGCGATTACTGGATCGAGCTAAATCTGGCGTTATTTTGTGTAGGATACAGAACTATGAAAATAAGCAGCTAAAGATCGGCCAAAATAGTTCCTTAAATATGAAGATTTATGATAATTGTTTCTTGATGTCCACAAAGCAACTATCGTTGATGCTCGTAAAAAAGAAAAAGATAGAAACAAAGATAAAAATAGCCAGAAGAAAGGAAGAGATTGAAGCAGCTAAGAGAGCCGCTGCCCTTGCAGCAGCAATGGCTCCCTCAAATAAGCAGAAAATAAAAGAAAAGTCATTTATAGAAGACGATATAGAGATAGTTTTGGTTGAAGAAGTCAAGAAAGGGGACCAGACAGTTGCTACGTTCGCAGGCGCCGCTGCTACTGCTCCTGGCGTTCTAAAGAAAAAAGAAGAAAAGAAAAAGAGAGTGAAAAAAATAACAAAAGCTGGAAGTTCTGTGACTATCGAGGTCGACGCGGATATCGTCGAAGCGGATATTGAAAATCTAATAGATTCCATCAAGGATGAAGATTTGGTAGATACAGTAAGGGGTGATTTTTCCGATTCTAGTTCCTCAAGGGGAGACGAGCAGTCAAATACCCCCGGCCAAACCCTTGGCGGCATGTTTTCCAAGAAAGAAGAGGAAAAAGAAGAGGAAATTCTAACTCTGAATGACGTCGCTGGTCCATCAATTGAGGAACAAATCTTACAAGATCTAGACCAAGCAACACTACTCGCCCCAGTTGGGGACTACTCTGAATCGATAGAAGTGGAAGAAGAACCAACACCCCCATTCCCCGCCGGCGTTTCAGGCCTAGTAGGTGGCGGAAGATGATCTCTCGAAGGAAATTATAAGATGTCAAATTCAAAGAAAAATATATACATATTATCGGCAAATCATAGCACTTCTAGGGACAGCTTTAGGGATGCTACTGGAAATTATTGGACAACCCCCGGAGAGACTCCAGAATATGGAGATATGACTTCTAGAACCAGAAAAATCGGACCTGATCGCATAAAACTAAAGAACAAGCCTACGTCGGTCAAGAAAGATAACCTTATAAGAATAATTCCAAGACATCAGGAAGTTGAAAAGACCAAATCCGCCCCATTCTATGAAATAGTCCACAAATTTGAGGTATATTCAGATAGAGAAATCTATGGAAATATCGATACGTGGACGACATTTATGAAAAATAAAGTAAAAATAGGAAAAACATTCCAAGATTACTCAATTGAGATCCATAATCCGCTAGCAGAAAATGAACTGGGAGGGCAAAATTACAGTCCGTCAGCTATTTTTGAAAAAGTTAGCTTTGATTACAATTATTATTCTAATATTTATGAAATTACTACCAACAATGCAGGTTCCCAGGAAAATATTTTGCCAAATCTCTATTTCTTTGCCGAAAACCAAGATAACGAAGAGATAAATGAGGCATTCGAGGCTATTACTGCAGGGGGGATCCTCTCCACGAACGATATGAAGAGCTTGCGACGTTCAAAGCTTGGATTTATTAAGCCGTCGTTCTTTGATGACTTTGGAAAAGCTCAACGAAATATGCCAGCTAGAAAGAAGAAGAAACTAGTTGAGAAGGCTTCAAATATTATTTTCGAAACTAAGAGTGTGGAGTTGCTTAAGAAAGCAGAAGAGCTATTCTCACTCTTCCCCATGGGCGTTGATATCGAATTTATGTCTGATTTTATGAACGAATTCACTGAAATCCTAGAGGATTCCAAATTGAGTACTTCCTTGTTGGGATATTTGGCAGAGATTCCAGTAGATCCAACCGGCCCCCAAGCTAAGAGATTCTCCATTAAAAATATGAAAATGAAAAGATATTTTGAAAGGATTGGAAATCCAAAGGACAGGAATCCTCAAGTAGAAGTTGATTTTGAGGGTATAACAGCGAAGACAATTGACTTATTTTCGTGGTACCAAAAAGTCGCAGAAGGCATGAGAGTGAAAAGGGGTAAAGTAACTGTTCTCGGGGACAAAGAGGATGAAAATATATCAAAGTTTGAGAAATTCTTATATCTGATAATTTTTTCTGGAAAATTGCAGACAATGATCAAGAAGCATCAGAGAACCTATTTGGATATCTCAGATGGGGACCTTTCTTATTCAGAGACCTTCTGCTATAAGATTGAAAAGTCATTAGAAAATGGCGCCCCAATGCAAACTGTGTGGCTTCCTAATACGAACGAGATAGATCTCATCAGATATATCGACACTCAGGTTAAATTTAATAAGACATATAAATATAAAGTGACAGCATATCAGATAGTCATGGGTTCCGAATACGAATATAACAATTTGGAATTTCCAGAAGAGTACAATGCTGATCCAAAAAAGAAAAAAAGAGTGAAGCAAATATCAAAGCCGGGCGGCGGAGTGGTGTTGGAAGTGGACGCAGATATAGCACCGGCAGAGGTGGAAATATCCCCTGGGCTCTTGGCCCGCCAGGGTCAGCAGTTGCCAGGGTCCAATACTCAACAGCCAGAGTCTAATACTCAGCAGCCATCACTACTATCTCTAAACTCCCAACAGGTCAACTTTTCAAACATTCCTGCCCCCGGAGCCCAGAGTGTGCTTGTCGATGTGGGTGATTCTAGCTTCGCTCAAAGAAAGTTCGAGGTCGTGGTGCCCGATCCAGAAGATAAAGAGATTTTTGGACTAAGTGATAAAAATAAATTTAATACAAAATATGCCAATAGATTATTCGTATTAGCAAGGAAAAGGGAAAAGGTTGATGATGAGAAGTATTTTAGAGCCACTATGGAGGTGAGAGTCAGACCTTCGATTAAGATTGTTGAGCTTCCCTTTTTTGAAATCGCAGGTCGAGTGATAGACGATCCTCCGGTACCGCCTCACGTAAACATCGTGCCATATCGCGGAGTCAATAACAAGCTTTTGATAAACTTAAATACTAATGTTGGAAGATATGAAATGTCCCCTGTTATTTTTTCTAACGCTGAAAGAAAAATAATCAATGAAATAAGAGCAGCAAAAAGGCTGCCACCGGATAGCAAAATAACATACAGCACGGACGATCCAATTTCATCATTCGAGATATACCGGATGGCGACTCCCCCTCAGAAGATAGAGGATTTTGCAGAAAATTTAAGATCAGTGTTGGATACGGATATTGATGCCGCAACCGCCCAAAAGGCATCATCAGCTTCAATCAAAGATTCACTATCTCCAAACGTAGACTATTATTATACTTTCAGGGCAATCGATATACACGGGAAAAAATCAAATCCAACAGAAGTGTATAGAGTTAAGATTGTTGAGAATGACGGCGCCGTATATTCTATTATTGAGCTTTATGAGATGAAAAAAATTAAACCACAAAAGCCGATAAAAAAAGGGAAAAAACTACTTAATATTGTCCCAAGGTTTACTCAAACTTTAATTAATGAGAATAAATCAAAAATGGGAGATGGTAAAAGCGCCTTTAACGTGAAAAGTGTGGTGTTGGGACAAGAGGGACAGTCCTTGTTTGGAGAAAGCTTTAAAGTAAGGTTGACCTCACTGAAGACGGGAAAGAAGGTAGATATAAATATTGATTTTAATGTAGAGTTGGAACAGAGACAAAAATAAAATAAATTCTACGACTAGCTAAATTAAATACTAATTATAGAGTAAGGAAGGAAAAGAATGGCTTTTTTAGACAACAGTGGAGACATAATTCTCGACGCAGTTTTGACTGATACGGGACGCGCCCGATTGGCAAAGGGTGATGGTACTTTTAAGATTGCAAAATTTGCTCTCGGAGACGATGAGATAAATTATGCCAATTATGATAAAAATAATCCGAGCGGATCGGCTTATTATGATCTGCAAATCCTGCAGACCCCGGTTTTGGAGGCATTTACTAACAATACAGCAATGCTTCATTCGAAGCTGATATCAATTCCGCGTACAAACTTGATTTATCTGCCTGACATAATCTTAAATGAGGTCTATGGCGGCGGCGGTTCAACTACTGCCTCTTCGACTGCTATGAATGAGGATGCTAATGCATTTTATGTGGCCGTTGATGACGACACATTGACTGAGCTAGCACTTGTTTCTGGAGTCGTAAATGGCGTAGATGGTTCTGGTGGTACTCATATTCGTACCGATCAGGGGCTAGACACAGATGAAGTGTCCCCCAAGAGAGAACTCGACGCAGATTTGGTAGAAACTCAATATCTGATAGAGATGGACACCAGATTGGGCGAGATATTATCGATTGATGGTGAAACTTTAGCAACCATCTCATTCATAGATGATGACCAGATTGCGAGCTATTATTTATCACTGGGAACTGATTTGAAATTCGTAGCAGAAATAACAAATGATAAGCCAATTGGCGACGGAGCCCCAGGACAAGTCATAAGGGGCCCCCGAGGAACGAAGTTGGATTTCAAAATTCAGGCTAGCCTAGATTTGAATACGAGCACCTTCCTGTTCACTCAACTGGGGTCCACCGTGTCCATAGATACTGGAGGGATTGCCCCGGTCGATTTTAATTATATCGATTCAGTCTTGCGAGTAACGGGAGTTACGACAGGAAACAGGATAGACATTCCCCTAAGATTTGTGAAATTAGCATAAGGAAAATAAAATGGCAACAGTATTTAAAAATTTATTAAGCAATGATATAGCGACGACAAGAACACTATTAAATGAGGCGATTCCGATCACTGGGTCGATTGTGTCTGGTACTTATGCGGATGCAAATATTAAAAATTATGCACACGAAATGTTCCAAAGCATTTATGACTATCCATTTTTATCCTCCTCGGCCAATCATATCTTTGATATCACCTACGGGTACTCCAATAGCGAGGATGATCCCTCAAACGTCCAGAACGATAAGAAGAGAAATGTCTATAATCAAATGGCGCAAGTTTTGGTTGGATATGGCCCTGCCGGAAATATTAGAAGATTCGATCAGGATGGCAGTTTTACTGGTGGCACAAAACATCGACAGTGTGTTTTCATCAACTATTCGAGATTGCTCGTCAAAGACGAAATCAAAAAGGGGTCGTACTCCTTAACTATCAATAGTGGGTCATCCGAGATTATCTTGGCCGACCACGGCGCCCAAAATGATTATCGAGTCAACTCTCCGACAGGAGAATACGGAATCCTATACACTTCCTCTTTGGCCTCTGAAGGCACAGGGGTGGGACTTATTTATTATCAGGCAGGGGTGGCAGTCATTACTGCTTCCGCAGACATATTCGAGAGTGCTTCTAACTACGAAGCTACATTTAATATTACTGGAACTGCTAATGATGTTAGAAGGGTCTGGGAAAATAATGAACTAAATAACACTACAGAACTGAACTCCACAATTTATTTTTGCAGAGCAAATAACAATGAATTTAATTATTCTTCTAATCAGACATATTTGGAAGATAGCAAAATCATAACAAAAAATGTATCTTCAGACCCTTCGGTTGCCTATATTACGACGGTTGGCCTTTATTCTGCGGATAACGAGCTTTTGGCAGTTGCAAAGTTGAGTGAACCCCTAAGAAAGGATCAAACTAACGAGCTTACTTTGAGAGTTCGCCTAGATTATTAAAAAATGATATGGCATTTAAGAAATTTAATGAAAATGATGTTTTTTATAACAGGATAAAGACTTATCCGAATAATCATTTCGCCATATATGATGGAAAAGTCTACAAGCAGAGAAGATCGGAGATATCTGGAGCATTTGCTCCGAGTACTCCCAATGCACCAACTGGCTTTGTATCCCTATATGAGATGAACGTTGACAGGACAAAGAATGATACGGGATTAATTTATCCGTTTATTGTCAAAAATGGAACTTTGTCCAATTTTAGCACAATTTCCACATCTGAGTTTAACAGTGACTTTTCTTATGGATCAGAGATAACGGGATCATACCCGCTGACTGCATCAATCAGCAGGGAGTATTTTCAGCTTGGCCAGGGTAGACGACACGTCGATGCATTGCGGAACGTTCTTAACTATTATACTTACTTGAGTAAATATTATGCATATAGCTCCAGCTTGGGAGACAAGGCCACCCAGGAACTGAACTTAATTTCTATTCCTTCAATATTCTATGGATCTTCGATAAAGAAGGGGTCGGTTGATTTAAGATATTATATTTCCGGATCCCTCATAGGTCAAGCAAGAGACATAAATAAGAACGGTGAACTAATTCAGGTCGGCCCATCTGGAAGCGTAGGCTCCGGATCTGTCGCGGGCGTTGTTTTATATACCGAGGGATTCTTAGTGTTGACGGGTAGCTGGGATCTGGACCCCACCCCCAGAAGATACCTGGGTGATCCAACAAACTTATCTGCATCTTCTTGGCTTTTTTACGGTGTGGGCGCAAATGACGGTATCGGCCCCGATTGGATTCCGTTTGTTAACTACGAAGCAGAATTTCAGGGAACCAATTATGTACCAACAATCACCATGTTGGCTCACGCCCCAAAGGGAGAGTTAAATCACTCTAATAACCCGACATATGTTGACCATGGCCAGAATCAGATTATCAATTCTTCTTCAAACTGGTTCATTGAACCTGATTTAATAATAAAAAATACTACAGAGTCCCCATATACAGATACAGAAGCCGCGTTCAAGAAAACAACTTACATTTCGAAGATTGGTATCTATGATGAAAATAGAAATCTTATTGGAATAGCTTCTGTCTCGAAACCCGTAAAGAAAACGGAAAATAGAGATTATACTTTTAAACTAAAAATGGATTTCTAATGATTTTAGGGCTTGATATTAGTACGAGCATCACGGGCGTGTGCGTGCTTAGTGGTAATGGTGAAATATTATTTAATGACTACATTGATACGAGGAAGTTCAAGTGCTTTTTTGATAAAGTAGACAAGGTTAAGAAATTCTTGAAAGATTTGTCCGAAGGGTACCAAATTAAACACATTTACGTCGAACAATCCCTCCAGTCCTTCCGAAGTGGATTCTCTTCTGCTAGGACTCTCTCGACTTTATCGCGATTCAATGGAGTTGTATCCTGGTTGTGTTACGAAATATGGGGAATAAAGCCCGAATATGTCGCCGCGATTTCTGCACGAAAGCTTTGCGGGATAAAGGTTCCGAGGGGGGAGAAAGCAAAAGCGGTGGTTATTAAATATTTGCTTGACAATGAGGAATCTTTTGTGGTAGAATATACAAAACATGGAAATATCAAGCAACATTACTATGACATGGCTGACTCTATCGTCATAGCAAGAGCCGCTTCAAAAATAATACTTGACAACCAGAGCGTCTAGTGTTATACTATATGTATGAAAGATAAAATATCGATAATAACTGGTATATTGGGCTCATTTCACAAGTCGAATAACGAGTACCTTTTTCGATGCCCGTATTGCAAAGACCACAAGCACAAATTCTCAGTAAATATTGAGAAGAATGTTTATAAGTGCTGGCTCTGTGATGCTCGTGGTAGGAGTTTGACCCGGATTGTTCGCCGGTTCGGCGCCTTTGTGGATGTGGAAGCGTGGAAAGAGCTTTCCGGAGAGAAATTAAATCTCAATGAATTCGACAACTTGTTCGAGGAAGACATAGAAGAATCATATCGAGAAAAGGTAATTAGAATACCAGAATCGTTCAAGACTTTGACTTCCGAACATCTTGATAAATTTGGCAAAAAGGCATTAGTTTATCTTAGCCAGCGAGGGATAAATAAGAGGGATATATTAAGGTGGAAGATGGGGTATTGTACGAGGGGGAAGTATAGGAACAGGATCGTTATACCCTCTTTTAATGATTCTGGAGATCTAAATTACTTTGTAGCGCGCTCATATACGGACGGGTATATCAGATATATGAACCCTCCAGTGTCAAGAAACATCATATTCAATGAGCTATACGTGGATTTCGATAAAGAGGTGACATTAGTTGAGGGGATATTTGATGCCATTAATACCGAGAACTCTATTCCCATTTTGGGTTCATCAATAAGGGAAGATTCGAGATTGTTCAAGAAAATAGTAGAAAAAGATACGCCAGTATTGTTAGCGCTGGACCCCGATGCGAAGAGGAAGTCAAATTGGATTAAGCGATTGTTGTTGAAGTATGGGATAGAAGTAAGAGAATTGAAATATGTCGACGGTCGAGATCTCGGAGAGATGTCCAAAGAAGAAGTTAGAAAATTAAGCGTTAAAGCGCCGATTGTGGGAGATTATGACAATCTTCTCTCGGCAATAACTGCAATATAGGAGAGAATATTTTGAAGTTTGCGCACATAGCAGATACTCACATTAAGAATCTGAAGTTTCATTATGAGTATAAAATTATATTTCAGGAGCTTTATGACAAGCTCCGTAAGGAGAAGGTCGACTACATTGTTCATTGTGGGGATATCGCACACACAAAAACCCAAATAAGCCCAGAATTTGTGGAAATGTGTACAAATTTTTTTAGAAATTTGGCAGATATAGCTCCAACCTACATTATACTGGGAAATCATGATGGAAACCTCAAGAATGCAAGTCGCCAGGACGCCATTACACCCATTGTGGAGGCTTTAGAAAACCCAAACATATATTTGCTTAAAAAATCAGGAGAAGTCCCCCTAGAGGGCGATATAACGCTAAATGTTTTGTCTGTTTTTGACGAAGAGGGATGGATAAAGCCCACAGATAAGGATAAAATTAATATAGCCCTTTACCATGGTTCTGTATCCGGCGTTGTAACTGATACAGGCTGGGTGATGACACACGGCGACCACCCTATCGAGATCTTTGAGGAATTTGATTATGCGTTTTTGGGAGATATTCACAAAACTGACCAATCAATCGATATGCACGGGAAAATGAGATACCCCGGTTCAACAATTCAGCAAAATCATGGCGAGACAGATGACAAGGGGTTTTTAATCTGGGAAATTGAAGATAAGGAGAATTTTACGTGTCGACATGTTGAGATTAAGAATCCGAGGCCATTTGTCACGATAAAATTGACACCAAAGGGGAAGATGCCAAAAGGGCTCAAAGTTCCCGAGAGAAGTCGCTTGAGGTTAGTATCCGAAAATAATCTTCCTTTGTCAGCTATGACAAGGGCCCAGGATATTGCGAAGAGAAGATTTAAACCCGAAAGTGTATCCTTTTTAAACCGAGCTTCTGGTATTCGAGGGAGCGTAGAGAATCTTACAAATAGCCTCGAAGCAGCCGATCTTCGTAATATCAAGATACAAGAATCCCTGATTAAAGAATATTTGAAAGATTACGAACTCGACGATGATTTGATAAAGAGAATCTTAGATCTGAATTTGAAATATAACAAGATCGCAGAAGAAAATGAAAAAGTCTCTAGAAATATAAACTGGAGCCTCCGTAAGTTGGAGTTTGACAATTTATTTAACTATGGAGAGAATAATTCGATTGATTTTGACAATCTTGAGGGTATCGTTGGGATTTTTGGAAAGAATTTTTCTGGAAAATCGAGCATAATTGATTCGCTTCTATATACGGTCTTCAATTCCACTTCAAAAAATGACAGAAAATCGGTAAATGTTATCAATCAGAACAGGGAGAGTGCCGAAGGCCGCGTCCACCTTTCGGTGGGAGATACAGATTTTCACATAACTAGAAGCTCTGAAAAATATGTGAAAAAACTTAAAGGAGAGGAGACTATTGAGGCGAAGACTCACGCGACTTTTTTGTCAAAAGATCGAACAACGGGAGAGTCTAAAAATCTTAACGGATTGAGTCGAATCGAGACGGATAAGAACATCAGAAAGATGTTTGGGACCTTGGATGATTTTTTATATTCGTCTATGGCTAGTCAATTGGATTCACTAACCTTCATTAAGGAGGGATCTACCAAACGAAAGGAAATTTTGGCAAAGTTTTTGGACTTAAAATTCTTTGAAACAAAATTTAAGTTAGCCAAGGAGGACGCATCGGATACAAAAGGAGCCCTCAAGAAGCTGGAAGATAGGGATTTTGAAGAGGAGGTTGTACTATCCAAGGAAGAGTTAGATATCAACAACAGGGAACTGGAGAAGGTCAAGAAAATATCCGAAAAGTATAAGAAAGATATTTCAGATTTTGAAGAAGAAGCGTATGAAATATCTGAAAAAATAAAATCAGTCCCAACAGAAATCATTGATATAGTAAAGGTTCGAAAAGAATTGAGAGACAAGAAAAAGCAAATGGTCTCCATTAGGGACCAAAACGAAGAGCACACGAAGAAAAGAGGAGAGTTTAAATATGACTATGAACAGATAGCCTATTTCCTGGAAGAGTTTGACAAGAATACACTATATGAAAAACGAGATAAGATCAAGGAACTCGAAGAAGCACTAGGTGCCCTCGAAATCGAACTAGACAGAGAAGAAAGAGACTTATCAGACAATCAAAAGAGAGTTCAGTTATTGAATGGGATCCCGTGCGGAACATCTTTTCCCAAGTGTAAGTTTATTCGAGATGCATATATTTCAAAGGCCAACATTCCAGAAAATGAAAAAAAGCTTCAGCATCTTGGCTCCGAAAAGGAAGATGTAGATTTGAAAATAAAAGATTTGGATCCGACTCTCGTATCTTTTCAAATTGAGAAATATAATGACATTGTTGATAGAAAAAACGAACTTTTCAATCTCATAATGAACTGTGATTTGAATATTGAAAAGAATGATTCCATGATAGAGAGCCTCGTTTTTCAGGTGGATAAACTCGAATCTGAGGTTTCTGTATACGAATTAAACAAAGACTCAATTGAAAATCTGGAAAATTTAAATGACAGAATGGATGAAATAAAATACAAGAATGAGTCGAGAAAAATAAAACTTGCAGCATTCAATGATCGTATGATGGAGTTATATAAAATAATTGGATCAATGGAACAAAAACTGGAAAACGTGGTGATGCAGAAAGAGGAATATACCGATTTGCAGCAAGAATATTCAGCATATGATCTTTATATGAAATGCATGCACCCGAATGGGATAGCTTTTGATGTCATAAGAAAAAAATTACCAATCATTAATGAGGAAATCGCTAAAATATTGGCAAATATCGTTGATTTTGAGGTGTTCTTTGAGGATGATGGCAAGAGGTTAGATATTTTCATTAAGCACCCCCTTTATAATCCGCGCCCCCTAGAGATGGGTTCGGGCGCAGAAAAGACGATTTCCGCCATGGCAATCAGGCTAGCTCTCCTTAGCGTGTCTAGTTTGCCAAAGTCGGATATTTTCATCCTGGATGAACCTGGCACGGCACTGGATGAGGAAAATATGCAAGGATTTGTAGACATTCTTGCAATAATTCGATCATATTTCAAAACAGTGTTGCTAATTTCTCACCTCGATAACTTAAAGGATTGTGTAGACATGCAAATCACAATCGAGAAAGAAAAAGAGTTCGCTTCGGTCAAGGAGTGACTATTTAATGTTAAAGAACACACACAATCTTGTGGGGGAGAATTAAAGTATGGCTTTGACAGATGGACTAATCGCAAAATATGAATTTGATAACTTATCGGATGGTATAGGATCTTATGATCTTACTACGTTCGACGGCGCTACTGTTAGTGGAGGTAAATTAAATCTTCCCTCTGCCGCTGGTGGTGTTTATCCAAGTAGTAAGGTCCCCACCGGGGATCAATTTACTCTTTCTTTGTGGTTCGAAAATCTAAAAGACAGATCGCTAGCGACGGCCAATTGGCTGCAATTCGATGGCACAAGTACAGGATCCCCCGCTGGCTCAACTGGCACCACTGGGGTTCACTATATAGCGGCTATATATCACGACGATATGTTGGGCGCGTTCACGCAAGCTGGAGGTTGGGTTAGTTCGGGCTACTCAATGACGAACATTAGTCATTCCGGACTTCACCATTTGGTCGCAATATACGACAACGGGACAATAACTTATTATATCGATGGGCAGCAAGCTGGCAATCCAGTTGCGTATTCCCCCGGTGATGGCATTCAGGTTTTTGGATCTTGGGGTACCCACTCTTATGCCCCAGCCGACTCTTTAGATGGCATTCGTGTTTATAATAGGGCCATTTCTCTTTCCGAAGTCGGAGAGCTTTATACTACACAGTGGCCATCGCAGAATACTAAGTACACCAACACTGACAATCCAGAGATAATTTCATCAGCAGCACCAACTGGTGTGATGGGGATGCAAAATACATCTGGGGATAGCGGGTTTTTCGTCTATTCGGAAAAACCATACACGTTGTGGTTAAGGGATTCTCTGGGCTCCTGGATCGCCCACCAGACATTTACATCAGAGAACCTTGTGACTGCTACTACTTTTCAGTGGGGCGTCAATCAGGCAGCTTATTTTCAAACAGCCGAATCATCTCATGATGTTTATGTGATCGGGCGCTCGGGGGCCCTCCTCATCGATTCGACTCCTTCTGATGGGAGCAATGCGATTGACTCCATTGTGCTAGATAATGGAACTTCGTTAAGACTATTTGGCGCCTCAAGCACGGTGACCGTAACTGAATCGACTCATGCCATTTCGGATGGCTCCCCTGTGACTATTAGTGATGGGTGTGATGCGAGTGTCGTCATCACAGAAGTCGTGAGCGATTATACAGATTCACTCTCTTCTAAAATGGCGGCATATTACAAATTTAACGGAAACGCGAATGATTCCAGCAATGACGCTGTTCATGCAACTGCATCTTCTGGCGTTGCGTGGCAATCCGGCAAGCTGGGGCAAGGCAGTGCTTTCGTGGATAGTACGGCAGTTATAGAGACAAACAACTCGAACTTGCTAGATCTCGGCCCCAATTGGACTATCTCAGCCTGGGTCTATGTACCCTCTTCTCAGGCATTTAGTGGTGATAATAACTCGCAAAATAATATGATTATATTTTCTAATGCTGATCAATATGGTGACTGGACTTATATGTCTGGCGTCAGAATCATGATTCCCAAGCCAGGATACACTGGCGGAGATTATCTTAATCAGCCAAATAGTCTCGCATTCGAATCTGGATGCGGCACTGGAAACGGCATATACAGTTTCGCATGGTACGCTAGCGCGACTGGAACCAACTCCTTCCCCTATGATCAGTGGGTTCACATTGCGGTAACAATGAGAGATCAGGATCAGCCCGGTTGGGGTGGTAATGAAAAACTCTACATTAATGGGACATCAATGCCAACAAACCCGAGAGTTAATCAGCCAGTTCAGAATCCTCAAGTGTGGGCGACTCCCCCGGAGGTTGTGAGAATCGGAGGCTGGTGGGCAAAATCACAACCGTATGCCCCACAAACCGCTGGAGACATGGATTTTGATGAGTTGGTCATCTGGAAGAGAGAGTTGTCCGAAGCAGAAATAGCAACACTCTACAACGCAGGAACCGGCACAGAACTTGATACAGCACATGCAACGACAGAGACGGTAAGAAATGATTTCACCGTTGAGAAGAATGTGGTTGTAACTGCTCCTGCGGGAGAAGATAGCACCAACATCAAAGTCAAGATCACTAAATAAGAAAATCATGATGATGGGCGGGAATTTTGTCATTACTAACAAGCCAAATTTGTTCTAAAAAAAAACACTTCTCCTGGGTGCCATGACTACTTAATATTGAAATAACTCTCTATGGGATCATTCATAGAGGGGGGGGATATAAAATGGCAATTAACGATAACTTGATAGCGTATTATCGCGCTTCTGATTTTACAGACGAAAAGGGCACTTACAACAGCACGACCCAGACAAGCGTGACCGTGAGCGCAACTGGTAAGTATGGGGATGGCTGGAGCTTCGATGATAGCGACGAGTCCGTAATAATTTTGGATTCTACAATCGATTTCGACATGGCACATGTTGCAAGCACGGGATATACCATCTCAATATGGGCAAAGAATCCATATCCTGCTACACCGGTCCGCGGAAAGACTTCGATATTATCTTCTGACACCAATTCCGTGATGCCTCTTATGATTTATCGCTTCCTGGGTGGTAAAATTCGTCTAGGCTGGAATGGAGATGAACCAAATAGCAATTACGGTGGAACTTCATATGCTGAAGATATTATCAATGGCGGCTATTGGGAGAAGCAAGACAGTGATGAAATTTTTAGTGGCTGGATTCATTTGGCTGTGACCGTTCAAGCCGGCCACGCTAAATATTATATAAATGGCTCTCATGTTGCCACTTTGAGTCACGCCAAGGTTACGCAAGCTGTCTCGTTCAACCGTATTGGGAACCTAACCAGCTCCTGGTATAGCAAAACCGCCCTTGCAGAGGTGGTAGATGAGGTCGCTGTATGGTCAAGAGCTTTGACAGCCTCAGAAATATTGGATGTTTATGGATCAGAGATCAACTCTTTGGTCGCCGGCCCTCCTGCTCCCGCCCCTGTAGCCCTAGCAGAGAAGTCGACCCTCTCTTCTGAATCTGACACGTCCGCAGTTGGACTCGTTTCACCTACTGGCGATGTGGGATTTTTAAAAGGCTCAGGACAGACAGGAATTATGGTATATTCAGAGTCACCATATACTATCTGGTTTAAAGATTCGAACGCTACGTGGACTTCTTATCAGACTTTCACAGCGGAGAATTTACTAAAAAATACTACATTTCCGTGGGGAAATAATGTAGCGGCCTATATTCAGACCTCCGAAGCGACCCACAAAGTCTACATTTATCCAAAAACCGGCGCGTTGCTGTATGATGGTGATCCAACTGATGGAATTAATCAGGCAGACACACTATTATCTTCCGACAATACATCAGTGGCCCAAACAATTGCTTCAAAGTGGGATCAGGATACTGGTGGTCACCTTATTCCCGGCACTAATGATACATTTGATATCGGGTCTCCTGATTATAGAGTCAGGGACATATATCTATCCAATGACTCTCTTTATATAGGTGACGACGTAAAAATCTCAAACGATAACGGCGTCAAGAAGACCAAAAAGAGAAAGAAAGATCGAATGCCGCAATTACTGCAAGATCTTGGCGTTACGTCCGCTCAGGTTGCTGCTGCTTTTCCAAACAAGTCGGGCTTTTCAGATATGACGATGGCCAATTGGCTTAATCTTGCCAAGCAGCAAAGTGGAAATCAAAATCTGACACCAAAAGACTTATTTGATGCAGTGGCAGACTTCGACATAGATCCAGAGTGGAGTGATTATCTAATCGTAGACTCGCCGACTCTTGGAAATCTTGAATTGAAGGGGTCTGCTGGTCAAAAAATCAAACTATCCGAATTGATAGGAATGCAATCAGATATTGCAGCCATTGACACTTCTGGTATCGCAACAAACGCGACAGCAATTGCAACAAACGCGACAGATATCCAGGACACCCTTGGTACCATCACTGGGTCTACTCATTTGGGGTTTTTACCCATTCCCGGAGCTTCTTCTAGTGCCCCATTTGCAAACCTTATAGAATCGGTCTCTATGCATGGGGATGATGGGGATATAAAGTGGTTTGACGAGGGAGCATTGACTTGGAAGTCTCATATCAGATCTGGTGAAAATGATGGGGAGACCTACATCGATATATCGCCACAAGTGTTCGGGTCTCCATCGGCCATATGGTTGGGCCAAGGCGCAGATCAATGTACCACCTCTGTTCGTGGTGATCTGAGAGTAGCAGGCACAATTAAGCCTTACGCGGGCACGAACCACGATTTGGGATCCCCCACTTCCCCTTTTAGAGACTTATATCTTTCTGATAACTCTTTGTGGGTCGGAGATTCCAAGTTGGACTCCACCACCGGAAAAATCAGAAAGAGGAACAGAAAAAAGGATAAGGTACCAAAATGGTTGTCAGATCGAGGTGTGACACCTGCCGACGCACAAGCTGCCTTTCCTGGTTATTCGAACATATCGCAGATGACAATGGCAAACTGGATGACAATGGCTAAACAACAGTCTGGAGGAGAAGATGCCACCCCAAATGACGTTTTCGGAGCCAGCGAGGACTTCGACATTGATAAAGACTGGGAAGATTATCTCGTTGTCGATGATCCGGAAATAGGAGACCTCACACTCAAGGGATCCACGGGCATCCCGGCTGTGTTTACTTCGCGACCCGGCGCCGCCCCCTACTACGGAGATGGCTCCCTACGCTATCTTGATCTTCGAGTTTCGGATATTCAAGCCGAACATCTTGAATTCAAGCAAAACGGCAAAGGGATTATGTGGCGGGATTCTAATGAGGTTCAGCAGTGGTTACTCATGCACCAAAGCGCCGACGGCGTAGCCCCCACACTCAAACTCTCAGTGGCCACCGCCGCCTCCCGCGACGAAACTGGGCGCACACCGCATTTAAAATTGATAGCTGGCCGATCTGGCCATGACGATAGCGTTTTGACACTAAGGGCACACCAAGTGGTTGTTGAGGATAATCTTGGCGACAATGCTCTTGATTTGCGCGAAGAGTTGCCAAAGATTGCAACAAATACAGCAGCAATCGCAGCAATCGCAGCAATTGATACTTCTGGTATTGCAACAAATACAGCAGCAATCGCAGCAATTGATACTTCTGGTATTGCAACAAATACTTCTGATATTACAACAATCAACGATAATAAATATATATTTGATGGCGCAGATGCAAACACAATACAACTTAAAGATATCGGACTTGACCTCTATAACGAAGATGGTGCCGAAAGGGGCTCTCGTATAACCTTGAATAGAAACCTGGCCCAACAGAAACAAGATCTTTGGATAGCGATGGATCACATTGAAAACCAGCCTCGAAAGATTTATCTAGATGCAGGCCTTGGCCACACTACATCTCCACAGATGGGGGGGGTATATCATCCGCCCGGCGAGGTAAAGGTGAGGGGCACCCTATCGCTCGACACCGAGACACTCTCTGTGGCTGATGTTGCGCAATCTTTGACCGACAATATTGCAGCAATCGCAGCAATCGATACTTCTGGTATTGCAACAAATGCAGCAGCAATCGCAGCAATCGATACTTCTGGTATTGCAACAAATGCAACAGCCATTTCAAGTATTAATGCAGATAAGCACATATTTACGGATCATATCGTCCTCAAAGAGAAAAGGGATCTCCATTTTTATGATGAGACAGATTCCATGAAGGGGCAGGTAGCCTACAACGAGAGTTCAGACGGAAATTATATAAAGGTTGCTCTCGAAGCGGACAGCACAAAGACGAGAGTAATTAGCCTTAACGCTGGAAACTTAGACGGCGTAAGCCCAGAGGGCACTGTCAAACTAATAGGAGAGACCATTATCAATAGAAATGGCACCGTTTACAATGTTACGGACAAATTGGACTCTCTTGATGCTACCGTGGTATCAAACTCCACCGCAATCGCAGCGATTGACACTAGTGCTCAGGGCACAAACGCAACAAACATTACAACAAACACAACGAATATCGCAGCAAACGCAACAAACATTACAACAAACACAACGAATATCGCAGCAAACACTGCCACCGAGCTAGAAAATAGGTGGTCGAATTCAAAAAACTGGATGCTTAGACCACCCGCTCCCTATAGCGGAAATAATGTTTTGCAAATCCAGACAGGCGGAATATTCGGATCAACCGATGGATCCGTAGCCTTCCATTCATCAGACGGAATGTTGATAATAAACGGCCCGGCCGACTCCGCGAACGATGCCGTATTGGCCTGTGATGGAAAAAAACTTTCCATGAAAGATACTATTAACTTATTCGTATCAATAAAGACAGCCGTAGATCAGGCAACTGATTTTGATCACTTTAAGGCGCTCATGGGGCTCGCTTATGCTTTTTGGGATCCAAATTGGTAGCAAATAGTTTTATAAGGAGGGTCTATGACAATGACACAAATGGCAAAAGGCGCCTTGGATAAGCTTTTAGAAAAAGCTATTTCAAGAAAACTACTGGTATGGGGAACTGCAACAGCACTTCTCTTTACCTCCAATCTTGAGAGTGAACACTGGCTCTATCTTAGCGCCCTATATATTGGTGGACAATCTATAATCGACGCAATAGTTAAATTTAAGAGTGCTTGATGATTAATATTAATTTCGGTGATGTTTTCAGATATTTGGGAGAGTTTTTATCAAAGAACTGGCAAGCTATAGGTCTTGTGATCATGGTCTGTCTCTTCTTTTTGACAAAAAACGATTATGCTGCTTTAAAAAATTCAATGGATGTGATGAGTGTGAGCTATCAAGAGCAAATATCTGTCCTAGAAGCTCTTCATGCTAAGGAAATAGCAGCGCGAGAGGAGGCAATCGCCGCCTATGAGCGCGAACTAGTTGAATTGACAAGAAAATATGAGGAAGAGATCAGAGATCTTCAAAGAAATAAAGAAGAGGACATCGAAGAATATATTCGAGACTTTGACCTACAGCCAGAAAAGCTTGCGAGAGAAATAGAAGAACAATTTGGATTTGAATATGTTGAATAAAATAATATTTTTGGCACTCTTTTCTGCTTTTGCAGGTACGGCACTAGCCAGTGATGGGAAATTCACATTCACACAAGAGAATGAGCCATCACCATTTACTGGAACTCTGTTCGACCCAGAAGCAACAGCGAGATTGTTGGCAAATAATAAGTTTTTGAAAGAAGAGTATGATTTGAAGCTTGGATTTGAGCTTTCAAAGCAAGAAAGAGAGTTCAATCTCAAACTAGAACAGCTTCAAATCACCCTGGACACCCAGAAAGAGAAATATGAGACAACACTAGAGTTAAAAAACACAGAAATCGAACAATTAAACAAGATTATCGCGAAAAAGCCCGGATCAAATGCTATGATTTGGGGAATAATCGGTGGTTTTGTGGCTGGCGCCGCTTCTACTGTCGCTATCGTACATGCGGTGAACAAATGAAGAAGAGTTTAAATGATATTGCGAAATATGAAGTTGCTATTTCCAAAAAATATGGAAAAGATGCAATCAAGCATCCCCAAGCCGACTGGAACGACGAAAAAGAGAAGGAATACCAAAAACAATCCAAGGATCTTTATGAAAAAGAGAAGGAAATTCGAGAAAAAACTGAAAAAGTAGAAGTTGATGGATTTTTAATATCTAAAAAACTATTTACTAAAGATAGCAATCGAATTTGTCCCACATGTCATTCCTATTCTTTTGATTTGAGAGACGATGTATATATGACAAAGTTTGATTGTTGCTTTAAATGCTACATTCAATGGGTAGAGGGCCGCGAAGAAAGGTGGAAATCTGGATGGCGCCCAAAAGAGGAAAAATAAATGGCTACAACATTAGAAATTATTCAAGGAATTACACAAGCTGCAGCAAACGCTTATGATGGTGCTCACGATCAGAGATTTGTGCCAGATGGAGAAACAAAGGAAATAGGCCTCTCTCGTGAAGAGGGCTGTGCAATCACAGACTCCAGAGTTTCTGATGGTTTCGGTGTAAAAATAATGGGAGACGTGCTCCAGATCAATTATGAGGCCAATATCAGATTATCGGATGTCTATGCTAATGGATTTGAAGAAGAGTGCGAAAGAAGGCTGGCAGCAATAGCGGATTTTCTAAAAAAAGAATACAAAGTCGTCACCGGCCGATCTTTGGCCCTAAGCCCCCAAGGCGAGGCAGTTTGTGTCGTGCAGCACACCTCCAGAGTCAGGACATTTGTTATGGCTCACAAAATGTTTAAAATTGGGGGCCTGAAAGAGGTTGAAACTCTCGGAGAAGGCATAAGTGACCCAATTGCAGTAAAATACCAGAAGTTTTTGAAAGAAGGCGCCTTTGACAAAAGTGAGTAGATGTCATACACATTATCAAAGAAAGAGGTAGTAGCAGAAATATTAAAATGTGGCAAAGATCCGGCCTATTTTACCAATAACTACGCAAGAATATCTCACCCTCTAGAGGGATTGATCCCATTTAAGACATACCCCTATCAGGCGGATTTGTTATCTGATTTTAATGATTATCGATTCACCGTCATACTAAAGGCGCGTCAATTAGGTATCTCCACTATCGTCGCGGCATATATAGTATGGCTAATGTTGTTCCATCGAGACAAAAATATCCTCGTGATGGCTACAAAATTTGCAACAGCCGCAAACTTGGTAAAAAAAGTCAAAGCTATTTTAAAAAACCTACCAGAATGGATCATAATATCTAACATATCGATAGATAATAGGACCTCTTTCGAACTTTCTAACGGATCCCAGATTAAAGCCGCCTCAACTTCTGGCGATGCCGGCCGCTCGGAGGCACTATCTCTGTTGGTTCTAGACGAGGCCGCCCATATTGATAATTTAGGCGAACTTTGGGCAGGATTATATCCTACAATTTCAACTGGCGGCCGCTGCATAGCGCTTTCTACTCCGAATGGTGTCGGAAACTGGTTTCACAAAGTATATGTCGAGGCCATAGAGTCTTCAAATGATTTCCACCCGGTCAATCTACCGTGGGATGTCCATCCAGATCGAGATCAGGAGTGGTTTGAGAAAGAGACCAGAAATATGTCTCGACGAGAAATCGCACAAGAACTCGAATGCAACTTCAATACTTCCGGAGAGAGTGTAATTCATCCAGACGACATAGACTGGATAGAAAAACACGTCTGCGATCCAAAATATCGAACAGGGTTTGATAGGAATATGTGGATATGGGAAGAATATCAGGCAGATTGTACATACCTTTTAGTTGCCGATGTAGCTAGGGGAGACGGCGCCGATTATTCCGTGTTCCACATAATCAAATTGGAGACTATGGAAGTTGTGGCTGAGTATCAAGGGAAACCAAATCTGGATATGTATGCCAATGTCTTAACTCAGGCCGGCAAAGAATATGGCAATTGTCTATTGGTGGTGGAAAATGTTGGAATCGGAATCTCTGTTTTAGAGAAGCTAATAGATTTGGAATACTCAAATCTATATTATTCGATAAAGAGCACACACGAGTATGTTGACAGCTACCAGGGTGAAGCCAACAACTCTGCAGTCCCTGGATTTACTACATCGACAAAAACAAGACCACTCATTGTGGCAAAATTAGAAGAATTCATAAGAAACAAACTAATTAAAGTATATTCAGTTCGTTTTTCCAATGAACTGCGAACTTTTATTTGGCATAATGGAAAGCCACAAGCAATGCGAGGGTATAATGATGACTTAATCATGGCCTTAGCAATCGCTTGTTGGGTAAGGGACACAGCATTAAGCGTGAATAAGAGAGAAGTAGAGTATAAGAAGGCATGTCTAAACTCAATAATCAAAGTTAATACAAAAATAAACACTACAATTCCAGGAATGGAAGGATACAATAGAAAAGAAGCATTTGATGAAAAAATGTTTAAATCATTAGAAGAATATAAAAAATATTCTTGGTTAATAAAAGGATAAAGAATGGCCGACAGAACTAAAAATCCAAACAATCCACAATCTGAACTTTTTAGGAGATTGACAAGATTATTTTCTGGTCCGATTATAAATTGGCGGACTCAAATGAATCGAAAGATTCGCAGGACATCTCTGGATAAATATGCGACTCAGTTTAAGTCAGCGTCTGGCCAACAATTTAAAAAATCCGAATATAGTCCTTTTGACGTGATGCATTCGAAGATAATGGCGCAACAAAATCGCGCCGAAAGGTATGTCGATTACGAGCAGATGGAATATATGCCAGAAATAGCTTCGGCCTTGGATATATATGCAGATGAGATGACGACGCATACCGCACTGACTCCCATGTTGACAATTACGTGCCCCAATGAGGAAATAAAGGCCATTTTGCGCTCACTTTACGATAATGTACTCAATATTAATCATAATCTTTTTGGCTGGTGCCGCTCGATGTGTAAATATGGAGATATCATATTATATATGGACCTCGATGAGAGGTTGGGCGTTAAATCAGTCATCCCTCTTCCACTTCGAGAGATTGAGCGCATGGAGGGCGAAGATCCGTCTAATCCAAATTATATACAATATCAATGGAACTCCGGAGGGATGACTTTTGAAAATTGGCAGATAGCTCATTTTAGAATTCTTGGAAATGACAAAAATACCCCATATGGGACTTCCGTTTTGGACGCTGGCCGAAGAATTTGGCGCCAACTAGTTTTAATGGAGGACGCGATGATGGCTTATCGTATTGTCCGATCATCGGAGAGGAGGGTTTTCTATATTGATGTTGGGAACATCGCCCCCCAAGACGTTGAGAGTTTTGTGCAAAAAACTATCACTTCAATGAAGCGAAATCAGGTAGTTGATGCAAACACTGGACGCGTCGACCTTCGTTATAATCCGCTATCTGTCGAAGAGGACTATTTCATCCCGATAAGGGGAGGAGAATCATCAAAAATAGACACACTCCAGGGCGGACAATTTACTGGAGATATCGACGACGTAAAATATTTGAGAGACAAGCTCTTTTCAGCCCTCAAAATACCATCATCATATTTGTCGAGTGATTCTGAGGCAGCGATTGAAGATAAAAATACGCTAGCTCAGAAAGATGTTCGCTTTGCAAGAACTATTCAACGGTTACAGCGCTCGGCAATTACAGAGTTGGAAAAGATAGGGATTGTACACCTATATACTTTGGGATTCCGAGGCGACGATTTAGTCAGCTTCAGACTCAGCTTAAATAATCCATCTAAAATAGCAGAACTACAAGAGCTAGAACACTGGAAAACGAAATTTGATATCGCAGGCGGCGCCACAGAGAACTTTTTTAGTAGGCGGTGGATTGCTCAAAATATTTTCGATTTATCAGATGAAGAATTTGTCAGAAATCAAAGGGAGATGTTCCACGATAGAAAATATGAGGCTGCACTTGCATCTGCGGCCGAAGAATCCGCCGAAGAGGGTTACGATGACGCAGGCGTCGATCTTGGAGGTGAAGAAGATTTCGATCTTGGAGGTGAAGAAGATTTCGATCTTGGAGGTGAAGAGGAAGCAGGGACAGAAACGGCTGAAGAAGAGCCAGAAAGCCCCCTTTTGGCCGCTCCAGCAAAAAGAAACGACAATGGCCAGAAGTATTCTAAAAACTCACTCCGCCCCTCCGCCAGGGGCAAAAAATATGTAAATAAAGGCCTTCGAGGAGGAGACGGCCGCAATGGCCGCCCCCAGAGCTATAGAAGTATCGCCATTCCTAAGCCGAAAGAGATTATACCCGGTATGATGGATATGAAAAGCTTATCTCGTGGTATTTACGAGGGCGAGCAGCCTATTTATAAAAACGAAGAAAATATTTTATTGGAATCCAACTTAGCGGTCAAAAGAGTTATTATGGAATTGCAACAAAATTCGGAGATTAAACTAAATGAAGATGAAACATAATAAAAAGAGAAACACGGCCTTTATCTTTGAAGCGCTCATACGAGAATTGACAAAATCTATTATCTCTAAAGATGATAATAAGAAGAAAACTATCCTATCTCTCATAAAAGAGAACTTCAAGGGAAGCGGAATACTAGCAAGAGACTTAGAATTGTATAAATCGATTCTTGAGACCAGGAGTGTTGATAGGAGAACGGCAGAGAAGATAATATTCGAATCTAGAATACAAAAAAAGACCATCGATCACAAAGAACTGTTCGAAAAGCAGACAGAAGTGATTAAAAAGATAAATAAGATGGTATCTCCAGGCGTATTTAATAACTTTATTCCAAATTATAAAGATATGGCAACAATATTCCAAATATTTCATCCAAAAACGAAGACAAAGCAGCGAATATTGATGGAAAACCAATTAGCTGACAAGATGATTTCCGATAAAGAGCGCGAGAAAGAGTTATTGAGGCCAATTGATAATCTGACATACAAGACGTTCGTTAAAAAATTCAATGAGAAATATGGTTCCTCCCTGATGGAGGTGCAGAAAGAGCTATTAAAGAGATATATCGGATCATTCACAGATAATGGAATAGAATTAAAGATATTCCTAAATGAAGAAATACCAAGACTGAGAAAAGAGGTGCAAGTAGCCCTCGGAATGGAAGAAATTAGGTCAGACAGTGATATGCTCTCTGGCGCCAAAAAAGTCTCTTCGATGCTTGACAATATGATAAAGAGACCAGTGGATAATATTTTTATTCACGATATCTTGAAGATACAAAATTTAGTTAAGGAAATTAAAAGCTAATGGCATCATTAACCGTCTATATGGGCCCCGAGGCCAACAAAAAAAGAGTAACTTTGGAGTTGCAAGCCAGAAAGACGTTGGATGGTAACATTCTGATCTTTGATCATCAAGAAATCGATATCGTCATAATGCCAAAAAAGAAAAAAGTGGTTGCTTTTGCGAAAGATGACTTTTCTGACACTGTTTACGAGGTTCAAAATAGACTATTCGACCACCTGAAGAAGAAGGGGATCGTTTCTTATGACTCAATAAGAGGGGGCAACGTTTATGGTTCGTTTGAGGGCCTAATAGAGGAATCTGCTGATGAAAGTATCAATCCTGTTGATTACGCCCTATACAATATCTATACTTTCCTGAAAGAAGAGGCGCCTTATTACAATTATATCGAGGATTACGAAAAAATGCTCGATGATTACTACACTAGTCCGACCGATGAAGACTCAACGGAACTAGGTGAGGTGCCGCAAGCCTCCGAAAAGGGCGCCCTTAAGCCCGGCTACAACTACGAGCCGTATTGGATGAGCTATATGCTCGAAGAAAGCAAGGAAAAGTAGTGAGTCTTGTTTACTTTATTTTAGCATCGCACGGGCTCACCCAACTGCTATGTTACGCGAAGATTTTTGACAAGATTCGCCCCACTGGCTATTTCTGGTGCTGCCCCATGTGCATTGGATTCTGGGTTGGAGTATTTTTGTGCGTCATTAGCCCCTTGACTGAACTATTTACTTATGAACTTTCGATCACGAATCTTTTAATTTGTGGTGGAATAAGCTCAGGAACATCATATATTTTGAGCATGGTATTCGGAGACGAAGGCATAAACCTAAAAAAAGGAGGTGAATATGTCTAAAAGATGGTTGATTCGCGGTGTCCGTCGTTGCAAAAACGGCTGTTGACTACTTTAGAAGGAAATTAAAATGAGTAAAGTTTTACTAAGAGAATATTACGCCCTCTGTGAGGGCGGCGTCTGTCAAGATTTGTTGACAGAGGCAGAAAAAAGAGACATTAAAGAAAATAATGCCATGTACTTGACAGGCTTGATGCAACAAGCTGACCTACAAAATGGCAATGGAAGGGTATATCCACAGCAAATACTCATGAGAGAGATAAAGACATACCAAAAGCTTGTTTTGGAGCGCCGCGCCTTGGGAGAATTAGATCACCCGGATGATTCCATCATTAACTTGAGGAATGCCTCTCACATGGTCTCCCGGATTTGGACTGAGGGCCCAAAAGTCATGGGAACAGTGAAAGTTCTCAATACCCCTTCTGGGAATATCTTGAGGGGACTCGTCGAGAGTGGGTGTCAATTGGGCATTTCATCGAGAGGTCTGGGTTCAGTAAGAGAAAACATGGACAGTAGTGTCGTGGTCGAAGATGATTTTCAATTGATCTGCTTCGATTTCGTATCAGAACCATCAACGCCAAACGCATACATGCAACTGCAAGAAGGTAAGAAATACGATGAACCAAACATTTTTACCAAAGCAGATAGAATTAATCGTGCTTTGAACAGTATTTTGGGTGATAAATGAAAAAAAGTGAACTACAAAAAATCCTAAAACCCCTTATCAAAGAGTGTATTAAAGAAGTGATCTTTGAAGAGGGGGTTTTGTCAAATTTGATTAAAGAAATAGCCGTTGGTTTGGGAACTCAGCAGCCACTCGTTGAGATAAGAAATCCAGAGCCACAATATGACTTCTCAAGGCAACAAGTTGAGCTTCAAGAGGAGGCCTCCGAGGCTCTAAAAGAGAAGAAGAAGAAACTAGAGGAGTCAATGGGTGCCGGATTCAGTGGCATATTTGATAATGTGGCTCCGATATCAAGAGCAGGCACCCCAGGGGCCCCCACATCACAAAGTCCATTATCTACTTACGCACCGAATGATGCTGGTGTGGATATCAGCGGGATTATGGCAATTGCAGGCGGAAAAAATTGGAAAAATATGATTTAGTTTCTTATTTAACTATTTATATAGGTAAAGTGAACTAAATATATGTCAAGATTTAGGCCAAGTAGAAATTACGTTAGTGGCAAAGTTGTATTTGATGGAGGCCCCGTTGATATATCAGGTGATCTGGTTGTATCTGGGTCCGTAACAGCTAACGAATATAATGTAAATGTCATTAATACAAATGTGACTCATATTGACATGGATGGGTCAACAAAATTTGGAGACACTCCAGATGACACACATGTCTTTACGGGCTCGGTCTTTATTGACGGCCCCCTATCTGCTAGCAGTATTGTCGGCGGCGGCGCCACAACACCGGGCGCCCCAGTCAACTCGGTTCAATTTAACGATGCTGGTGCATTTGCTGGTGATGCCGATTTTACGTGGGACAATGCGGCAAATGTACTGACCGTGACTGGTGACATTACAGCATCCGTAAATATTTCCGGAGCCTTTTTCTACGGCGATGGATCCGGCCTGACCGGTGTCACAGCAACAGCAGCCCCAGCCGGATTAAATACAGAGATCCAATATAATGCTGACGGCATATTGGGTTCGGACGCCGATTTTACATGGAGTAGTGGTAGTAACACCCTGAGTGTTAATGGATCCATAACTTCGTCAGCCATCCTGATATCTTCCTCTGGCGATCCAGGCCCCCTTTTAGCAGTTTGTGGAAATGATTTTCCGTGTCTGTTGTCCGTCGACGCCTCCAGTAGCATTGACGGCGGTGGACGCGTACTAATTCGAACCTCAAACGATGACATAGAACTTCCAACTTTCACGGCCCAGAGGGGCGCACTTCACTTGGAGCAGGAGTCTACTTCTTCAGCGGCCCTCAATGCAAACGGCATCTCTATGTATACCTATGCTCAAGAGCAATACCAATCTAGCATTAGGTTACATACTTGGGATCCAGTTCCGGGCGGCGCATCACACTTGTCTTTCTTTACAAATGAGGGCACATTCCCCCGCAGAGGATTTGTGCTGGACAACCAGCGTCTTGGTAGAATAAATTTCGGAGGATACGATGGCAATCAATCAGCATTTGGGTGTTATATTCAGGCCCGAGCCGATGAAGACTGGCATTTTTCAAGTAAAAACGGCACAGACCTTCAGTTCTACCTGGTCCCGAAAGAAAAGGGGTACTCGCCAAATTTAAGAGAGAGAATAAGGATGACCGGCGAGGGGCACTTGATTGTTTTTCCTTATTCCGCCTCCAATGATGACGCTGATCTGATACAAAACAATTTTCTTTCAAGCCCAGGCTCTCCTGCATTACAAGTCTATGGCCCCACCATTTTTGGCAGTTCATCGCTGAATACACACACCTTCACCGGCTCAGTTAATATAAGCGGAGATCTGAGTGCCTCTTTAAATATGTCAGCCAGTGCGTTTTATGGTGACGGATCAAACTTAACAAATGTAAATGCATCTCTTTTAGTTGGAAACTCTCTCTTTGTCGATAGCGTCAACGGAGATGATGGAACCGCAACGAGGGGAAATGAGTCCCTTCCCTATTTGACAATCGCTGCAGCCCTCGCGGATTCCTTGAGTGGTGATGCTATTTATGTTGGCCCCGGCGATTATCCGGAAACGTCCCTGTCCCTTACCACCGGCCGCGCCCTATTTGCTCCTGCCGGATACTCTCAAACTTCAATCGGTATAACATCTTCTGCTACCGATATCATCGCGGCAGTTGATAATACTTGGATCGAGGGTTTTACTATTCATGTTCCGACTGGATCTGGAAATGCGGGGATTCGATATACTGGGACTGGTGGGACAATGCTGGCTTACTCCATGGCCTATTCTGGCGACGGCGCAAGTGGCCTCGGCGATGGCTTTGTAAAGACGGGTACTGGAAAGGTTGTAGGGGCAGAAGTTAGGCTCGCCAAGGGCGGCCTGAATTCCATGATCAGGGTTGATCAGGGAGTCATGGCTTTCGAATCAATACACGTTCCCGGAGCCACAGGTGTCATAGAAAATGTGGCAATAGCAGAGGGCACCGGCCGCGCTCAATTGATCAATTTTAATGTTGGGAATCCAAACGTTGTTGATACAATGACAGTTTCTGGTTCGGCAACTGCAATTTGTTTAAACGTCAATTGGTTCAATGTGGCAAATGGAATAAATTTACTGCAAGACGGAGTGACCCTTGAGGTCAACGGCGGAAAGGTACAGCCAACAACATATAGTATTAAAATGGATCTTGCAACTACCTGGACAACCGCTACGGGAATAACACTTACGAATGTTAGTTTGATTCCGACATATTATGTTCCACCAACCGCATTCTCAAGCAACTTTGAGGCATTCTATTCTCAAAAGAAGGGAGAAGATTACGCAGGCGCCGTGAGGTTGTTGGGAGTTGATTTCGTCGCAGGACTCCCAGAGAAAGGCTCAGGCATAATGGCCGGACGAGGCGCTTCTTTTGGCTTAAATACAAAGGTTTATACGAGCGACGGCACAGACACGTCGACGACGGTAGGCGCAGTGATAGATGTCACGCCGACAGCATCCTCTATGGAAGATTCAACGTTCACTTTTCAGGGAGGCGCTGTAGATCACTGTATCTATTATGGAACGATTAGGCGAACCCCTGATAGCCAATTGGTTAAGAACTTTGGGACATTGATTGACACCACCGCTGGATCCCTCACCGGGTCCTATGTCTTTGAAATTTGGGATGGTGCAGCCTGGGCGGATGTGGATTACATGTGTACTTCAGTAGATGAGGGATACAGGTATGCTAATAATCCTTTTATGAGGCCCTCAAGTAGAGAATTCATAAGAACAGGCGTTACTCCCGAGACAACCTGGGCAACATCTTCAATCGACGGAATCGACGCTTATTGGTCGAGATGCAGGATAACAACTTCTGCCAGTTTGCCAACTTTCGAAAGATGGTGGCTGACCCCCTCACACTTCATGGTTAGCACCGAGGGCGTTAGGCAATCACACGGCTCGGCAGCTTGGAAAGAAACTCTTGTAGGTGCAGGTAATATCTTTGGAGAATCCGGAGGAGTGGTCACGGCAAATCCTGCAGTCGGATCGGGAGTAGTCCCGAATGCTTGGAATCACAACATGCCAAACTCCCTCTTAAACTCACCAGGGGGTGATGCAATCTATACTCAGTTTGCCCTGCCAGCGGGAATTGATACATCATTCCCCTTGACTTTCAAAGTCCTATACTCCCTAGATGACTCCTCCCCCGCTGTCGATTTCCCAACGGGAATTTTATCCGCAATACCATTTGGGGTCACGGGAATAGCGATTGCCGACCCGACTGGAGGGAAGATTCCAACCGCTCGCCAATTTGACAACACAGAAACCTTAACGTCCAAAGCGGCTCCTCTCGCTCTATCTTCGTCTATGCAGCCACCCGGCGCCGTGTTAGGCGATGATCTCAGTAATAAAATCTTTTCTATCGAATATTCATCATTATCTATTGAGGAATACTACGAGGACGACATAATCGCAATCCGCTTTGAGTTGGACGACGACGGAGATCCAGCCTACAATGTTGCCATTTGGGCAGTTATTGTGGAAGGGCACAAATTCACAGATGGGAAAGCAATCTAATGGCGGGAAATTTTAATTTATTATATACACAATCTTTTACGGCGACAGACACAATCGTTGTCAATCACTCTCTCAATAGATATCAGATGGGTGTCATAATTACCATTGCCGGCTCAGCAGATAGTTCGGCACTTATTTCCTCTATTGATCTCGACCCCGTGGATCCGAGAAACTCCCTAACAATTACTTTGACTTCTGCTCAAACCGGATTTGTCAAGATTATAGACACAGATTATTCTTGGGCGAACATGCTGACCCCAGAAGAGAGTGCAGAACTTCCAGATGCTATAATTTCTGGTTCTGCCGCTGCCGGCGATCTTTCTGGAGCATATCCAGATCCAAGTGTTGCGACCGTTGGCGGAACACTAGCAGCAACTATTGGCTCACATCCATCAGACACAGCAAATCCCCACGCAACAGACGTTGCTAATCTTGGCGCCGGAACTTTAGCAGAATTAAATACGGTAATCTCCGATGCAACTTTGGATGATTCTTCGGCCAGTCGTCCACCAAGCGGAAGCGCTGGTGGAGATCTTGCGGGAACATATCCAAACCCCAGTTTATCTACCACGGCCGTCTCCGCAGGATCGTATACTTCGGCTGATATTACTGTTGATGCCCAAGGTAGATTGACTGCGGCCTCTAATGGGTCTGGTGGGGGAGTTTTCGGACAAGATTATCAAACAGCAATTTCTGTTGCAAGAGATACTACCACCTCAACTACATTTCAGATAAAGGTTACTTTGACAACGCCGATACTGACGGGGACATATCGAGTTGGGTGGCATTCAGTGATCGACCTTGCTCGAACCGACAGAGATGGCGAATTTCAGTTATATAATGCAACAGACGCTTCGACAGTAGGGGTAGTACAACAACTGGAAGTCAAAGACATCGACAATAAAACCGTTGTTGGTGGATTCGCCGAAGTCGTATTTAGTAGTGAATCCAAGTCTTTTGAGATTCAATATAGAAGATCTTCATCGGGATCAACAACAGTGGGAATCGAAGACGCGAGAATTGAGTTTTGGAGGGTTAGTTGATGTCATTTCCTAATTATGTGGCGCCACCGAGTGTTGAAATTCATAAAGGCACTACTACTTATAATGTCCGGAGGCAAAGTTAAATGAACTATTTTTATTCACTATCCGCAGATTTCCCACAAGGCATAGATGGCGAAAAACTACACGATGAAATAGGGGGATCTATCGATATCAGCACAACAATAAATGGCATCACTATTTCTGGCGATACTGTGAAAATATCGTTTGATGAAGAGATCACCCTGGGCGAGAAAAACGACCTAGATCACATCGTAGCGACTTGCACGCCACCATCCTCTATAGATACAGCAAGAGAGGAGAAGCATTTCGAGATTGATCAAAAAACTCATGAAATTATAGAAAGAGGGTTTCAGTTTGATGGGAAGGTGTTCAGTCTCGATATCAGATCTCAGATGGAGTGGGTTTTCTTGAAGTTGATGGAGGTGGAACAAATTTGGCCCGCAAGGATTCAAACTATTGATGGAGAGATATACTATTTGCAACAAGCAGATTTACACAACTTCGCCCTGGCCGCTTTTGATAAAATACGGCAAACATTCGACAGTTCGACAGCCCTAAAAGATGATATAAATATGTACTCGACAGAAGAAGAAATTCTCAGCATCGAAGATACGAGATAATTGGAGTAAAAATGTCTAGATCTAAGCCATCTAATTTGACAGAAAGGCCGAGAGGAAAGCACGATAATGATTTGCGAATGATTCGCAGATTTATGAAAAAGATTAAAAAGTTCAGAATATTAGATGATTATAAAGAGACTCTGGTATTTGAAAAAGATTCTACAAAAAAGAGAAAAGCAAGAAAGAGAAGAAGAAAGGTTCTCGACAAATTGAGAGATGAGGAAAAGAAATCAATGGAAATCAATGATGAACTTCCCAAACTACCAAAAAAAAGAAAAACAAGAAGATAGAATTTTTAAAAACTATTTATATTATTAAAAGAAACAATGGGAGTTTATTTAAATGAGTGTATATCAATATAGAGCGGGATTGAATAATGTTGGATCCTACCAAGTTGGCGGAACTCCGTATCTGACTGGCTCAACATTGGATGGCGGTGGCGCCGAAACTAAAATAGAATTTCCCAATGTAACAAAGAATATTTTGGTAGTCAATACTTCTGCCTCTGTTCCGATTAGAGTCCACTTTAATTCTCTTTCTGACGGAAATGTAGACGGCGGACATCACTTTTTTACACTTGAGGATAAAAAAGACAATGTAACCCTAAATAGCAAGTGTAAAGAGATATTCATATCAGTATTGGCGCCTGGATTTGACGGGTCTTTCGAGTTGGTTGCCGATCTAACCGGGATTAAATCTACTGAAATGTTCGTCCTAACTGGATCCGGACTTACAGAGTAGAAAAGATTTCAATTTATTTTTTATAAAACAAACTCTTTATAAAAAGGTCTTTTTATGTTTTAAAAGACTATTTATCTGTGAGGTAATTTTTTTTAAGGAGTTCACAAATGTCTTCACTTTTGGAACAAGCAATAATTGACGCATCGGCGCTAAAAGAAGCTGCTGTAAAAAATGCAGAAACAGCAATATTGAATAAATATTCAAGCGATATCAAGGAGGCCGTTGAGAGCCTCTTGGAGCAAGAAGATGAGGAGGTGCTAGATCCCATAGATCCCGAGACACCAGACATTCCTCTTGCTGGTGCTCCCGCCGATAGCGCCGAAGAAGTTATTACTTTGGATTTTGAAGAATTGAAGGAAATGGCGGAAACCTTAGCGGAAAAAGATCAAGAACTGATTGGCTCGGAGTACGCACATTCTGCAGCTAGCGATGAGGAGGGACAATTGTCACCTCCCGAGACGGAAGTCGATAAAGTCGATGTAGATGTCGCGCTAGAAGAAGATATTGACCTGGCAGATTTGGATAATATCCTAGAAGAACTGGTTGTCGATATTGATCCTCGTAAATCCGGCTGGGCCGGAACTCCCGAAGAGGTTATGAATTATAAAGAAGAAATGGAACTCGCACACAGATCTTCAACTGCGGCTAAAGAAAAAGCCGAAGAACTTCAGTCTGCTGTCGAGAGACTTTCCGAAGAAAAACAAATTTTAAAAGATAAAAACACAAAGATTATTGAAGCCATAAAGGCTTTAAAAGAGAATTTTGATAAAGTAAATTTATCAAATGCAAGATTACTCTATACAAATCGCATTTTGACAAACGACTCCTTGAATGAGCGACAAAAACATAAAATTGTCGAAGCTTTGTCGAATGCTATTTCTATTGAGGAAGCAAAGGTTATTTTCGAGACTCTAGAAAGCGCAGTGGGTAGTGTATCAGGTAAAGCGCGACCACAATCACTCCGCGAGACTATTGAACGACCTTCTGCCACTTTACCTAGAAGAGCACCAGCTAGGAACATAGAAACTCCAGTAATGGAGAGAATGAAAATTCTAGCAGGTATTAAAAACTAGATAACAATTAGGAGAATATAAAAAAATGTCTATTTTAAATAAATTAACTGAAGGTATCGTTCGACGCGATCTTTCTAAAGAAGGTGCCGCTCTTCTCTCCAAGTGGGAAAAGACTGGTCTTCTTGAGGGGATTTCTAATGAGCGTGCCAAACACGGAATGGCTTCGTTGCTCGAAAACCAAGCTAAAGAACTTCTTCGCGAAGCCTCCACCATGGCAGGTGCCGGCGGCGGTGACGTTGAGGGTTTCGCTTCCGTAGCTTTCCCCATCGTCCGCCGCGTCTTCGGTGGTTTGATCGCAAACGATCTCGTCTCGGTTCAGCCGATGAGCTTGCCTTCTGGCCTCATCTTCTTCCTTGACTTCACACTTCACCCTCGTGATGGTGCCCGCCTTGATTCTGTTATTGGCGAGTCCGTTTACGGTGGTGGTGTTGTTGCTTCACAAATCACTGGTGGCGTCTCGCTCGCCGGTAACGAAGCAGAGCAGAGCTTTTATGCTCTGAACAATGGTTACTCCAGCCCGACTGGATCAGTTAGACCACTCGTACTAACTGATCTTGGAGCCGCTTCAGGTACTGTTGGCTCCGGCATTCCAGGTGACTGGACAGGTACGGGCCCCGGAGGCGCAGCCCTTGCTTCCCTCGGTGACCGCCTCGTCCGCTTCGATCCGGATATCGCTTCCGGCACTGCAGCATGCGTTGTTTCTGTGCCCCTCGCGACATTCACCGCTGGCCAGTTGAATATCAAGGATTATGTCACAATCACCCTTGATGATAACGCAGGCACAGTCGATGCAACCCAGGTCCGCAGATTGACCCGCGACGATCCCAATACTGCAGCAAATATTCTGCTTGTAACATCAGATGGTACAAATACTATAACACTCTCTGGTACTATGACCACTGCACCCAAAGGAGCTTCTTTTGTCATTGACGATGCGTTCCAGGCAGCAGGTGCTATTGGTTCTGTCGAAGGTATCGACGTCTGGGGTCTTGAGAATGAAGAACGTATCCCAGAAATCGACATCAAAGTCGATTCTGTGGCTGTGACCGCAAAGACCAAAAAGCTCAAAGCTAAGTGGACGCCTGAATTGGCACAAGACTTGAACGCTTATCATAATCTCGATGCAGAGGTTGAGTTGACTAGTATTCTGTCTGAGCACATTGCTCTTGAGATTGACCAAGAAATCTTGGAAGACCTTATCAAAGGTGCTACTGCTGAAACCCTGTTTTGGTCGCGACTTCCTGGAAAATTCGTGAATCGTGTCACTGGCGGCGCTCTGGATTCCGTAACTAACGGCTTCCCAGACTTCACCGGCAACGTTAGCGAATGGTATGAGACCCTCGTCGAGACCATCAATGACGTCTCCGCACAGATCCACAGAAAGACACTTCGTGGTGGTGCCAACTTCATCGTTGTTTCGCCTGAAGTTGCAAACCTCCTCGAATTCACTGCTGGATTCCGTGGATCCGTCACTCACGATGATGATCGTGGGCAAGTTGGTGCAGTCAGAGTTGGCTCCTTGAGCAAGAAGTTTGACGTATATGTTGATCCTTACTTCCCGAGAAACGTTGTTCTCGCGGGTCGCAAAGGCTCCTCATTCCTCGAAAGTGGATACGTTTACGCTCCGTATGTGCCGCTCCAGATGACTCCTACCATTTTTGGTACTGAGGATTTCGTGCCGCGCAAAGGCGTCATGACTCGTTATGCCAAGAAAATGGTTCGTCCTGATATGTATGGACTTGTCATTGTTCAAGATCTTGTATAATAGCCGAATAGCTACACAATAAGAGAATTAATGCCCTCCCACTTTTTGTGGGGGGGTTTTGTTTATCTAGAAACTACTTAATCTAGGAGGAAACAACTATGGCGCTACCGACATTAACCCCCGCAAGCCAGATGAGTAAAGCGATCTTGCCCCCCACGGGCAATGTGAATAACGTTTCCGCCGCTGTACCATATGGAATGTACACCGGATCGGCTGATTTTCTGTCCGGCGCCTCTGATCAGGTTGCTTATACTTATAAGAAACTGGGCGGCGATGTTTTGGATATCGAATTGAAGGCGGCAAATGTATATGCGAATTATGAAGAGGCGGTCTTAGAATATAGCTACCTGATAAATCTACATCAGACAAGAAATGTTCTTTCCGATGTCCTCGGCCAGGCAACTGGAACATTCGATCACCATGGCGAATCAAAAACGGGCCCAGAAAACGTAAATTTAAAATATCCACGAGTCATGTTCGAATACGCCAGGAGAGTTGGTGATGGAATATCTTTTGAAGCTAACGTTGGTGGAACTATTCCGATATACTCGGCCTCCTTTAAATTAAAGGAAAATCAGCAGGACTACAATTTGCAATCAATAATCTCATCCTCAGCCGCCTCTGGCGTAGATCCAACCGGAAATGCCGTTCCATTTGCTGGAATAGTGGGAGATAAAAGAGTTATTGTAAAGAAAGTTTATTATAAGACGCCTCACGCTATGTGGAGGTTTTTTGGCTATTTTGGGGGCCTCAATGTGGTTGGAAATCTAAATTATTATGGACAGTTTACAGATGATTCATCATTCGAATTGGTGCCGACTTGGCAAAACAAACTTCAGGCAATGGCCTTTGAAGATAACTTATGGACAAGACTATCTCATTATTCATATGAACTGAAAAATAACCGATTAAGAATATATCCGATTCCTCAAATATTGAGTACTTATTTGTATATGTGGGTCGAATTTTCAGTTATACCAAATAGCTGGGATGAGTCACCAGACTATGATTCTGGTACAGATGGAATTAACAATTTAAATACGGTTCCTTTTGACAACTTACCTTATAAGAATATCAATGCCATCGGAAAGCAGTGGATCAGGCGCTTCGCTCTTGCACTCTCGAAGGAGACCCTGGGCCAGATAAGAGGAAAGTTTCAGACAATACCAATTCCAGGAGAATCAGTAACTCTCAATGCTACTGATTTGTTATCGCAGGCAAAGGATGAGCAAGAAAAATTGAGAACAGAGTTGAAGGAGATTATGGATCAACTGACATATGTGGAGATGGCAAAAAGTGATGCTGAGAAGGTCGAAGCAGTGGGATCAATTCAGAAAACAATCCCAAGGCTGATATATCAAGGATAAAACATGAGCAGTGAAAAAGAAAAGTTTCAGGGTTTTCGTCCTTATTTTAAGGAAGACCTCTTAGATGACAGTCGAGTTCCATTGAAGGAGATCTCCCTGATGCCATCAACAGTGGAAACTATTGATCTGGCCCTTTTTGATTGGGTTAGTGAAACAATGGATTTATATTGCACGACCAATGAGGGATGGAAGAAAGTTCCTATTATATGGTCGATGCCCGAGAGATCATTTCAGATAAAAGACAATAAAGATTTGAGAAATTCTAATAATATCTTCACGCTCCCCGTGATATCAATCGAGAGAAAATCTTTAATAAAGGATCCAAGCATGAAAGGCGTTGCATGGGCCCATTTACCACAATATAATGATCCTCGCGGAGGAACTATAGAGGTATCCAGGAGAATTCAGCAAGATAAGACGTCGAACTTTGCTAATGCCACATCGCAAAGAAAGTTTAAACAGCAAAATTTCCCATTTAATAACAAGAAAGTAGTCTACGAAACGGTCACAATGCCAATTCCCACATATGTGGTAGCAACTTATTCTTTGGTCATTAGCACTGAATATCAGCAACAAATGAACGAGATTTTTACTCCATTTTTAACGACCACTGGACAAATTAACAATTTCTTTATACATAGAGACGGGCACAAGTTCGAAGGATTCATTCAGAATGATCCATCTCTGGATAACAATTTATCAGACTTAGCAGAAAAAGAAAGAAAGTTTAAAACTACGATTGATTTAAAAGTATTGGGGTATTTGTTGAGCGCCGGCAAGAACGACGAACGCCCCAAAATTACGATCAGGGAGAATGCGGTAGAGGTTCGTATGCCGAGAGAGAGAGTTATATTTGGGGATAAAAAGGAATATAAATAATGGCGGATGATGAAAAAAAGTGGAGCAGACCGTCGAACCCGCCACCGCCTCTTTTTTTGGGCGAGAGCGAAAGAAACTTAGTTAAGCAAGTTAACGATGAACTGATAGAGCGAGTCATCGGCCAGGCTATCACTTACCTCCCTATTTCCATGGAGAGGACAAATTTTCATCCACTTTACGGCGAAGCGATAGAAAAAAGTTTCATGCCCCCAGTTAGAGTCTACGCGCTTGTGGAATTTCCGGGAATAACCACAACAACTGATCACTATGGGTTGGATAAGGAATATCCAATAACGGTTAGATTTCACGAAAGAAGGCTTTTTGAAGATCAGGATTTGTACATCCGAGAAGGTGATTATATTCAATATGGAACATCATTTTTTGAAATTGTATCTCTGAAGGAGGACCGCCAGCTTTTTGGCCAGGTTGAACATCTTTTCCAGATCGAGGCCAAATGTATAAAGACCAGAAAAGGACTCATAGATCTGGATGTGCTCCCACCTGAGACGATTTCTGCAATCATTGAAAGTTCGGACTCTGAATCTGCATCAACCTCTGGCGGCGGCCCATCATCAACACCCACCCAGGTCGTGAGAGTGTGCTATGTGAATGATGCTACAGTGCTCCTAGCGGCAGATACGTCGCTCAATGGGTTTCTGGGCGTGGGAGAATTGTCACTTACCACCGCAGCAGTATATGAAGACGGCCTGCGTCAAAAATTAACAGGACTCCCGGCAACTGGTGATTATTATATCGATGATGGCACCTTGTATAGTGTTATGGATATTGAGATCGACCAACGTGTTTTATTGGAGGTCTTGACTTTGGTATGAGTACTTTTCGTGAACATAAATCAGTTGCAGACCGGTCGGCATCGGACAGGAAGAGACACAAACATAAGATCGAGAAAGCACTCCGAGAGGGAATCAAGGATGTAGTCGCCGATGAATCCATTATCGGCCAGGACGGCAAAAAGAGAATAAAGATTCCAGTAAAAGGAATCAAGGAATATCAATTTATATATGGTGAGAATAAAGACAATAATAAAGCCGGCTCAGCCGGCGATAAACAAGTCAAAAAGGGTCAAATTTTAAGAAAAAAGCCACGAAAGGGAAAAGGCAAAGCCCCCGGTAAGAAAGGCAGTGACGAGCCGGGAGAAGAATATTACGAAGTAGAAATAACTCTAGAAGAGTTGGCAGAATATTTATTTGATAATTTGGATTTGCCTGATTTACAAAAAAAGAAGTTTAGGTTTATTAAAGATAAAAAACTCAAAAGACGCGGCTACCGAAAGAAGGGAATCAGAACTAGACTATCGAAGAAAGAAACGATAAAAAGAAAGATAAGAAGAAAAAAGAGAGCCATAGCTTCCGGAGCCTTTGATCCCGAGGGTGAAGAGAGATTCCCATTCCACCAGGATGACTTGAAATATAAACATATGAAAATAAAGAATGTTGAGAATAGCTCAGCAGTCGTCTTCTTTCTTATGGATGTATCAGGGTCTATGGACAAAAATAAGAAATATTTAGCACGAAGTTTTTATTTCCTACTGTATCAGTTCTTGAGATATCGATATGAGAATATTGATGTGGTTTTTATATCTCATTCAACAGAAGCTAAGGAAGTTGGCGAATCGGAATTCTTTGAAAGGGCCACTTCCGGAGGAACTCTAATGTCTTCAGCCCTCCAGATGGAAAAAGACATCATAGAGAAAAGATATCATCCGTCTTCATGGAATATTTATACTTTTTATTGCGGCGACGGAGAAAATTGGACCATTGATAATGCAAAATCAATAGACTTGATAAAGTCGTTGGCAGAGGTTAATCAAATGGTGTGCTATGCAGAAATTAATCCGTTCTTCGCTTCCGGGTCAGATAATGATACATTTTTTGTGTTACGCCCGGAAAATGACCCTAATAGTATTTGGTCACGCTTAGGAGTACTTGAAGGTGGGAACATAAAGATGGTAAGAATGGCCACTCCCGAAGATATCTGGCCATCTTTTCAGAAACTGTTTGGGGGTGATATTTCATGAGGGACTGGACTGTAAAAGAATTACAAAAATGGGATAAAGAAATTTGCAAAATAGCAAAAGAAAAATATGATCTTGATTGGTTCCCAATAGAATATGAGATATTGGATTATCATGAGATGTTGAGTTCTATGGCGTACAGTGGCCTGCCGACTCACTATCGACATTGGTCATTCGGAAAAGCGTTCGAGAGGACCTCTACTCGCTACAACTTGGGAATGGAGGGTCTGCCATACGAGATGATCATTAATAGCGATCCTAGCATTGCCTATTTGATGCTTGAGAATCCAATGAGTATACATTTACTAACAATGGCACACTGTGTGGGTCATTCTGATTTTTTTAAAAATAATCGCATGTTTAAAGATACGGATCCTGCAAATATCATATCTAAATTTAAATCAGCATCAAAAAGAGTAAGGGATTATATCGAAGATCCAAGTATTGGAATTGATAAAGTAGAGGCAATGTTGGATGCATGCCACTCAATACAGTATCAAGTACAAAGGACTCCTGGAATAATAAGAGATGCGGATACTGACAAAAAAGAAACAGAAAATAATAGTAAAAAAATAATAAATGAATTATTTCATTTCGAAAACTTGAAGGATTATAATTTGCTTGGCTTCATAAAAGAGAACTCTCGCAATTTGGAGGACTGGCAAAGAGATTTGGTGGGGATGGTTGAGAGGAGGTCTCAATATTTTATTCCACAAGCGAAAACAAAGATCATGAACGAAGGCTGGGCAGTCACAATTCATGAAAAGATCATGAACGATTTAAAACTACCAGACAAATATCAAATAGCTTTTTTGAAATCGCATAATCAAGTTGTGAGGCCGGTAGTTGGCAGAATTAATCCATATCACCTTGGATATAGCATGTTCAAGAAGATAGAGAAGCAGCGCGGATTTGAGGAGTGTAAGCTGGTTCGAGAGACGCATGACGACGAGGCTTTTATAAGGAAATACTTAGATGAAGAATTGTGCAGAGAGCTAAATCTATTCAGTTATTCCTACAATAGACTGGGAAGAAAATACTCAATTAGTGATATTTCTGACAAAGAAGGGTGGAAAAGCGTGAGAGACGCCCTAATTAGCAATGTGGGACTTAACAGCGTGCCCGTTGTTTATGTCGATAAGTTTAATAAGAAAATGAATATCCTTTATTTGAAACACGAGCATGACGGCAGAGATCTGGAGATCAAATATGCAAACAAGGTGTATGATCATATTAGATTTTTGTGGGATGATGATATAATATTTACTTCCATTTTGGAAGGTGAACTATGGGAATTTTAAGATGACAAAAACAAATGAATTTTTAGATATCGTTGAGAAGAGAAGCAAGGAAAAAAAGAGAAGTAAGTTTTCTGGTGCTTTTTCCGACTATTTGGATTTGGTGGAAGAAGACAGAGGAATTTCCATCTTGGCTCACAGAAGGCTATATGATACAATAAAATCCTACGGAATAACAAGAATGACGCCAGATGACGGCCGCTGCGCAAATCTATTTAATGGCGAAAAAATAAGAACCTACGACTATTTTCAGTCCAATTTCTTTGGTATGGAGAGGTCCTTGGCTAAAATTATGAGATATTTGCACTCTGCGGCCATGCGAGGCGAGGAGAGCAAGCAAGTTCTTCTTCTGCTGGGCCCAGTTGGGGCTGGAAAATCTGCTCTAATCGAACATATCAAACGCGCTTTGGAGTCTGCAGGCTCATTTTATCAAATAGGTGGTTGTCCGATTCAAGAGGAGCCGCTACATTTGGTTCCGAGGAGCTTGAGGGAGGAATTTAAGAATATTTATGGGATCTCGATTGAGGGAGATTTGTGTCCCGTCTGTCGACATAATTTGCTAAATGAGTACGACGGTGATTATTTAAACATGCCAGTGGTTGAGACGACTTTCTCAATAAGGGGTCGCAGAGGTATCGGAGTTGTTCCGCCGATGGACGCAAATACTCAAGATACCAGCATCTTGATAGGCTCTGAGGATATTTCTAAGTTAGATTTGTATCCCGAAGACGACCCGAGAGCCCTGAGTTTTAATGGGGCCTTTAATGTCGGAAATCGAGGGATTGTTGAGTTTGTAGAGGTATTCAAAAATGAGATAGAATTTCTCCACACCATGATCACAGCAACGCAAGAGAAGGCTATTCCAAGCCCCGGAAAGGGCGCCATGATTTATTTCGATGGGGTTATATTAGCTCACTGCAATGAGGCAGAATGGAATAAGTTTAAATCAGAGAACACCAATGAGGCTATTCTAGATAGAATTGTTAGAGTGAATGTTCCATATTGCCTTGAGGTCACAGAAGAACAGAAGATATATCAAAAAATGCTCGATGAGTCTGATTTTGATGCACATATTGCACCACACACGCTTGAAATTGCAGCAATGTTCGCTGTACTATCCCGTCTAAAGATCTCCAACAAGGTTGATCCCATTACAAAGATGAAGATTTACAATGGGGAGGAAATTGTTGAGAAGGGATATATTAAGAAAATCGATATTAATGATCTCAGAGAAGAGGCGAGAGATGAGGGAATGACTGGCCTCTCAACTAGATTCATAATGAAATCAATCGACGCCGCTTTGGCCGATTCGGATAGAAATATGGTTACTCCTATATCAATTCGAGATGCTCTGGTGAAACAAGTCAAAGAACAAGTTGTCGTCGAAGAGCTAAGAGAAAAGTATCTATCATTTCTCCAGAAAGAGCTTCACGATGAATATTTGAGAATACTAGAAAAAGAAATAACCAAAGCTTTTGTTTCTGCGTATAAAGAGCAGGCTGAATCACTCTTTGACAATTATCTTGATCATGCTGAAGCGTATGTCAACGCCACAAAGGTGAAGGATAACATCACCGGAGAGGAGATGGTCGCTGATGAGGAATTTTTGTGCTCCATTGAAGAGCAAATTGGTATTGTCGGCTCGGCACGAGAAAACTTCAGAGCAGATATAACTGCTTATATGTTTGCCAAGTTGAGAAGAAAAGAGAAAATTGACTGGAGAGCATACGGCCCGCTTAAAGAAGCAATCGAGAACAAACTATTGGATTCGGTGAGAGACATATCCAGAATTGTGACTAAATCAAAGTCCAGAGACAATAAGCAGAAAAAGAAATACAATGAGATGGTCAAGACTCTCATTGAGGACTATGGATATAGCGAAGATTCTGCAAATGAAATTATTAAATATGCCTCGAATAATCTCTGGCGCGATAGCTAAGATATTTTAAAAAATAGTATTTAAAATAAGCCCCTTATTTCATTTAGAAAAGGGGCTTCTTTGTGTCTTTTCGATATCGGACTCTCTATGTATTCCCGGACAAGGATATAAATCACTCTCGTCCCTGGTTTCTTTAACAATGTTTATCGAAACTGGCATATTTTAATTTCAAAACAATAAGGAGAAAATAACAATATGGCTAAAACAAGAATTAATGTCCGTCAGGTCGACCTGGAACTTGCAGGTGGAGCCTCGGACTATGAAACAATGGCAGAAGCAGTCGCCGCAGAGGGCGCAGCCCTCGTTGGTAAGCTGGTTCCTGCTAAGTTTGACCCAAAATATTTGGGTGTTAGTCTTTCTGTCGCCGATTATGACGGTGCAGCATCTGACTATACAATCGTAAACAAGGGAGTACTGACCTCCCTGTCAGCCTCAATCACGGCTACCACAGACCTCCACATGAGCTACCTGAACGCCGATTATAATGCCCTCCTGACGGCTTCGGCTGAACGTGCAGCACTTCAGGCTGATATTGATCAGAACGAAGCAGACGCAGACGCAGCAATCGCAGCACTTCAAGCTGACGTTGATCAGAACGAAACAGACGGCGATACCGATCGCGCAGCAATTCGCTCTGAATTCGCAGCAGCAGATGCAATCCAGTGGAAGAACGTGCTAGGCGCCGTAGGCGCAGTTCAAGCTGACGTTGATCAGAACGAAACAGACGGCGATACCGATCGCGCAGCAATTCGCTCTGAATTCGCAGCAGCAGATACAGCAATTCTGCTCCAAATCGCTACGAACCTAACAAACGGTACCGCAGCCCTCGCAGCAGTTCAAGCTGACGTTGACGGTAACGAAGCAGACGCTGACGCAGCAGACGCAGTTCTCCAGGGTCAGATTACATCTAACGATGCCGACATCGCTACGAACGCCGCCGACATCGCAACAGAGACAGCACGCGCTCTTGCAGCAGAAGCAGTTAATGCTGGCTTGATTAGTGCAGAAGCGACTCGCGCTACTGCAGCAGAAGGTGTACTCACCACAGATGTGTTGGAACTCAACGCTGATGTCCTCGCACTTCACGGAAGACACTTCAGAGCAAGTAGTGTTGTAGTTGCAGGAGGCGCCCATGGTGTTTCTGTTTCTCCAGCAGACGCAGGCTCGTTGCAAGTATTTGTTAACGGTCTACTTAAAGTGGCTGGAGACGATTACACTGTAACTGCAGACGGAAACGGTTCTGTTACTGACGTTAGTGTTCTTGGTTGTGAAGCAGGTGATGATGTCACCGTCATGGGTCAAGGATACGTGTCTCTAACATCGTAATCTAAATCATTAATGTGATATTCCAATTTTATTGAAATATTGCTTGGCCCTCCCAAATTAATGGGAGGGCCTTTTTTTTAAAACTATTTAAAATTGATTGCATGTCAAGGAGTCACAAACATGTTCGAGAAAATAAGAAACTTTTTTAACCCTGCTAGTAAGGCTGAATCGGAAGAAGAAGTCTCCGAAGAGTTAATCCAGGAGCCCAAGCCAGAAATACCAGATACGCTTGAGGTCCCATGGGAAGACATAGTTCAATTGAAGAATATCGATATCGCCAGAAAGAAGGTCTATAGCCAGTTAAAAGAGTTATTATATAATGCGAAGCTTGCTGAAAGAAACGCTTTTCAGACCTTGGACGCCTATCGAGACATCGAGAAAGAAAAGCTAGAAAAACTGCATGAAAAATACAAAATCCCAGCAGATGGGAGCTACGACTTCGAATTACCAGAGGTAACGGGCAAGCGAGGATACTTTAAGAAAAGAAATAAGTAGACTCATTCTAGAATATTTAATATGACTTTGAAAAAATAATAAACTATTTATAGTATAACAGGATTTTATTTCCCGTAGGAGAAAATTTAAATGTCAGTCAAAAAGTTCAAATTTGTATCGCCAGGTGTGTTTTTAAGCGAAGTTGACAATTCGCAACTACCTGCTGCAGAGCGAGAAATCGGACCACTTCTTGTAGGCCGAACCCAATTCGGACCAGCCATGAGGCCCGTCACGGTCCAGTCTTTTTCGGAATATGTAGAGACTTTTGGAAATCCAGTGCCAGGGTCATCCGGCGGGGATGTCTGGAGAGATGGTAACCAGCAGGGCCCCACCTATGCGGCTTACGCAGCCCAAGCTTATCTTAAGGCGGACGTGGGCCCAGTGACAATGGTTCGTTTGTTGGGTTCGGACAATCCAGACTTCATCGGAAGTCCGGTCGCATCAAATCGCGCCGCCGCAGGTTGGGCGACAGAAGGCACAATTGACCCAGGAAACGACGGTGGCGCCTATGCCCTGGTTGTTTGCAATAGTTCTTCTACACCCACTGGAGAAGTCCAAACAGCAACGATAGGGGCTATCTGGTACATCAATGACGGCACAATATCCCTAAGCGGAACTCTCGCCGGCCCTGGAGGGGCAACCAGCCAAACTGGCTCATATGCACTCTTCAGAAACAATGGGTCAGCATTCAATCCAGAATATACAGCTATCATAAAGGACTCGGGAGGAAATATAGTCCACAAGACTGCATTCAATGGAGATCCTGATTCTGCCAAGTATATTCGCAATGTTTTTAATACAAATCCACAACTGTTAAACTCGGATGTGGTGGACACAAGTGCCTTTTCTCATGGAGAGGATCTATATTGGCTTGGTGAAACATTCGAGGGTGCTTTATCAACAAAGAATTTAAGTAATCCGGACGCAATGATCGTTGCTCTAGGAAATGATATAGGAACTGTCAGCAGATCCGATATGAAAGAGAACTACCGAGAGGCATCTACTGGCTGGTTCATTTCTCAGGATTTAACAACAGATACCGGATCTTACAGCCCCAGAACTCAAGACACTCTCTTCAGAATTGTCGCGAGAGATGCGGGCGAGAGCATACAAAATACTTTAAAAATATCAATACAAAATGTCAAAGCATCTACGAGTCTTCTTGATCAATATGGAACCTTCGATGTTGTCGTGAGAAGAGCCAACGATTCGGACAATGTTGTAAAGTATGTTGAAAGATATACCAATCTGTCCCTCAATCCTGCTTCTGATAATTACATCGGTGTCAAGATAGGTGACAAATACACAGAATATGATGATGACCAAAAGAGACTTAGAGAATATGGCGAATATAATAATCAATCAAAATACATTCGAGTGGACATTAGAGATGACGTAGCATCAGGTCTAACTGATGCAAAATATCTTCCATTTGGAGTGCAGGGCCCCAGAATCCCCGCCCCCGTTACTATGAGTAGCGGCTCCACAACTATGACCGTGCCGCTAGGTCTCGGGTCAATAATAGTCACCGGATCATTAGCGGCCGATACGAAGGCATCAGCAACATCGATGTATGATGCTGGGGGATACATCCAACATACCTGTTCTGTGGAGTGGCCCCTGGTTACCTTAAGACACTCCGCTTCTGACGGGGGGATTGGAAATCCAAAGGACGCATTCTTTGGTGCCCAATCATCAACACAGGTCTCCCTCAATGACAATATTAACTTCGATCAAGGCTACGGCGACCTTCTACGGGCTTTTCCAACAGCCCTCGAAGGTACTATGGCAGCCGGCTGGGTATTCTCTCTGGATGATGTAGTCATCAGTGGATCTGCCACAGCATTTTATCAAGAAAACTCCAGAGTAAACGGCAATTCGGCAACAGCCCAGGGTGACTACAAGTCTATCTTGGAGGCTGGATATGATAGTTTTACTGCTCCTCTTTATGGTGGGTTTGATGGATTAAACATCACGGAAATTGAGCCATTTAGAAATAGCGCAATGACTTCCGCAGATAATGAGTTCACCAACTATGCTTTCAACTCAATACAACAGGCGCTTAATAGCGTGGCAGACCCAGAGGTGGCTGAATACAACCTCCTCGCTGTTCCTGGATTGACGAATACAAAGTTAACACAGCACATGATCAACACTTGTGAAGACCGCGCAGACGCGCTAGCAGTTGTTGACTTAGGGAGTGTTTATGAGCCCTTTACTGAGACAACCGACTCCTTTAAAGAAAGAATAAGCACGCCAAAGGATGCCGTAGACGCACTTAGGTTGAGGCAAATTGATTCTTCATACGCTTGCACCTATTTTCCATGGGTCCAGGTTAGGGATACGATCGCCTCACGCCTCTTGTGGGTACCACCTTCAGTAATCGGCCTTGGAGTCATGGCTAACTCGGAAGCAAAATCAGAAGTCTGGTTCGCCCCGGCTGGCTTTAATCGCGGAGGACTCACAGAGGGATCTGCAGGCCTCCCAGTCGCGGGATTGACATATAAGTTGACTTCGAAAGATAGGGATCTTCTCTACGATGCGAGCGTTAATCCAATCGCCTCATTTCCTTCCGAAGGAATCGTGGTCTTTGGACAAAAGACTATGCAAGTTCAGAGATCTGCACTCGATAGAATCAATGTCAGAAGACTAATGATTTTCATCAAGAAGCAGGTTTCCAGAATCTCTTCAGGTCTCTTGTTTGATCAAAATGTTAGCGTGACGTGGGAAAGGTTCTTGAATCAAGTCAACCCTCTGTTGGCTAGTATCCAATCCAGACTCGGCTTAACTGAGTTTAAGGTGGTCTTGGATGAAACAACTACGACCCCGGATTTGATAGATCAAAACATCATGTATGCCAAGATATTCTTGAAGCCCGCAAGAGCTATTGAATTCATCGCAGTTGATTTTGTGATCACAAGATCCGGCGCATCTTTTGATGATTAAAAGAAAACTAATAACTATTTAAGATATAATACACATCATAAAGGAGTATTTTAAGACATGGCATTCTGGACAGACGCACAAAATAAAGATCCAAAAAGAGCATTTAGATTTATGGTCCAAATTGGCGGCATGGAAAATGGCGCTACTTGGTATGCTAAGGCAGTGACGAAGCCAAAAATAACTGTTGAAGAGGCAGATCACACTTTTCTAAATCACAAATTTTACTATCCTGGGAGAACAAGCTGGGATTCCGTAGAAATTACCCTGGTCGACCCCGTTAGTCCGGACGCCGCTGCAAATACTGCAGCCATCATTCGTGCTTCTGGCTATACTCCACCAAAAGATGTCAATGACGTTACCACTATGTCAAAAGCAGCAGCAGTTAAAGCTCTCAACGGCGTAGTGATCAAACAGATTGATTCTGTTGGCGAGACTCTTGAAAAATGGACTCTTTGGAATGCTTTTCTTACTAACGTTACTTATGGTGATCTGACTTATGATGAAGATGGCCTTACGGAAATCACAATGACAGTCCGCTTTGATTGGGCCGTACTAGAGACACTCAACGAATCAAAAACTGGAAGAACCACACCTGAAGGCGCTTCAGCCGATGGAAAAACATTCTTCAAACCAGGAAGCTGATAAATAATTTTAAGAGAGGTGTATATTGGCTAGAAATAAGGACCGCCTTGGTCTGGGAAAAGAAGTAGAGAGCAGTGATCCCCTCGCATCTCCATCCCCGACAAACTCAGATGGCCCGCTCATATTTGAGACTCCATCCGAATTCGTCGAATTGCCGACAAAGGGGAGGTTTTATTCAGAAAACCATCCGCTTTATAACCAAGAGCATATTGAGATAAAGCATATGACCGCAAGAGAGGAGGATATTCTATCTTCTAAATCTCTCTTGAAAAAGGGAATAGCTTTAGATAGATTTGTTCAGAGTGTGATAAAGGATAAGAGGATAAAAGTAGAGAATCTCTATATTGGAGATAGAAACGCTATTCTTATCGCAGCCAGGGTTACTGGCTATGGTGAGGAGTATGCAACTCAGATTACGTGCCCATCCTGTATGAGTGTCGAGAGACATTCTTTTGATCTGGACCAGAGGACCCTGACTGAGGGGGTTATCTCTGAGGGTTCTGACGCAGAATTTACAGATACGGGAACAATAACTACGAGATTGCCTATTTTTAAGGTCAAGACTGAACTCCGACTTCTAACTGTGAAAGAGGAAAATTATTTAAGTCGCTTGACAAATAACAAAAAAGATAAGAATCTTCCTGATACGAAATTAACTGACATGTTGAAGATGATCATTGTATCTGTTGAGGGAAAAGACGATTCAGCCACAATTGCTTCTCTGGTGGATAACCTTCCAGCTAGAGATTCTAAACACTTGAGAGATATCTACACTAAAGCTATCCCAAATGTTAGCATGAGACAGAGTTTTGAATGCTCTTCATGTTCTTACGAAGGTGAAACGGAGGTTCCGCTTAATGCGGAGTTCTTTTGGCCTAAGTAACGAATACATAGAAAGCGTATACGAAGAGATTTTCACTTTGAAATATCACGGTGCTTGGTCATTTTATGAAGCCTATAGTCTGCCGATTCAGATAAGACGATGGTTCTTGAATCGCCTGGTTAGGCAATTTGAAATGGAAAGACAACAGATGGAGAAATCTTCAAAGAAATAAAAGCCGAATTTTTAGTTTTCGGCTTTTATTTTGGTAAATAACTATTTAATACAGTGGGGGAGTTTATCTTGGATAATATTCTGAACGAAGACAAGATCGTCAAAATTAAGATAGATTTTGATGAACTTAGAAAGAATGAAATAAATGAAAGCTTTTTGGCCATGTTCGCCGGAACCATCAAAAGTATAATGAAGTATATATTTGCATCTCCAGGCGGCCACGTCCCAAGGGATTTTTTTGAATTCAAAGGCAGAAGGGGAGATATCAGTTCTTTTGCTCGGACACTCGGAAATGAAAAGAAGTATCTAGAAGCATTTAAGAAGAATGGTTTAGATCACCCGGACACCTATAAATCAAAAAGCGCTTTAGATAGATCCATAAAAAACTTCGAGAAGAGCACTGGCTTAAAGTGGCCCTATAAATAAGAGGAGTACTTAGATAGATGGCTGAAGAAGATGGTGATTTAGGTGATCTAGCTGCCACTGCAACAACAGTTGCTAACTTATTGCAACAGCTTGGCAAATTAAAGGAAGTTAAGGAAACCACGACCGATATTCGCGCCCAAAGAGAGGCCATGTATGAGATAGCCAAGCTCGAATTGAAGTTGCGAGGAGAAGAAGTTTCTCTTGCGGCCCTCGCCCTAGATAATCAAAAAGAATCAGCAGAAGCCTGGGATCAGACATTCCAGAACATGCTCGGTGTGAGTGATAAGTGGAAATCTTCTAATCTCGGAAGACTTATGCAGCCAGGTGGACTCGATGGCTTTATTAACAGTATGAAAACTACTTTTACTTGGAGCAATCTTGCTGTTAGTTCACTGACGAAGACCGTGGAAATCGCCGGCGCTCTTGTCGCCATGAGTTGGTCATTGGCAAAAAGTCAAGATGAGGCTATGGTAGCTTTCAACAAGACTACTGGCGCCTCTAGACTTTATGGGGAAGAACTATTGAGATTGGAGTCCTCCATGTATCACCACGGCGTGACCATGGAAGAGGCAGGAGCCGCCTATGCCTCAATGACAACTAACGTTAAGAATCTCAAGGGCATGTCAGAAATATCAAGAAAGGATCTTGCAGAAACAACAGTAGTACTTGCTCAGCTTGGCGTGAATGCCGACACCACAACTGCAAACTTCCAATTTCTAACAGCAGCTATGGGATATTCCGCCTCAGAAGCAAATAACTTATCAAGAGAAATGTTTGTACTTGCCCAAGAGATAGGCATGCCCCCAGAGGAGATGGCCCAAGGACTACAGGGCGCCGCCCCAGCCATGGCTAAATTCGGCTCTCAAAGTGGTGAGATGTATAAGAAGCTCGCCGTTAATGCTCGTGCTGCAAATATGGAAGTTCCGCAGTTGTTGGGAATTATTGAAAAATTTGATACTTTTGAGGGAGCAGCCCAATCGGTTGGGCAACTCAATGCAATCCTCGGAGGCCCATTCTTGAATTCTTTGGAAATGGTACAAACAACGGACCCAGTAGAGAGAATGAAACTCCTGAGTGACGCAGCAAATCAGGCTGGGACAAGCTTTGATGACATGAGTTATTACCAGAGAATAGCCCTGACTGAAGCAATGGGACTAAAAGACGTTTCAGAATTGGCCCTTGTTATGGCAGGTAGCTTCGACGAAGCAGTGCCAGCAATGAAAAAAACGCAAGCCGAATTGGCAGAGATTGCAAAACAATCGAACGAGTTCAATACTTTGGCAGAAGAGTGGAGTCAGATACTGAGGATGTTGACAGTAGATCTTTTTGGCGGCGTGATACCAGCACTCAAGGGGTTCTTGCAGGGAATTCAAGACGCTAACCAAGCAATGGGAGGTCTCCTGATACCAGCACTAGCAGGCATGATATTGGGAACTGGCGCCGCAGCTACGATAGTTTTCGGGCTCGCTGCAGCAGTTCAAGCATCTCTTCCGTTCGTCCTGTTACTGGGCCCAGGCCTTGGTGCCACAGGTGCAGGAGGCACCGCCGCCGCAGCAGGAGTAGCTTCATTCTCCGGTGCCCTCGCGGCATCAACTCCAGTTATAATGTCGTCCGCATCTGCTGTTGGGTCATTTACTCCAATAATCCTTGGCCTCGGCGCCGCAGCATTTATGGCTGGCGCCGGAATATACTTGGCCCTCTCTGGCGTGACTGGCTTGATGAGCGCGATAGACGCCGATACTGTGATGCAAAAGGTTCTTTCATTAAATAGCTTGTCTTTCGCGCTTGGTAGTTTGGTCCTTTCTTCTGCCCTCATGCCATTTGTCGCAGGCAATTTGTGGCAATTAATCGCCACCCTAAATGCTATCGATGGAGATAATCTTATTCCAGTGGCAGAAATGTTTAGCAGCATTAACTCGATTCTCGACAGGGACCTAGAAGGCTTAACGAAGGTAGAGCAAACTATTGCCAGGGTTGCTGCTTCCATAAATTCAATCGATAGCTCTGAAAAAGTATTTGCAGTGAAACAACTGATTGATTCTGTCAATGCTGCTACGGCCCGGCCCGCAGCAGCCGCAACAACGACGGCCCTCGCGGCCCAATCCGCGGCCCGGCCCGCAGCAGCCGCAACAACGACGGCCCTCGCGGCCCAATCCGCAGGTGCTCTAAATAGGCCGATTCAAATCTCACTAAATGTCGCAGGCAGAGAGTGGCTAAGCTTGCAGACAGATACTCTAGATAAGCTGTTAAACCAATATTGAGATATTTAATGGTTGTATCTTTTTGGTTAACACTCTATTTAATAAGCAGAAGGAATACATTTTGTAATGGCTAATTTTGGAAAAAATAGAAAAGATTTAACTTTTCAAGACCCGAGTGATTTATATGCAAATCAAAAAGAACTATTTATTGAGTTTGAATATATTTTCGGAAATCCAGAAGCCAACAAAGTTGCATTCAAAGCATTTATAACAGATTACTCAGACGAATTTGTGTCAGAGTGGAATTCGGAAGCAGTCTATGGAAGACCAGACCCGATTCACACTTTCTCAAACACCTCCAGGAAGATTACAATTGGGTGGAAAGTCCCGTCTGCAGATCTTACAGAGGCCAGAGAAAATATGGCTAAAGCATCACAAATGATGAGATTTCTTTATCCCACATATCTTACTCCAGGTAACGCATCTACCATATTTAAGCCACCATTATTGCGCTTTAGGTTTGTAAATTTGGCAAAGAAAAATGGCTCTCAGGGCCTCCTGGGGAAGCCAAATGGATTTACTTTTTCTCCCGACATGGAGGAGGGGTGGTATGACGCCGATTTTAACTTGGGCGCCTCCGGGATGACCAATCTGTTGTATCCCAAATTATTAACTTTTCAATGCACGTTTGACGTGATTCACGAGCACCATCTTGGCTGGCATGAAGGAAATTGGGAAGTCCTCCCGGCCATACCATTTGCCCTGGATGTCGAGAGGGATTCATTTCCGTTTCTTTCTACTGCAACGAGTGCGAATACCATCTTGGGAGTTCCCATCGCAGAAGAGAAGATAGGGGATGTGCAAGATAACTATGCAGATTCCGGCGCCGTAGCCCTCCCTCCTGCTGATTCAACATCGCGCGCCCAAGAAGAGGGCGGATCATCAGATTCTGACGAGGTAAATGCAGCAAGCCAAACAGCGCCAGAACCTCTCCCAACTAATCTGACACCAGAAGTAACTGAGGAGCAAATAGCGCTTGAAAATGAATATTTTGATCCCCAATCTATCTCGTAGGAAAATATAGTATGTCCAATAGAAATAATAATAGAGTAATCAGAACAAACGGCGCACAGATTTATAAAGAGAAGCTGAAGAAGAAGGGTCTAAAAAAGATCCAACAATATACAACTCCAATTTTTAATGAACTAACTGCAAAGAAGAGGGGCTCTCTAGAGAGAGTGAGGCACATATGGTCTCGTGGCGATCGATTATATAAGCTTGCTTCGAAATACTACGGAGATCCAGAATTGTGGTGGCTCATCGCTTGGTACAATCAAAAGCCAACTGAAAGCCACTTTAAGCTTGGTCAGACTGTCCTGATACCGCTCCCCCTCGAAGATATTTTGGGATACTATTATCAAAGTGATGTGAGATAAGAAATGGGACACTTGGGACACTATCATGATTTAATAACCTCACTTACGTTTGAGACTGAATCTGGGATAGAATCAGGCACAATCGGTGCAATCAAGATCAAGGAGCTTATTCGCGGTGATACTTGGGGTGCAATCAAAGCCACTGGGCCCCCTGGCCTGCTCGTGGAAACCGCCACTTCCATCGCAGGTACCCTAACTCCAAACGTGACTTCGACAGCCAAGCTACAAGAAGAGTTGAATAATTTCAAATACAACAGCGAAATCACATTCAAAGTCTTTATAGAGTCTACTGGGGTTAGCCCTGCTGCTTTCGGGGCATCCGAGAGCGATGACAGAAAAGACGTTATAGAGGACAATGTTGGAATCAGTGCCCTCGATATTTTGGCATACAATCTTCTTGAGTCGGACACCTATACGACTTTATTGGCCCTACAAGAAGATAACTTGAGATCGGGCCGCTCCGAAGATCTGGTTAGTACCGACTCCGAGTTGCTCGGCGCCGCCGCCATCGATCTAGCCATAGGCCCTTCAGGGAGATTGGCCTACGAAGCCGCGTCCGCGGCCCTCTCTTTGATCAAGGAGGAAGAAGACCTCCAAGCCTTGGAGGAAAGACACAACCAGTTCCTAAAGGGTGGCGCGGAGGCAAAAGAAGCGTCAAAAGAAGATATAGAGAAATCAGCACAGGATGTCAAAATTCACATGCAGTCACTATTGGCATCCCACTTGACAACGCTCGCAGCCTTCAACAAGGGCGCCCGCGCAGAATTGATGCCACGCTATGAGAAGACATTTTTGTTGGACGGCCCTCCTTCCCAACTGGTGAACAAACTAACATATGTTCCGGGCTCAGAGGCGTTTGCCAATATAACGGTTCCGGAAGCATCTTCTCTGGTTCCAATGATTAGATTATTTAAGGTTTTGTATAATTCGAAGGGCGAACTCGACAGAGAGAGGCCAGAGATTGAGTTAATTTTCAAAACGTTTACTGATGTCGATAGCGATTTCATGTCGGGCAACGGCGCCGGAAGATCCGGAGTGGGAATAAAATCGTTTGATTGGCAATACAATGGAACAAATCCAGCAACCGTCAAGAACGATATAACTGCGAAACTAGTGCTATACTTTCAGAACTTTAATGATCTCTTAAAGGAGCAAGAAAATGGATTTAAATATGTTGATTTGTTGATACGCAGTAGCCCGACTGGAGAAGCAGATAAAGATAAATCAATAGAAGATCCAAATGAAACTGGGATCGTAGAAAATAAATCTACAACAACCGGCGATTCAAAGAACTTTGAAATAAAAGCTCAAGTCGGATGGTCTCCAAATCCACAATACGCCGAAGAGGTGAGCGTAAATCCAGATTTGGCAAAGAGTATAAAAAATCAACAGGTAAGTCTGTTCCTTACCCTCGTAGAGCACGAGTTTAGCATCAGACAGGATGGAACTTTTGAGTTGACAATCGATTATCGAGGAAGAATAGACGGAATTATGATGGAAAAGCGAGCAGACGTCATCCTCGATGGAGAGGTTCAGAGGCAAATGTGCGAACTTACCAACAAGTTAGAGGAGGCAAAGTCCGGCTGCTTTCAGGACGAAATCGAAGGCCTCGAAGAGCAGATAGAAGAAGTAAAAACTAGAGCTAAATTTGAATCACACACTAAGATATTTACAGATTTACTAAGCACTGGAAGACTTTACTATGCCAAAATTGATAAAAACGCTTGGGAGGAAGCTGATAAAAAAATAGTAAATTTGCAGCCAGGAGACATTGGGATATCCACGGATGAAGCAAGCGTTCTTTATCAGGCGGACGCAGATATATTGAAGAAAGAGATGCAAATCGCTTTTGGCGAGCGCCCCGATGTTAATGTCGGAGGCTGCACCTCTTTGAGTGAAAGGTCCGCACAATTGCTCTCCCCCTTTACTGTCGTTAACGACGCGGCATGGAATTTCGGCCTTGATCTGGTGGGCATAGATCCTCTTGGTCACGACGGTTCGGCCTACAGCCTAGCTCCTGATGATAGTGAATTTTGGCAGTGTTTCAAGGACCAATATAACTATGTATCTGGCCAAGAGACCCCAGGGGGAGAGTTGCAGGTCGCCGATGAGGTGGAATTTAAAAATGGCCAACTTGGTGAGAAATACGGTCTCCGCGAAGACGATGGCGCACTAATCATTCCCTACTTCTTTCTTGGGGATCTAATCGATATTGCGGCCCGCAAGGCCCTCGGGAGCCAAAACGAGACATCTGACGAATCAGAGTGTAATACCTATTTTCACCCAAACAGGGTTGATCACTTGGGAATAATATTGGGATGCTTAGAGATAGCTCCCCACGGAAATCAAACGGGCTGGCAGCAAATTAATATTGGAGACATTCCTATATGTCTTCCTTATTTTAGAGATTGGTGGGCTCGCCATACTACAAAATCCTCAAAAAATAACTATCCATTGATTAAATTCATTCGCGATTGTCTCAAGGATTTCGCGCTGGAAGCCCTCGGAGACGATCTTTTCGACGGAATGAGATCCCAAAAACTCCTAATAAGAGACGCGTCAATTAATATCCCAGCACATACGCCAGGAATAAATCCCATAAGGCAGAGAATTAGAGAATCGATAAGCGAGCCAGCATATCACGATAAACTTATAGCATCCAGATTAGATCTTAGTATGATACCAAACTCTAGACCTATGCAGCTTGTCAATTCGCCAAATTTGACACCGAATGACATGTATTTTTACAAGGTATTTTATTTGGTGAATGACTCTCCGGATTATCTGAAGGGAAATAAGGCCGAAGATCTAGAAAGAGGCATACAGCACGTAGTAATGGGTTCCAGATCTGGACTCCTCAAGGAAGCTAACTTTTCAAGATCTACGGCAGCAGGACTTCGAGAACAAAGAGTGGTAGAAGAATCAGAGTTTAATCCCCTCTCTCATTTAGCGGATGTCTATAACATCGATGTGAGAATGATAGGGAATACCATGTTTTTTCCTGGTCAATACGTCTACTTAAATCCAATAGGTTTTGGCACCAAGCTGGGAAACCCTTCGGATCCTGGCTCGCCATCGCGAGCTATGGGATTGGGAGGATATCACTTGATTACACAAGTTTCTAGTTTCATTGATGCTGGAAAATTTGAGACATCCATTGAGGCTCTTTGGGAAACCAGTGGAGGCGAAGGATCTCGCAGAAACGAGAGAGGACAAAGAACCGAGACAACAAAGTGTTCTTCAAAGGTCGGTACTTTAAACGACGCCCTTGCATCCGCTATAGCAGGATCCACAGGAACTGATAGCACCATAGAACTTCCAGAATAAAAGGTAACAATAGAGATGGCTAACAATTTTTTAATCAATAACGACATTTTTTTTGGTAAAAATGATTTAGATTCGCAAGATTATTTTTATTCTAGAATGGCCTACTCAGTATATGCTTTTCGTGATCACGAGGAAATGAAAAAGAAGGGGGTGATTAGGGATTTTTGGTTCGCAGAGAATATGTTATATGGAAAAGTTAATTCCTCTTTTTTTGCCATCGAGCCCAGACATGAGGTATTGGTACCCATCCAGGGAACTGACGATCAGTTTACTCTCCCTTTCATCGCTGATGCCTTTAATGAGTTTGAAAAAGAGATTCGAAATGCGATTTTGTCTGGAAAGATTAGCAATATGCCGTTCTTGAGGCAACTTAAGGTCTACAAATCAACCGAATCGATAAATCGACTATATTCTGGATTGACAACAATTATGACAAGCAAGATTGTTAGGCTCTTGACAAAGACCAGAAAATCTGATAATATAATAAACTTTGAAGATTTTATGGTACACTTTGAAGATTTTATGCTGGAATACAGCAATAACAATATCGTAACCAAATCATCCTTCGTGATGTCCAATGACGTCGGCCTCCCGCATACTGCCTTGGCTCTGGAGCTTGCAGAAGCAGAATACGCATCAGATTTCGAAAAAGCCAACGACTTCATCAATGACCCAGAATACGCCTATTATCTTAAAGTAGCTGAGAAATACGGGTTTTATGTTGACAAGAATGTTCCTTGGCGACTTGTAGCAAACCTATCTTCTCGCGCCATGCAACTCTTCATAGAGGAGTCTGGAAGCTCCAGCGGACTGGATTCGATCTTGGCATCAAATTTTCGAAAAGCGTACATCAATGATCTTGGTGCTTTGAAGTTCTGTGCCTACAATGCTTACAGCACAATTGTATCTTCGAGACCAAACATTTCCAAGACATTTCAAGAAAATAGAAAGCTGTTCACCTCATTTGAAAAAAGAATTCCAGTCACCCCCGAAGAGGTAGATGTCTTATATCCCGATGAAAGGTGGCTGCAGCTATATATTAAGATCAAGAACAATGAAAAGAAGCTTGATTTTAACGAGCAAGAAATCAAGAGAATAACAAAAAATTCAATTAGTTTAAAGAATTTGCTTGACACGAGGGAAGCAATGGGGTATATTAATAGAGTGTTTCGAGATATTCCGTCATTAGAGGGATCATTCAATGATCTTCAGAATAAGAACTTTTTTAAAAATGTAAAAGATCGCCCATTTTCAGATTATAGAAATTTCCTAACAAAAACGACCAAAATAAAAAAGAGGTAAGATTGCTATTTCAGACACTTGACGATAAGAGAGAGTGTGTCGGTATATATTATGAAGGCGATCTTTTGTTCAATCAGTCCCTCCCGACAGACCTGACTCACACTTGGTCATATTCCAGTTTTCTGGCAGATCGAGATATTGAGTATGCTAAGATTTATTGTGGGGGATTATCCCTGCGAGAAGCTTGTCCTGACCACCTAGCAGAGCGCTGGAGCCACGTAGAAGAGAAGCTTAGATCTTTCCTTAAATCTTTTCATACAGCCCGTGTATCGCTCGATAAGAACTGTTTTTTTGATTTAGTGCCTAGAAAGTTCCTTTTGGAGATGAGCTATGTAAAGAACATGATTTGTGAATATATTTTTGCGAATTATGAAAAGCCCAAAGACTACGATTATCTCTTATCCCTGACTAAGGATATCGAAGAGATAAGACATAGGAAGTTGAACATAAACTCAAAAAATCTATCACTGTACAAATCAAAGCATAGAAAATTTGCACGAAAACTAAACGAACTGGAGCCTTACTGCAAGTTCAATATTAATGGCACGAAAACGGGGCGCCTAACGAGCAACCCTGCAGGCTTCCCCATCCTCACTCTGGCCAAAGAACTTCGTTGTGTGATTGAACCCAAGAATGACTATTTCGTCGAGCTTGATTTCAATGCTGCCGAATTGAGAACTCTCATGGCGCTACAAGGAAAGAGCCAGCCAAAAGGAGATATTCATATGTGGAATATTAAAAATGTTTTTCGAGGCATTGGAACGAGAGAAGAAGCCAAAAGGAGAATATTTGCGTGGCTATACAATCCGGAAAGTCACGACTATCTGTGTGAAAGGTTCTATGATAGAGAGTCGATAGTTAAAAAATATTTTACCCAAGGACAAGTAACCACCTTTTTCGATAAGAGAATAGTCTCAGAGAAGAGAACTGCCCTAAACTACATCATTCAGAGTACGTGTGCAGAAAATGTTTTGAGGCAAATGATTAAAGTATCTAATTACTTAAAAGGGTCGAATTCACATCTGGCTTTTCCGATTCACGACTCCGTAGTCCTAGACATGACAAAAGAAGATTTAAGCAACTTGCCAAAAATCATAGATATCTTTTCAGACACAGAACTGGGGAAATTCAAGGTTAATGTCAGTAAGGGTGTGAACTTCGGCCAACTAGTGAAAGTGAGGGCCTAATTTTGAATATCGTAGGCATAGGATCCGCAGGATGCAACATAGCAAGCCACTTCGGCGAATATCCACAATATGAAATATACAAGATTGATGTTGGCATCGAAGGGGAGAGATGCTACAGCGTCCCGCACTGTGAGACTGCCGAAGAGTACGAGGCAGTAAAACTACCAAGAATGAAGACATTCTTTAAGGGTATGAAAGGCGAAACACTTGTTGTGGTTGGTGGCTCGGGAAAAATTTCTTGTGCGTCTCTTCGTATCTTGGAGAACATTAAAAAACTACCAATTTCAATTTTATATATAAAGCCAGATATGACATTATTGAATGGCTCCTCCCTTCTACGCGAACGTGTTGTATTTGGGGTCTTGCAGGAATATACAAGATCGGGAGTTTTTGAAAAGATGTATCTCGTATCAAACGAGATGCTAGATGAGATACTTGATGGCGCTCCGATTATAGGATATCATGAGAGGCTCAATGAAATCCTGGTTCCAACATTTCATATGCTAAACGTATTCAGCAACAATGAACCGATCATCGGAAAGATAGAGAAGCCGAAAATCACACATAGAATTGTGACCCTCGGCCTATACGATCCCGACCAAAATCAGGAAAAAAAGTTTTTTTCGCTTGACAATGTGAGAGAAAAATGCTATATTTATGGTATCAACGAAGAGAAGCTTAAGAATGACGGAAAGTTATTCAAGAAGATAATGAGTCAAGTGAAATCGAAATCAGAAGAAAATGTTAAGATATCCTACGCCGTGTATTCTACGAATTATGACTATGATATCGCGTATGTTATCGAAAGAACTCCATACGTTCAGGCTCAAAATAATGAATAAATTTTAATAAAGTTCTTGACAATCTGGAAGGATTGTGTTATATTAATACTAATGATAACGTTACTGTTGTTATTGATTTAAGACAAAAAAATAGCAGAATAAGAGATTTGTTATTCTGACTTTAGCCGAATGGCACACTACACTAGGAGAAAATTAAATGGGATTAGATTTAACAAAAATTCGAGCACGACTCGATACTGTAAAGAGCAATGGAAAGGCAGGCGGTTCTTTTTGGCGTCCACAGGATGGACAACAAGTTATTCGAATTGTTCCGACTTCCGACGGAGACCCCTTCAAGGATTATTGGTTTCACTATAATCTCGGCCCCGAGCAGCGCGGCGGACTATTATGCCCGAAGAAGAATCACGATGAGGCATGCCCCATCTGTGATTTCAAAGATCAACTTTGGAAGGAATATAACGCCACTCAAGACACGGATACTCTTAAGTTGGCAAAAGACATGACTCCTCGACAGAGGTTTTTCTCTCCCGTTATGGTGCGAGGGGAGGAATCAGAAGGTATTCGAATTTGGGGATATGGTAAAGAGGCTTATACCTCCTTGCTCAACCTGGTTCTAAATCCAGAATATGGCGACATCACTGACGTCGATGATGGAACCGACCTGACTTTGACCTACGGAAAGCCTCCTGGGGCGAATTTTCCAAAAACAACTTTGACCCCCCGACGCCGCACTTCGCCACTTTGCGACGAAGCTGTCGGTGGAGATGATGAGTGCTCTCGTTTGTTGGAAAACATTCCTAAATTCGATAACCTGTTTCAGGTAAAGACGCCAGAAGAGGTTCAGGAGACTCTTGATACGTTTGCTAGCTCGCTCGGCGAAGCTTCAGATACGCCCGAGAAATCTGAAATTTATGAACCATCTTCTTCTGACACCCCAGAAGTTTTGGCAGCCTTTAACGAGTTGACAGGAAATTAAAATACATGCCGCAGGTGGGGCACGGGCTTACAGGTGTCCCAAATTTATAAATAAAGGATTATTATGTCTACAGTAAAAAATGGTGATCACGTTTTGGTCAATTATCGTGGAACGCTTGCCGATGGAGAAGAGTTTGACAACTCGTATACACGAGGGGCCCCGCTCCCCGTAGAAGTCGGAGATAAAAAATTGATTCGCGGCTTTAGCGATGCTATTGTTGGAATGTCAGCAGGGGAAAAGAAGACGGTGGCTCTCCACCCGGACGAGGCCTACGGTGACCCCAATCCGGCGGCTATCACCCACATTGATCTTACAGCATTCCCGCCAGATTTAGAATTGAGCATCGGCATGCCGATCCCACTCGCATCCCCTGATGGCCACCAGGCAATCGGCCATGTTGTGCAGATTAATGAACAGGCAGTTACGGTTGATTTAAATCACCCCCTTGCTGGCCAGATTCTGACATTTGAAATTGAGTTGGTTGAGATTGTAGAAGAGGGTTCGTAATTGGCAAAGAAAACAACATCCGGTAGGCTCTCTGTGAGCGAGATGCGAAAGCTTGTTAATAAAAGGGCTGGCATGCCCGTCGCCCACAATTTAAAGGAAGCGAATCCGACCGAGGTCACCCAATGGATTCCTACTGGTTCTCGCTGGCTTGATTCTATCATTAGTCGAGGAAAACTAGCAGGCATCCCGGTTGGAAAAGTTGTTGAAATCGCCGGCCTGGAGTCAACTGGGAAGTCATACATGGCGGCTCAAATTGCAGCAAATGCCCAAAAGATGGGGATGGATGTTGTCTATTTCGACTCCGAGTCTGCCATTGATCCAGCTTTTTTAGAGAATACAGGTTGCGATTTAGAGAAGCTCCTTTATATCCAGGCCACGTCAGTCGAATTCGTCCTAGAGACGATCCAAGAGCTACTCGGCGCCGATAATCAGATTTTGTTTATTTGGGATTCGCTAGCTTTGACACCAGCCATTTCAGACGTGGAGGGGGATTTTAATCCCCAGTCTTCCATGGCAGTGAAAGCCAGGATCCTTGGTAAAGCGATGTCAAAGCTCACTGTTCCGATCGCAAACACCAAGTCCACTTTTCTTGTTTTGAATCAGTTGAAGACAAATATCACTCGTTCGCCAAGTGAGGCGATGACGACGCCATATGTGACTCCGGGCGGAAAAGCCATGATTTATGCATATTCTTTGCGTATCTGGCTTACCGGAAGAAAGGCAAAGGCGAGTTTCGTCACTGATGAAAATGGATTTCGTATTGGCTCAGAGGTTAAGGTAAAACTTGAGAAATCTCGATTTGGAACCCAGGGCCGCCGATGCAATTTTAGAATTTTGTGGGGAGGCGACAGGGTTGCCATCCAGGATGATGAGTCTTTGTTCGAGGCCATAAAGGGATCCGACAACATCCTCCAGTCCGGAGCGTGGTTCACCATGGTTCACGAAGATGGATCAATGGAGAAATTCCAAGCCTCAAAGTGGGTTGAGAAGATGGAAGGTGATAAATTCCGACAGAGAGTTTATCAAATAATGGACGAAGAAGTTATCATGAAATTCGATACCCGTGAAGGAAAAGCGGAAGATTTTTATGAAACCGAAGAGATTATAGAAATTTAACAGAATTGAAAAGTAGGAGGAAGAGATGAAACAATTATTTAAAATCGCACTGCTGGCAATGGCAATCGTGATCCCGCTCGATGATGCAGAGGCATGTGAAAGGTGTGAATCAACTAAGGTGTGGGTAGACGCTTATCGCGATAGCCATGGCCATTATCACGAGAGTCACTGGAGGATCGTTGAATTGTGCCGACAACCCCCGCCACCACGCCCTCGGGTGATTATCCGAGTCCCAACAGTGACATTGCGTCCTGGACATGTTCATCATCGCCATCACACGGCGACACGACGTACACACTCGGTCCATTATCGCGGTCATCATCATCGATAGTCTGCGCGTGTAACCTCTTTTTGTCTATTGGGGGGCCAACTTACTATATTATAGTATGCCAGCCCACAAAGACAAACTGAGGAATCATAAATTATTATTCGAATTGAAATTTCTCTACGCAGACCTAGAGTACCACAGGGTAGCTGTGGACGAAGCAGGAAGAGATTTTCAGAAAGAATTAGTAAAGAAATATGAAGGCGATGGCGGATTGAATGCGACCCCGCAGGCCGAACCTCACTCCGAGGAGTCCGGTGTTCAGGAAGCTGTATCAGAAGGTATTAGCGATATATACCAGATAGATAAAAAAGATATCGATAAAGAAGTCAAAGATTTGTACAAAAAGATAGTCACAATAACTCATCCCGACAAGCTAACCTCACTTTCCAAGTCGGAGAGGGAGCACAAGAGGGGGTTGTTCTTGAAGGCATCCGAAGCTGCAGAAGAAAACCGACTTTTTGCTTTGCAACAAATAGCTCTAGACCTTGGTATCGACATCGGCGACCTGAGTGATGATCAGGTGAGGATACTCAAACTAGAGTCGAAAAAGATAAAAAAAGAAATTGATAAAATGACGAATTCTTATGCTTGGGTTTGGTATAATGAGGACTCTGAAGAGATAAAAGACGAACTGATAACAAGATATGGCGAAATCATAAAGTCGCTATCGAAAGAGACTGAAAGCGAAAATTCGGAGAAAGAAGAGTGAAAAGATTATTAGTCATTGATGCACTCAATGCATATTTCAGGGCCTATATCGTAGACCCGAGCTTATCTGCCAATGGTCAGCCAATTGGTGGATATAAGGGCTTCATCAAGATTTTACAAAAACTATGCCGAGAAATGAAGCCTGATGAAATTATCATAGCTTGGGATGGTGCAGGCGGATCCCAGAGAAGGAAGGCTGTTAACAAGAATTATAAAGAGGGCCGCAAGCCAATTCGCCTGAATAGGGACATTCGAAACTTAACCGAAGACGAAGAAATGAAAAATAAGGTCTGGCAACAGCACAGGCTCATGGAGATACTCAACGAGATGCCCGTTATCCAGTTGATGAATGATGGCGTCGAAGCAGATGATATTATCTCTTACGTTGTTCAACTTCCGCACTACGAGGGGTGGCAAAAGATTATTGTTTCTAGTGATAAGGACTTTTTCCAACTTTGCGATGACGAGACTATCCTCTATAGGCCAATCCAAAAAAAGTTTGTCAATAAGCCAAGAATCCTAGAAGAGTACTCAATACACCCAGACAACTTTGCGCTAGCTAGAGCAATCGCAGGCGACAAGTCCGACAATCTGCCTGGGGCAAAGGGTGTAGGCCTCGCTACCATTTCAAAGAGGTTTCCCTTTTTCGCAGAAGAGTCAGGCGCAAATTTTGAAAAACTATTTGAATTTTGTGAAAATGACAATACGAACTTGAGAGTTTTCTCTTCTATTCTCGATAATAGGGAGATCATTGTAGAGAATTATAAGATCATGCAATTGTATTCTCCATCAATATCTATCGACGGAAAAAACAGGATAAAGCATATCGTTGATAATTATGAACCTCAGTTCAACAAAACCGAGGTGATAAAGAGGATGGCCACCGATGGCTTCGGGGAGTGGAATACATCATCACTATTCGCTACTTTTAAAAGAATCACAAGTAATGTTTGACAAATGCGATATTTGATGTTATATTAACATTAGATAGGGGGGCGAATGTCCAAAGAAGATTTTAGTCAATATGGTAAAGATTTTCAAGAAATGCTATGCCATTTGATTTTGATCGATAGGCCATTCGCCGATCAGATGTTTGAGGTCATAGATGTAAATTTCCTAGAGTTAAAATATCTTCAGGAGTTTATAAATCTGATCTCCTCTTATCGAGATAAATTTTCAGTACACCCAACTGAAAAAATAATGACCTCGATTTTGAGGACAGAGATAGGAAATTTAAATGAATCCGTCCAGCAACAAGTCAGGAATTTTTTTGCTAGAATATCCAAGTTGGACATCCACGATGCTACATACATTAAAGAGACTTCTTTGGATTTTTGTCGCAAGCAAAAGCTCAAAGAAGCTATGCTTAGGTCTGTTAAGCTTTTACGGAAATCTTCGTTTGATGAAATTGCGGAAGTCATCAATGAGGCCCTCCGCTTAGGGTCGGATTCAAATTTCGGACATGATTATCTGAAGGATTTCGAACAAAGATTCATCCTTAAGGCCCGCAATCCAGTCCCGACGGGTTGGGACGAGATTGATAGCATAACCCACCAAGGTCTCGGCGCCGGCGAGCTAGGAGTCGTCATCGCTCCGACCGGAGCAGGCAAATCTATGGCCCTTGTTCACATTGGGTCGCAAGCTCTCATCGCCGGAAAGAATGTGATTTATTATACCCTGGAGCTTTCAGACACAGTAGTGGGCTCCAGATTTGATTCTTGTATAACCAAGGTTCCGTTGGGGAGCCTCCACTCTTTTAAAGAAGAGATATATGAAAAGATTCAAGATTTAGAGGGAAAACTAATTGTCAAGGAATACCCAACGAAATCTTCAAGCGTCAATACCTTGAAGCACCATTTAGAAAAATTAAAAAATCGTGGATTTGTTCCCGACGTCATAATCGTGGATTATGCGGATCTTTTAAGGCCTGCATCAAATTTAAGAGAGAAAAGGCATGAACTGGAGACTATTTATGAGCAGTTGAGAGCTTTGGCACAAGTACACAAATGTTGCGTATGGACTGCCTCGCAAACAAACCGATCTGGATTGAATGCTGAAGTGATCACGATGGAATCTATATCAGAGGCTTTTAATAAATGTTTTGTTGCAGATTTTATATTTTCAATCTCTCGAACTGCCGAGGACAAATTGAATAACGAAGGCCGCGTGTTTATCGCAAAGAATAGGAATGGGGTCGACGGAGTGGTGTATCCAATTTATATGAATACTTCAAATATCACGATTAAGATTCATCCAAGTACTGGCGAGACGATAGGAGAGGTCAAGCTCGAAGCCAAGAAAAGGCAAGAAAAGAAAATGAAAGAGAAATATGCCAAATGGAAGGGGAAAAAATAAGTGTCGATAAATATGCTCCAAGAATATACAAGAATAGCGAAATATGCCAAATATTTGTCCGAAGAGAACCGAAGGGAAACCTGGAAAGAACAGGTCTCGCGAGTCTTTGACATGCACAGGGAAGTATTCGACGACTTCCCAGACGTCATTCCATATGTAGATGAAGCTGAGGGGGCAGTTCTCAGGAAGGAGATCCTCGGGTCGCAAAGAATCCTACAGTTTGGGGGTACTCCAATCATAAAACATAATGCTAGGGTCTATAACTGTGCATTTGGGCATATAAGCCGGACAGCGACCTTTTCCGAACTGATGTACCTCTTATTGTGTGGCTGCGGGGTAGGTTTTTCGGTTCAAAGGCATCACGTAGCGCAGCTACCACCGATCGCAAGACCAAACAAGAATCACAAAAAGATATTCGTAATTCCGGACTCAATTGAGGGCTGGGCGGATGCTATCGCCGTCCTCATGAGTAGTTATTTCGGATCTGACAAGAGATTCGATGAATATATCGGCACAAATGTTGAATTTGATTATAGCCAGATCCGCCCACAGGGGTCTAAACTAAGTTCTGGAGCAAAAGCCCCAGGCCCCGCCGGGCTCAGGCGATCAATCGGGAAAATTCGAGAAGTTTTTGAAAATAGGCTTGGGAATTGTAATCGAGTCACCGTTAGGCCTATTGACGTATATGATGTCATAATGCACTCTGCAGATGCAGTCATCTCAGGAGGAGTCCGCCGCTCAGCAACAATCGCCCTGTTCTCTCCAGATGATGAGGACATGGCGAAAGCTAAGACAGGTAACTGGTTTTTGGAAAATCCCCAAAGAGGACGATCGAACAATAGCGCGCTCTTGATTAGGAACGAGACTTCGAAGTCTGATTTTAAGAGATTAATTAACTGGGTGAAGGAATTTGGAGAGCCAGGATTTGTATGGGCCGACAACAAGGAGATGGGATTCAATCCGTGCGTCGAAATCGGACTATACCCCATCGATGAGTCTACGGGAGAATCAGGGTGGCAATTTTGTAATTTGGCAGAGATTAATGGAAAAAAGGCATCGACTCCTGAAAAATTTTATGATGCATGTCGCGCTGCAGCAATCATAGGCACACTCCAAGCTGCCTATACCCAGTTCCCATATCTCAGCGAAGCTACCGAAAGAATAACCAGGAGAGAGGCACTTCTTGGGGTTTCTGTTACGGGAATGATGGATAACCCAGACGTACTTTTCGACCCACAAATCCAGCGCAATGGCGCGAAAATCGTCAAAGAAATCAATAAAACCGTTGCAGACATAATTGGCATTAATGCTGCAGCAAGGACCACCTGTGTGAAACCAGCCGGCTCCACTTCTTGTATATTAGGGACTGCATCTGGCATACACCCCCACCATGCAAAGAGATATTTTCGCAGAGTACAGGCAAACGTGCAAGAAAATCCAGTTCGACACTTTAAACAATTTAATCCACGAGCAGTAGAAAAGTCAGTGTGGGATCCAAATGGGGTGACCGAAGTTATTACTTTTCTCTGCGAGGTTCCAGTTGGGGCAAAGACGAAGAATCAAATTGATGCATCAAGGTTGCTAGAGAGCGTCAAGCTGACTCAGCAGAATTGGGTTAGGTATGGTACGAACAGGGAACTATGCGTAAAGCCCTGGCTCTCTCACAATGTTTCCAACACTATTCACGTTAGAGAGGATGAGTGGGACGACATCACGGACTATATTTATAAAAACAGAAAATACTTTGCAGGAATCTCTCTGATCCCAAGCTCAGGAGATAAAGATTATCCACAGGCGCCCTTTTGTGCGGTTCCATACCCTTCTGACATCTTGAGAATCTACGGTCCAGGTTCTTTTTTTGCTTCTGGCATCATTGAGGGCGCCCTTTATGCTTTTGATGATGATTTGTGGGCCGCAAGTGATTGTATTTTGGGGGTCGGCATGCCACTGCACGAGGTCGACCTTGTGAAAAGGGACTGGGCTCAGTCTGCCATTAAATTCGCAGATAGTCATTTTTCTGGCGATGTCAGGAAGATGACATATTGCCTAAAAGACATTTATAATCTCAAACTTTGGGAGAAATTATCCCAAGAATATCGCGATGTCGACTGGACTCTCATGAGAGAGGACCGTGATAACGTAGATTTTCAACAAGATTCTGCTTGTGCTGGTGGATCATGTGAGATGCCAGCCGAGTATTTAGAAGCCATAAGAATTCACACAAATACAGGAGAGTAAAAAATGTTCCAGCCATGTAATCGTTATCTGATGATAGAGAGAGAAAGCAAGCAAGAGAGTGAAAATTTAATAACACTTCCGGAGGGCGTCTTTAAGACGGAGATCTCCCATGAAAAAGTAAGAGTTAAGGCCATTTCAGCCGACGTTCGCCCTCCACTTTCAGCCGATCAGGAAGTGGTAGTTTTGAGCCAGATGATAGAAGAAGTGGAATTTGACAATAAAACTATCTATTTAGTATTAGAAAATTATGTATTGGGTATCGTTGGAGGATAATACGAAATGACTATAAGTAATAAGAGTTTTCTTATTTTGATCAAAGATCTTATTAAGGAAGAAATGGAAAAGAAGCAGACTTTATTGGAGGCCCCATACTCCAAGAAGATGGATGAAGTTTTGGTTGAAAAGCTAAACCTCATTTTTAATAAGAATAAAAATAAATAATTTTGAAACACAGGTGTCAATATCACCGTTGAGTTATCATCCAGAATAGACAAGCACATTTACCACCACGACAAGATGGTCGTCGGCGGTGGGCTAAACGCACTGCTGTATTCTTTTTTTAGCGGGTACCCGTGTATCTACGCCAAGGAAGCTCCTCCCTTTAGATTTGATTTCGATACGAAGCTAAGAGACTCGGAATTTTTCCAAACCAAAACAGGCAATCTTCGCGAAGTTTGGGAGAGGCTGATTATGATTCTATCCCTCGGCGGGCAGCTTCCGATGGGAGATAAGACATATTCAATAAATATTCACGACAATCTCATCAAGGCATACACTCACGGCTCAAGGCTTGGAAGATTTAAGTTTGAAAAGTTAATAATATTCGACGACCATCGCATGTTCGGTTTACCACCAGTCAAAAAGCAAGACATAGGAAAGTCGAGGGTTTTGGATTGGTATGATGTCAGGACTGGCATGGAGCATGAGCATGATATTTTCCACACCCCGGATGATTTCGTAAATAAAGTATATTTTTACCCTTCCGATAGATTTGGAAATCAAAAATCTGGTCGCGTTAGGAAGGATCTAGTCGCAGTATCTTATCTTACCGAGGATCAAATAGGAGATTTTGAATTCTCAGATACGATGGCAAAATTTAAAATTTTGAAACTTATGAAAGAAAACGGAATTAGGGGAGCCAGAAACGGCCGAGACATGAATAATCCAAACATATATCGGTATTATTCTCCAAAGATAGAATCAGTCCAGCGCCAAGTGATTTCAAATATAAGAAGTCATTATGAGAAAGATGAAAGATTCGAGTTTCGTTATGACACCCCGGCAGAGATTCTCGCAGCCTTCGAGAATCCTCCAGATACATATTCTTTTAAAATAAGTGAGTTTTCTATTGACAAATATATAAATTCGTGATATGATTTATTTATAGCTGGAGGTGAGTTTGAGAAAGTTTGGAAATTTTATAAGTAATATATTTGCTTTTCGATCCGCTAAGAAAACTGATATTTTGTTGTCCATATTTCTGGCCCTGATAGTCGGAACAGTATCTACAAAGTTAGTTAATTTCTTGATTCGCCAAATGCCAGACAAGGTTCCAGAGGGACTTGAGTTAACGAACGAAATATTGAGAAGCGCAGATGGGTATTTGTTATTGTCGTTTTTATTCGGGGTTTGTATCTTCGCCCCGGTTGTAGAAGAGGTGATCTTTAGAGGTATCCTGTGGTGGCCAATTGAGAAGCTTTTCTCAAGCAATGTTGCACTGATTGTGACTTCCGTATTATTTTCGTTGGCTCATGCAGACCTCTTGCATATAATCGCAGTGTTCCCATTGGGAGTTCTTTTTGGTATCTTAAGGAAGAGGACAGGGAGTATTTGGCCTTCGATAATCGCCCACGCCGCGAATAATACGATGGCCTCTATAAGTTTAATTTTTTAAATGAAAAGGTACTATTTAGTAATGTGGGACACCTTAAAGACATCAATGAAACATATCTTGAGCACTTTCGCCATGCGTTTGAGATCGGGTCTGTTTTGCTTTTATCTTCTTTCTCCCAGCTTTTTCATTCTATTATTCCTGATTTTCATCCTCCTTATGGATCTGATGTTGAGTCATTGATCAGGTTTCTGGAGTCGAAAAAGGCAGGAAACCGCCATGATTAAAAAACCAATTATAGTAAGAAATAGCAAAATCCCAGCTTTATTGAGTTGGGTAATCAAAATATATGCAATCACATTATTTCCATTTGTTTTTATTCGAGACCACGGAGACGAGGTTACGATTACTCACGAAACAATCCACCATCATCAGTACTTGGAAACTCTCATTATAGGTTTCCCGATCATTTATCTTGCCGATTGGCTCGTTGGCCTCATAAAGTACCGTGATTCAGAGAAAGCATATTGCCAGATTCGATTTGAACAAGAAGCGTACAACAATGATCTTTACGAGGATTATCTAGAAAAAAGAAAGTTGTTTTCTTGGTTGAAATATAAAATTTAATTTACACAAGAGGTGAGAAATGATTAAAAAGACTTTAGCTTCCCTAGCGTTGCTGACTGTTTTAGTTAGTGATTCTAGTGCTGCGGACAAATCCCATTCTTTGGGTTTTGCTGCTGGATCAACATATGGGATTGGATTATCTTATTCCCACGATTGGGACAAGAATGGGATACAAGTCACAGCGCTTCCATACTGGAATAACGACAAAGGAATGATTGCAAGTGGCATAAACTTTAAGAGAAATTTTGATGAGAATGGAAAAATCGGTATCTATGGGAGTTTTGGCCTCGCTGCTTCCGTGCAAAAGGAAACCTACACCGAGTGCCGCTGGGATGATGTCCTAGAGGAAGAAGTTTGCGAACCACCAGTTGTCGAAATAAGTCACAATTATGCAACTGGCCCAGGCGTAGGTATGCAGTTTTATTTTTGGCAAAATGGAGTTTTTCGATTCGAACTGCCAATCGCAGTTAGGTTTGGTACCAATGGCTTCGGAATCTTGCCAATTCCAAACGTGGCCCTGATGTATCGATGGCAGTAAATTGCCTTCTTACCACTTGTCTGGAATAGTTCCGGTTGCTGGCCAGCCATTAGATTTCAAGATGGACTGGCACGACTCTATGATGCCCATCGCTCCGGATTATTTAGCGGTCGAGCGCGCTGTATATGAGTGTGCTTGGGCAGGCTGCGAAACTATTTGGATTGTGTGCAATGATGACATGTCGCCCCTGATTCGTCACCGAATTGGAGAATGGGTGCAGGACCCTGTTTGGATTGGGAGAAGACTCGATCCTTATCCATCCCAAACAAGAAAACAAATTCCAATATTTTACGTGCCAGTCCGCGCAAAGGATATTGGAAAGAGAGACTGCTTGGCTTGGAGTATATTGCATGGCGCAGTCACGGCTTTTGAAATTTCTGCTCGATTGAGCAAGTGGGTGATACCAACAAGAAATTATGTTGCTTTCCCATACGGTGTCTACGACCCAGAGATCCTCCGAGAATACAGAAAAAACATCTCCAGCGCCAGACCATTCATGTTAGCTCGTAATGGCAAGACCGTTCAGGATGGAGAATATCTTGGTTTTACCTTTGATAAGGACGATTTTGTGTCATCGCGCCGAAAGATTCGCGAGGGCACCGGGAAATATAATTCTAAAGTCCTAGAAGACGGTCTATATCCCAGGGAGAAGCTGCCAAAAGAAGAAAGATACTCTGCGCGCTATTTTTCCCTTGACAAAATTTTTAAATCTGTTATAATAGATATAGAAAACAAAGTAGAAGTCCCATGGTATTATAACATAGATTCTTGGGACGGATACTGTAGCTATTTGGGATCAGAAGAGCGAAAGCTGGTTGAAAGACCTCACCCAATCTTTATGAAATACCACGAATGGAATGAAATAGGAGTTGATGATGAAACTAATGAGTAACACAAAAAAGCAGTTAGTGATTTTGCTAGAGGGGCACCAACACAAGTTGTCTGTCATTCAGAGATCCGCAGGACGCTTGCGAAAGGAGATTTTTGATTTGAATCTCGATGCAGAAACACGCAATAAGATTGTCGCCAAAATTGATAAACATATTGACAACCTTGTCTAGGGGACACAAATGAAGAGAAAAAGTAGTAGCATCCCCTTTGTTGGGTTGCACGCTCATTCCGTCGCCGGAAGCATCTTTGATGCCCTTGGGTATCCACAAGAGCACATGGATTTCGCTTTCGAGAATGGTATGAGCGCCCTGGCCCTCACCGACCATGGGAACATGAATGGTCTCCCCCACCAGGTTCTCCACGCGAAGAAGATGAGAGAGGGTGGTAGGGAGTTTAAGCCCATTTTTGGAATTGAGGCATATTTCATCCCCTCTTTAGACGAGTGGAGGGAGGATTACGACGCGGCCAAAGAAGATAAAAAGAGGCGCAAGACATTAAGTAAAGATGTAACAGCGACGACCGTCGAAGATGAAGACGCATCTAAAAAGGCCGTCAGAAACGTCTTGAATCGCCGACGACACCTTATCCTGCTCGCCCAGAATCAAGAGGGCTTGAATAACCTTTTCGCAATGATTTCAGAATCGTTTGGTCCGAACAATTATTATCGCTACCCGCGCGTTGATTATAAAACTCTAAAAAAGTATTCTGAGGGCGTCATAGGCGCGTCTGCTTGCCTTGGTGGGGTATATGCCGGTAATTACTGGGAGAACCGCGAGAATGGGGAAGAATCGGTCCTGGAGGCCATGCGTGAAACGACAAAACAAATGGTCGATATTTTCGGAGATCGGTGGTATGGAGAACTTCAGTGGAATAATATTGAAGAGCAGCACGTACTGAATAAGTATATTATCAAAATGCACGAAGAGTTTGGAATTAAATTGATTTCCACTTCCGATTCGCACTACCCAAATCCGAAGGCATGGAAAGATCGCGAGCTTTATCGAAAGCTCGGTTGGCTGGGAAAGCCACGACCAGGATATGAGTCTGCCGAACTTCCGGCTGGAGTAGAAGAGATCGGATATGAACTTTATCCACGGAATGGGGATCAGATGTGGGAAGCATACAAGAAATACTCCGAGGAGTGCGGAGTGGAGTATGATGATGACCTGATTCTAAAATCGATAACTGAAACTCACGATATCGCTCATCAGCGCATCGAAGATTTTATGCCAGATAATACCGTGCGTCTTCCTGACTTTGTTATCCCACCTGGCGAAACAGCAGATTCTGCATTGCAGAAGTTTTGCTTTGAGGGGCTCCGAAGCCTCGGCCTTCATACCAAGGAGGAATATACCGATCGATTACGCATGGAGCTTGGGGTCATTTCTGATCGAGGCTTCTCTAAGTATTTTCTGACAATGAACCAGATTAGTCAAAAGGCTAATGAGGTAATGCTCACCGGCCCTGGTCGCGGTTCGGCTGCTGGATCTCTCGTTGCGTATGTGTTGAATATCACACAAGTCGATCCTCTAAAATATGGGCTGCAGTTTTCCCGCTTTATGCGAGCAGACGCAACCGACTATCCAGATATTGACTATGATGTAGCTGATAGCATGGGCCTGAAAGAGATGTTAATCAATGATTGGGGGGAGGATAAGGTGGCTCCAATTTCAAACTGGAACACACTGCAGCTTAAAAGCCTCATTAAGGACATTTCAAAATTCTATGGCATACCCTTTAAAGAGGTCAATGACGTCACTTCTGTTATGATGGTGGAGGCTATTGGCCCCGCTAAACTGAAGCACGGAATCAAGACGGGAATTTATAATCCCACTTTTGAAGAAGTCATGGAATTTAGCGAGACTCTTAGGGGATTCTTGGCTCGCTATCCGCATGTCAAGACACACGTTGAAGTTCTTTATGGTCAGGTCCGATCGTGTTCCCGGCATGCCGGCGGAGTCGTCGTAGGGGAAGACCTAAACTCCAGAATGCCACTTATCAATTCTGGAGGAGTTCGTCAAACTCCCTGGTCTGAAGGTCAAAACGTCCGACATCTTGAGCCGATGGGATTTATCAAGTTTGATGTTCTTGGGCTCTCAACTCTCAAGATGATTGATGGCGCTATCTATCACATTCTTCGAAGGCATCACGGAATCGAAAATCCAACATTCGAGGACATCAAAGATTTTTATAATAAAAACCTCCATCCAGATGTAATCGACTTTGATGATCAGGAGGTTTACAAGAATATATTTCATGCTGGAAAGTGGGCGGGAGTATTTCAATTTACTGAAGTGGGAGCCCAGAGATTCTGCCAACAGGCGAAACCAGCAAATCTGATCGACCTAGCGGCAATAACCTCCATTTATCGACCAGGCCCACTAGGAGCTAATGTACACAATGATTATGTGGAGGCCAGAGAGAACGCTCATCGACTCAAGTTTATTAATGACGAACATCGAGAAGTTACAGAAGAAACGTTCGGGTTTCTAATCTTTCAGGAGCAGATTGCTGAGCTTGCTCATAGGTTGGGGAAAGGTCTCTCTCTAGATGAGGGCAATGCATTGCGAAAAGTCTTGACCAAGAAGGGCACAGGCAAGGAAGCGAAAGTAAAAAAAGCTCTTCACTCAAAATTTGTAAATGGCTGTACGGAAAAGGGGATCCAAAGGGCAACTGCGGAAAGGCTATGGGAGACTTTCGAGTATTTCTCCGGATACGGCTTCAATAAGTCTCACGCAGTTTCATATTGCATTTTGTCTTTCCAGTGTGCGTGGCTATTGAACTATTATCAAGTTGAGTGGCTCGCAGCATTCCTGGACAAGGAGCCGGAAACTAGAAAAGAGCGCGCCATTAATGTAGCAAAATCTTTCGGCCTCGGCATTAAGAGTTTAGATGTAAATTCTTCTGGTCGAGTTTGGGAGATTTCTGAAGATGGCAAAATGCTAATTCAGCCACTATCTTCGATCAAGGGCTTGGGAGACGCAGCAATAGATCAAATTGTTGGAAATAGGCCATTCGAAAATATCGAAGCTTTCTTGTTCAATGAAAAGATCATTTATTCAAAACTTAATAAAAAGAGCCTGGATGTTCTTTGCAGGAGCGGAGCCCTGCAGGGACTAGCTGATGAACGCTTCACTGGTGGAAAACACTTCTGGACCGCCATATGTATTGATCGACCACGAAAGGAAAAACACCTAGCTGAGAATATAAAAGAGTACGCTCCAGAGGGAGATTTTTCTGACGAGGAGAAGATCGGGTATCTAGTTGAGCTAACTGGGGTATTTCCTTTCAACAAGGTCATGAAACCAGAAATATATAAACAATTAAATGAAGCATTTATTCCGCCCATCGCGAATTACGATCCAGAGCTTTGCGAAGTGGTGTGGTTTATTCCCCGAACAGTGACAACGAAGAGGACAAAAAATGGAAAGCCGTATTGGATTCTTGAAGTTGTCGATGATACGAACACCCTAACTCGCATTCGATGTTGGGGAGTACAGCAGTATGATAGGATCCACATCAATAAGCCATACATGGCAAAATTAGAGTATAACGAGAAGTGGGGATTTTCAACCAGAAGTCTCCGAAGAAATTTTAGGATTTTAGCTTGACACGAGAAGGAATGTGTGCTATATTGATAGAGTAGGCAGAGGAGAATACTATGAAGTTTACGAATGTAATTACTAAGATTGAATTTAGCAAAGAGGATATCCGCACCGCGCTAGCTGACTATGTTGATTTAAATCATCATCGACCTGGCTTGGCAGATAGCATTCGCAAGAACAATTTCAAAGTCACGACATCCCCCAATGGAAACTTCAGTATCAAGGTGCTCTCTGTAAAATAAGTTTTAATTTGGAGATTGAATGTTACAAGTTGATATTATTCTGGGAGTGCAGCACGGCGATGAGGGAAAGGGAAAAGTTACCCATCACTTATTGAGAGAGGGAGACTACACCCACTGTCTTCGCTATAACGGCGGCTGCAATGCGGGGCATACAATTTATCATAACGGACAAAAGTTCGTCACACACCACATCCCAGCCGGTGTCTTCTTTGGGGTGAAGAGTATCATCGGCCCAGGGTGTATTGTTGACATTGATAAATTCTTCGAAGAGATCCAGATGCTGAGGGATGGAGGAATCGACGTCGATAGCAAAATATTTATTGCTAAAAATGCACACGTCATACAGAGAAAGCACACCGACGCCGACGCAAATGAGATTCGCTTAGGCACCACCAGGACTGGTAATGGTCCGTGCTATAGCGACAAATATGCCAGGGTTGGCTCTCGTGCAGAATCGTTTGCTCGCCTTGTGCCATACCTCGTCGATATGTACGAGGAATTTTATATTGCGAACAGTAGCGCCACAGTCTTGTGCGAAGGAGCCCAAGGCTTCGCCCTGGACGTTGACTGGGGAGACTACCCGCATGTCACCAGCAGCCACTGCACCACTGCTGGCGCCATGTTGAACGGCTTTCCTCCTAAATCAATACGAAATGTTTATGGTGTTGCAAAGGTATACGAAACGTATGTCGGCTCAAAGAAATTCCAACCTACCGGCGAGGTTTTTGAAAAAATCCAAGAAGCTGGGCAAGAGTATGGGGCCACCACCGGCCGCAAGCGCCAATGCAACTGGATGAATTTAAGTTCCTTAAACCGAGCCTTGAAGATAAACGGAGTAGATCACCTAATAATCAATAAGGTCGATGTACTGGAAGAGGTTGGAGAGTGGTCCGTGGAAATCGGATATCCAGAAAACAGTTCTATGTTATCTTTCTGCAATAAAGACCAGTTCTGTGATTACATTACCCGATATTTTGACGGAGTGGATATCACATTTTCCTCAAGTCCCGAGCAGATCTGAGTGAAAGTAAAATATCCGATACTCGATCTCCATGGTGAGGAACACGACCGCGCAGACTTCTTAATTGAAAAGTTCATCACAGACAATATTGATGAACTTCCGCTGAAGGTCATCACTGGGTATTCTGAGTTTTTTATCGATAAGACAAAAGAAATTGTCAAGAAGCTAAATCTTTTCTGCTACAAAGAGAACTATACAAATGATGGTTGCTGGATTATTCTTCGCAGTCCGTGGTTTTGAGAGAAAGTGCTTGACAAATGTTAGCAATCATGCTATATTAATATTATAACTTAGGAGGAAACATGGCAGGAGGCATTCAGCCGGGAACATCAGCCACTACAACGGAATCAGTGTTGTCGGAACAAAAACATATTGATCTTGTTTTATACGCAATTTCTTTGCGTCCGAATCTTTCGCTTAAAAAATCTGTATTGATTGAGGACATTGCTGATCATCCGGCAGAGTATTCTAGGTGCGCCAATGGTAAATCTCAACGATGGGATGCTGATGGCGGCTTTATCACAACAAACGACGGTCAGGTTATCGGTGTTTGTGAAAACAAATATCAGGGTACCCGACAAAACGCGTGCGAGAGGGTTTGTAAATATCTAACATTTCTAGACGCCCACCAGATGTTTGTTTCTTGCGATGGTCCGGGTTTCGAAAAGAAGAATGGCGAAGGATCTACTGGTCCACTCGTTGATATGCTTAAGCATGCTGGTGCAGTCGTACTAGAAAACGAAACCCATGAAAAGTTCTTGGAAGCCATCAATGGCTGGCTCGATTCATTAGAGGCAAGATATTTATGAAGCCACTGTTTATGTGGGCTGGAGGCAAGAAAAAGCTTCTCAAGAAATACGAACCACACTTGCCTGACAATTTTGAATCTTATCACGAACCTTTCTTTGGTGGTGGTGCGATGTTTGTCTGGGCATACGAAAAGAATCCTAATGCAAACTTCTACATCAATGACATCAATAAACATATTATTGGTATCTATAAGGCCGTTCGAGACGATGTGGAAACGTTCTGCGCGCATTTAGACGAGCTTCAAAGGGAGTATCTTGAACTGCCTGGCCCAAAAGAGCAGGGCGGAGAGACGAACAAGACCCTGCAGAAAAAGTACGCTCGCCCAGATAAGGGACGAGGCCGTAGAGACTGGGAGTCAATTTACAGAGAGCAAAAGTCTCGAAGGCATTATTATTTCAAAGTTCGAGACGAGTATGCTTGGGATCACAAGAAATTAACTCCAGTCAATGAAGCTGCCATGCTGTATTTTCTAATGAAGACTGGGTTTAACGGCGTCTGGCAACTGAACAAGAACACTAACGGCAGATTCGGCACACCTTGTGGCCTAATGAAGCATACTGATAAAGTGTACGACAAAGAGAATGTCATGGAGTGGCACAGAGCCCTCCAGAATTGTGAAATAACTTCTGGCGACTACAAGCAAACTTTAAGAGATGTTGGTCCCGGCTCTTATATCTTCTTGGATCCTCCTTATCGTGGGGGCTTTGCGGACTATGGAACAGAAAAAGACGATAACTTCCAGCAAGAAGTCGTAAATTATCTTAACGCTGCTGCAGCCAGAAAGGCATACTGTATGCTATCCAATCGTGACATGGGTGACGGATTCTTCGAGGATCGAAAAGGAAACAATCAAATTGAATATTTTGATGTAACTTACACGGTTGGGCGAAGAAAGAAAGTAGGCGTGGATGAGAATGGAAAAGATATATTCGAGGCTGTAAAGGCAAAAGAAATTTTAATGATTGGACTTGACAAAGAAAGTCAAACGTGCTATATTAATAATACAAACAAACTAGGAGTGTTAAATGGGAACTGGATTTGAAATTTTTGAAAACGTAGTGGAGATTCATCAAGAAGTTGAGGATGTCGATATGTCAACAAAAGAAGAAAAGATGTTGGAGTATGTTCAAGAACTTCAGAAGATTGAAGATCAGATGGAGCCACTGAAAGAGATGAAGCGCCAACTTAAAGCAGACTTTAAAGAAGCTGATTGGCTCACTGGAGACGAGATCTCCATGACAGTCAAGGCTTATCGAATGCTCAAGACAAAAGACTTTGACTTCGATGAGTTTAGCAACGTTTATGAATCACTTGCGAAGATTGCTGGGAAGGTATGATGGGAAATATAATACGAAACAAATTCACAGGGACTGATAAAAACAATAAATTAGACCTTCGACAGTTTCCGTCAAAGAAGATGTATTGCCCAGTCGCTCAATCAGAAAAGGCATGCTATTATGTTCCTTTGAGTATGGTTGATTCTTTGGGTCACAACCCAGGTAGAATAAAGGGGACTCAAAACGATAATGTTCAGCGCATTGCAGAATCATTTCGCACAAATCCAGATGGACAAGAAGAGCCGGTTTGTCTTAGATGGTCGGGCATCCATGCAAACTTCGAGAGGGTTTACGGAGTTCATCGATGCGAAGCGGCCAATATTGTTCAAAATGAGGACAATATGACAATCGCCAATCATCCACCAAATACTGAACCCGGCATCTGGGCTTGGGTTTTTACTGGAACTGACGCCGAAAAAACACTAGTTCAAATGAAGGAGAATGGAAATAAGAAGCCTCAAAGTCCTGCCACCAAAGAAGAAATCGCCGGAATGTTAAAAAAGTGTATTGATCAGGGGGGCCTAGATTATTCTGAAGGAGGAAGATTTGCATCCCTTAGTGATGAAGACAAACGCAAGCGTGCAAAGGACTTGCTGCTCAAGGAAGTTCCCCAATGGGGCGGAAGAAAGTTCCAAGGAGTGTGGAATGTTATCCTTGGTAGTGATGCACACTCATCGTATTCTAGTTTAAAAACTTGGACCAAAGAAAGAATTAGGGAATATTTTGCATATCACAATAAATATAATTTACCTATAGACGAAGTATTAAATACAAAGAAGAAGTCGCCGATCATCGACGCGGGTGGAGTAAGATATAATATCAGATTTGTGGCAGATGTCCAAGAAATCACCGGAGCGCTCCCGACTCATGCAGCAAAGGCAAGGGAGAAAAAGAAAATAGATAAGACTATAGTTGTCGCTGGACTTGGAAGAACTACAGTAAAAAAGATTGAAACCGACAGAAAGCGTCTTATCAAGGAAGCAAAATATTGGAACGAAAATATTTATTATTCTTTTGATGAATTATTATTTGTTCCCCAGACAACAGAAGAAACGGACAAGCATCTCCATAAGGGTGAATATGCTCTCGAAGTTGATCTTACAGAAAGCCAAGAAGAGGAATAAATGATTTTAGAGTATTACCGCACACGACCGAATGCTATTCCTCCAACCCGCGCAAATCCATCAGACGCGGGATTGGATGTGTATTATAATCCAGAACACCCCCAGGAATTGGGGTTGAATCTGCGCCCAGGCGAGAGTAAGTTGTTTCCCACTGGTCTTAAATTCGGAGTGCCTCACGGCTATATGCTGGAGGTAAAGAATCGCAGTGGAAATGCATCGAAACGAAGTTTACTTGTTGGTGCCTGTGTTATAGATTCTGGATATGATGGCGAGGTTTTTGTGAATCTCCATAATGTGGGGACGGAGACTCAATTTGTGAAAAGAGGAACGAAGGTTGCTCAAATCGTAATGGTACCGGTTGTACACTTCCGAGCGCTTGAGACAAATCGAGACAATCTATACGATTGGTATCCGATTACGATGAGTGGTCGCGGCGATGGTGCCCTTGGCTCAACGGATAATGAGAGCCCCCCACAAAACTCAATCGATTCTCGTGACACCCCCGGAAGCTGGGAACTTGGAGATCCTACATGAAGATGAGAAAATGCTTATCATACGATGACGTGTTGCTCGTGCCTCAGTATTCTGATATAGTGTCACGATCCGAGGTAGACATTACAACGAGCCTATCTCCTGATTTAATCTTTGAATTTCCGGTGATCTCTTCGCCTATGGATACGATCACAGAAGATGATATGGCGGCTACCATGTCATCATTGGGAGGCCTGGGAGTTATCCATCGATATAACACGATAGAAGCCCAGTGTGATTTGGTGAGATCGGTAAAAGTCTCCTCCCCTGGCGCCACCGTATCCGCAGCTATTGGGGTGACTGGAGACTATATGGAGAGGGCCCAGTCGCTCGTCCGTGCTGGAGCAAGCATTCTTTGTTTGGATGTTGCTCACGGTCACCACATTCTTATGAAAGATGCACTTACGAGCGTTAGATCAATCTTTAATGAGCGCCTGCACATAATGGCTGGAAATGTCGCGACCAGGAAGGCCGCCGAGGATCTAGCAAAGTGGGGAGCAGATTCGATTAGGTGCAATATAGGTGGCGGTTCAATTTGTTCCACGCGAGTTCAGACTGGTCACGGCCTTCCCGGATTTCAAACAATCGTAGATTGCTTTGATGCTACCTTTAATCGCGATATCAAAATTATCGCTGATGGGGGAATTCGAAATAGTGGGGATATTGTAAAGGCCCTCGCCGCTGGCGCCGACTTTGTGATGGTCGGGTCTCTGTTTTCTGGCACGTCGGAGACCCCAGGGAAAATAATCAGAGATAAGGAAGGAAATAGCTTTAAGGCATATCGCGGAATGGCATCCTCAGAGGCACAAAGAAACTGGCGAGGACACACCAGTTCTCTGGAGGGTGTCTCCGCATTGGTTCCGTTTCGTGGCTCCGTCGAGAACATAGTAGATGAACTAAAGGTCGGAATCCGCAGTGGCCTCTCCTATTCTGGAGCTAGGAATATCGACGAATTGCAGTCAACCGCCGAGTTCGTTGTGCAGACATCTTCCGGCTTGGTGGAGAGTGGCACCCACATTAATGGCAGGTTCAGTGGCTGATTACGGAAAAAGGGAGAAGCGAATAAGTTTCATGGATACGGATAAACGAAATGCAGATTTGCTTATTAGGTTAAAGAATGATGGACTGACAAAGACAAAGTTTTTTCGAGCAATCCTTTCTGGGTATTTAGAGAGGGATCACGCCATTGTTGAGTTTGTGGAGAGGTTCAAGCTATCAGCGGGCCACCAAAGCCGCTCCAAAGCCGCAGTTGTTAAAGATTTAGAGGGAAAAGGAAAAAAGAATAAGGCAAAATATGGTCTTGAGGATAGAGAGATACAAAATATTTTCGATATCCTTGAAAAAGAACATCCCGAATTATAAACTTTTGGGTTTTTTAAAAAACAAAATACTATTTATTAATGATTATAATATACTGCTCTTGGTATATCTAAGGAGATCTTAAAATGAGCAAAAAACTTTTGAACGAGTCAACTATTCGTCGCTTCGGCCAGTTGGCCAACATGAATTCTTCTCTCGTTTCCAATTTCATTCAGGAAATGGTGGAAGAAGAGACACCTCCCTATATTGGGGAAGAAGAGGAAGAAGACGGTGATCTAGGCCTCGATGGCGAAGTTGATATGGAGCTTCCCCCGGAAGAGCCAGTCATGGACTATCCCGAAGATGAGGCCCTGGGCGAAGAACCAGCAGATCTTGCATCGAAAGTGATTCAAGCTGTTGCCGACGCACTAGATATCCAGGTTGACATTGTGGGTGGCGCCGCAGACGATCTTGGACTTGAAGACGATCTCGCCGCAGACGATCTTGGACTTGAAGACGATCTCGCCGCAGACGATCTTGGACTTGAAGATGATTTGGAGGAGAGTGATGTCGGACAGAAATCTTTCGACGCTCTCGTCGCAGCAGTTCTCCAGGAAATAGAGAATGTCAAGAGTACAGACGAGACTGAAATCACTGAAGCCGAAGAGGCAGACGAGACTGAAATCACTGAAGCCGAAGAGGCAGACGAGACTGAAATCACTGAAGCCGACGAAGCTGATAAAGCCGAAATTGACGAAGAGGTGGTTCAGGAAGTTTTGCGTAGAGTCAAGAGTCGCATTGCAAGCCTTCGCAATAAAAAATCTTAAAACACTTTAGTGTGCCCTAAATGCCATGATCCTTATTTTTCTTAAATAAGCCATGGCATTTTATATTTGAGAGTGGATAAATGGAAAATATTTTAATATTTGCCTTTGGGTTGGTGGCTGGAGCCATCTTTTATCGAGCAGCAGCAATTCTGCGAGTGGCGTGGATAAACCTTTTAATGTTCCGTATGGTAGAGTTACAATGCCTTCAGATGCTGGCAATGTCTCTTGAGGACGCCGCGTTCATGAAGGAAGCGCGCCGACAAATGATGCAAAAGGTCCGTATATATGACAAGAACCAGATAAGAATAATAGAGAATGAAGATCAATACAACCTTCAGAATTGGAAGGACAACTCAATCGATCGTTTAATTAATCGATACCCAAAGAATTACAAGAAGACTTTAAAGTATCATGATTGGGGGACTGCAATGAAATATCTAAATGCTCATGTGGAGAAAGTGCTTGACAGATAAATTGTTTTGTGTTATACTTATTTATAGATAGAGGAGAAAAGGTCTCATGGAAGCAGTTGCATGGAAACACTTTAGAAGCGGTAATAATTATTACTATGTGATTCAACTAAATAATATAAGGGGTATACGCCAAAAGAGAGAAATTGAAAAACACCTTAGAGATTGGAAATTTCACGGAGAAGGGTTTGATCCCAAAAACAAAGAAATGACACTGTTGTTTAGGAGGAGTTTCGATAGCGACGAGAGTTGGAAATCCTGGGCTCAGTTATTTCCATACGTCTTGATTGAAGTAGGAAAGAGCGGAAAGAATAAGCCATACAAACTGGGATTAGATTACATGAATTCCCCCAGGAGAAAAAAGAATGCCTGATGAAGATAGTCCTCTGAATGAGGACACAGACACAGACACAGACGCGGAAGCGGAAGAGGTACCACAACCACCACCAGAGCTTCGCGTTATTGGGCTCTTTGGTGAAGTGTCGGAGAAAAAAGCCGAAGAAATAATCTATGGACTAATGCTGTTAGCGCACGAGGCGCCTGAAGACATCGATTTGTGCATCTCCTCCACTGGAGGCGCCGCAATTGATATGTTCGCCATATATGATGTAATGAGGGTGCTGAGAGAGGGTGTAGATATCAGTACGATCGGCCTGGGAAAGATAATGTCTGCTGCAGTTCTATTGTTGGCCGCCGGCACCAAGGGAAAGAGGAAGATAGGCAGATATTGTCGAGTCATGATTCACTCTGTAATTTCTGGGACACACGGAAGCCTCCATGATTTAAATAATGAAATGAGAGAGATAGAATATACTCAGGATCAATATATCGAAGTTCTGTGCAAGGAAACCAACCTCACCGAAGAGAAAATTAGAGAGATGTTTTCTAAGAATGTTAATATATATCTTACGGCTGAAGAGGCAGTTGAGTATGGAATTGCCGATGAGATAATTTAAGGAGAACAGAATGTCCACCATCAAGGGCTTGCATGCCAAAATAATTGCCGAGAACATAAAAGGGATTATGAAGAAAAAAGGATATGCCTTCTTTGAAAAGGGGTCTTACAACGTTAATATTGTTGGCGTAAGATCAAAAGAGAGAAAATCAAATAATTTTGATGATACGATCCTCTTAGTTTATAAAAATAAGAAAGAACAGTGGGAGGTAATATCTTCTGTAGCTACCACCGATCCTGGAAAATACTACCTTGTTGATAGCCCAGTAAATGATCGCGGTACTGCGATATTGGTCCCGAATCAATATAGGGGGATTTATCGCGTAGATATCCATGCAGCAAGTAATAAAAACTTTGCTCACGAGGCTCTGTGCCAGAGAGGCGGCGTGCTATCTGTGTGGCGTGATAATAATTTTGATGACATCTTGGATCACGACCCGGAGTCGATTGAGGAAGGTTGGTTTGGTGTGAATATTCATCGCAGCAAGTCTTCTGGTGCGGCAAATTATGTGGGCGCCTACTCCGCAGGATGCCAGGTTTTTAAAAATAGTACAAATTTTGATAACTTCATGAGTGTTGTTAATAAATCTAAAGATAAATATGGCAACAGTTTTACTTACACTCTTTTGGAAGAAGAGGATTTTGAGGACTAATTAGTAGTATGGACGAACTAGATCTATTAATCAAGAAAAGATATAAAAAACAAGACAGAATGGGTTCAGAAGAATTTGTTAAGTTTGTCGAAGAGACACTTGATAAATTCTATGATAGCTTGCCTCGCGCCACTATTCTGGCGGAAGGCGCCATCAATGAGGAATTCGAGAAGGGAAAAGAATTTCTATTGACTCTTCCAAAATTCGCACCCAATGAAAATTGGGGAAAGCCAGGGTCTGCCGACCGAGAGGCAGTCAATCGAATCTTTAATGCTATCGGTGGTGACGCCACCCTCGAAGCAAAGTTGAATTTTTTAGCAACTATCGGAAAAGAAGAGTCGGGAATAACATCTCCACGTCGAATAATATCGAGCCTGATAATCCTAGAGTCTCTATCGTCTATATTGACAAGTTTCCAGCCATCACCAGCCGGCTTTGTATTTGAGGCTTTCCTGGCAGCACTTCTGAGAGGAGCACAAATCCCAGCAGCCAACGCCGACACGATCGCCGACTTGGAGGCATTCACTCATATCCCTTCTTCGGGCAATGCTCCAGCAAAAGTGCGAAAAGGATTGTCGATAAGCCTTAAGTTGCTTGCTCCTGGGACGGCAATCGAGGGAAGCTACACTGACCTCATAGACTCCCTGAATAAAGCGGGCTCAATGACGTATGTGATCGCGAGGAAGGTAGGGGGAGTTCTTAAAATTGAATCTTTCGTATTCACTAGGGATAATTTCCTTAAAGCCATCAGCACGATGCAGAAGGGCACTAAACTTAAGTCAACTGCTGGGCTCTTTACTCTTCCTGGAAAAACTGGCAAAGAATCTCTCGAATATCTTAACAGTCTGGACTGGCCCGAGAAGTACAGGGAGCTTCAAAAAACACCAGGTTACCGTGGCAAAGTTACCCCAACAGAGGAGAAGCCAGATAGAGATCCCGCGATCGAACCAACAGACAATCCCGACACTCAGTCTGTCACTACAGAGTCGCAAGAGCTTTTAGCCGAGTCATTGACCCAGTGGAGCGTTACCGGTGGTCAGCTTGACACGCTGGGCAAAGCCGTGGTCTATGGACACCTGGCCGACCTGCCATATGCGCCAGAAAAGATTTATAAAATTGCTGAAATGAGAATGAAGGCTCTCGATGCTACATTGTTGGATCTCTTTTCCGCAACAAAAAGCTTGTCCGATAATGTAAATTTGTATTTCTCCGAAGAGCATCGCAATAATGCGATCAGTGCTGGACAGTCTGCTATATCGGACACTACCAGAATTGCTGAGAACTTGAAATCTGGAATTGCAAAAGATAAAAAAGAAGTAAATTAGTCCTTGACATTTAGTTCAAATGTGTTTATAATATAGTATACAAGACTTTTACGAGGTGTGATTTGAAAAAACATTATGATTCTGGTTCCGAGATGAGTCAGCGTATCTTGGCTGGCGTCAATAAGCTAGCAGATAACGTGGCTTCCACTCTGGGCCCAAGAGGCAGAAACGTCATATTGCAAGAAAAGAATAAGCGCCCCATTATCACAAAAGATGGCGTTACGGTCGCAGGCTTTGTTGACCTTGAAGATCCTATCGAGAATGTGGGCGCCCAGATAATCAAGCAGGCAGCAGAACAAACCAACTCTGATGCTGGTGACGGAACTACTACTGCCACGGTTCTTTCGAGAGCAATATTGAACGGGGCACAAAAGTATATATCATCTGGAGTACCTCCCATCGAGCTTCAGAGAGGAATAGAGAGGGCTGTACAGTCGATGGTGGAAAACCTCGACGCCGCCAGCCGCCCGATTATGTCCGAGGATGATATTGCCCACGTGGCCACGATATCTGCAAATAACGATAAGCAAATTGGAAAACTCATAGCCCAGGCTGTATCTGCCGCTGGTAAGGACGGTGCGATAACTGTCGAAGAGGCCAGATCGTTTCAGACTAGTTTGGATTTGGTCGAGGGATTCAGGATGGATGCTGGCTATGCAGCCAGTGCCTTCATTACTGATGAGCGCCGCCGCGCAGTCCTATACGAGGATCCAATGATCCTGGTTACAGATGAAAAAATTGATAATGTACATGATATTCTTCCCATTTTGGAACTCGCCGCACGCGAAGCTCGTCCTCTAATCTTTGTTGCTAGCGAGGTAGAGGGGCAAGCTCTCGCCGCGATGATCGTTAATGCCCTCAAGGGCACACTAAAGGTCGCCGCGATAAAGGCCCCAAGATACGGAGAGGAACGCAAGAATATCTTAAGTGATCTGGCGCTCTCTACGGGAGCAACCTTGATCACACGGTCAAGCGGGAAAAGATTAAAAGATGCTAAACTAGTGGACTTTGGAAGTGCATCGAGAGTGGACATCACCAGGGCGCAAACGACGATCGTCGGCGGAAATGGTGATCCAACTATGACTGAGATTAGAATTAATAGCCTTAAGGAAGAGTTGGTTGGTGAAGATAATCTGCATGAGTGCGAGAAGATACAGGACCGGATTTCACGTTTGGCCAGTGGTATCGCTATAATAAGAGTTGGTGCGTCTACGGAGATTGAAATGGTTGAGAAGAAGCACCGCATCGAAGATGCTCTTGAGGCAGTTCGCTCGGCCCAGATGGAGGGGATCGTAGAGGGTGGCGGCATCGCACTTCTCCGCGCCTCCACTGCGTTGAATGTGGAGGTCGAGAACCCGGACCAGGCGCTCGGTATTGAGATTATTAAGCAAGCTTCGCAGGCCCCGCTTCGGCAGATGGCAACTAATGCAGGCAGATCACCCGACATCATTTGTCAACTTGTTTTGGAGTCGAACATCGGCGACGGCTACGATTTTATAACTGACTCCATCGTACATATGATTGATTCTGGAATAATAGATCCAGTGAGGGTTACTAAGAAAGCCCTTCAGAACGCGGCATCTGTATCTGGAACCCTGATAACAACAAATTGTGCTGTGATTGAGGAGTGAGCCGCTAGTTAATACAATCAAGCGGAGGAACGCAGAATGTCAGAAGAAGAAATTAAAATAGATATTGTTGAGCTAGGCGGAAAGATAGATAGAATGATAGATAACTTGCACGCCGTTCGCGAAAGGTGTGACGAGATAGCAGTGTGTGTGAACAAGGTAAAGAAAGCGGTATACGAGCCAGATCAGGGATTGTATGCCAGACTAAGAGAGTTAGAGCAGTGGAAAGACCAGGCATCTAGGTTCCTCTGGGTCATCACGACATCTTTGATTGGTTTGATTACCGCGACAGTTTATAAAGCACTTTTTTAGGATACAAATGAGAGGTAGTGATGAGGGTTAATATAACTTATTCTGTAGATTTGGAGGACATTCCAATCGAAATAGATAAATTATTGCAAGAGAATAGGGAATTGTTAAATAAAATAATTGAGGATTTAGAATCTGTTTCTGGAAAGAATCCTCTTGAAATCATAGAACTAATTAATACTTCGCGAGAATCCCTTGCGGTAGTTGACGTAAGATTGTCGGAGTGCAATAACATCTTGTCGGGATTTATAGACATTCGAGCAAGGGGAGTTAACCAACAATTTATAGAAGTCGAGGAGGGCTCCCCAGATGGCCCCATTTAAAGAAGGGGAGTATGTTCACATCCCTGCAGGAGTGGTGGCTTACAATTTAGACGACACTGGCGATGTTGTGTCCTATTTTAAATCACAAGAGCCGCTCGTGTTGATGTATCTGGGCCACCGCCTCGATCCGAAATTCACGGGCTCCGAAATGTGTGATGTTTTTTACGAGGGGAAGGTTTACTCTGTTATAGAGGAAAATGTCTATGAAGTGAGGGGGGAAAGTGAGTAATACTGTTAAATTTATTGAAATTTATAATCGATCGGGCGGAGGCACAATCCGAGATTATAGTCTGAGAACAATTTATATTAATCCTGATCACGTGATCTCCCTAGTGGAGGACAGTAGGACTGCTAGGCTACTCCACGAGGGCGCCCTCCCCGACGATCTTGATCAAAGGCAGCAATTTACTAATATATCTTTGAATGTTGGGGTCAGCGGGCAATCCATTGTAGTCGTAGGGCCTATTAGTGAGATCCACCATAAACTTTATGAAAGCAATAAAACACTACTGAAAGGATAAAAAATGGAAATCCCTTGTAAGTTCGAGTCGGTCACTCAATGGCATGGCACCTCGTTGGGCGGCGAAACAAAACTAGGTCGATATGACGGAACAAACCTGAATATCAAAGGCCTTGGGTATGAGAAGTGGGCCTTGGTTGCCAATATCTTAATGGACAAGCCAATCCAGGAATATTTAGAGCGTGGCTTGACCGAAAAACAAGTCGTCGATGGATGCTTGGAGTTCTTGAACAAGCCTCCCACAAAGCGAGCCCGCAAGCCAAAGTATGGCAGGTTGGATTGTCGCTATTTTAAGGTCTTGAGTGACAAGATAACCATGTCACTGACGACAACAGAAAGAAATAGCAAATACTTCTGGGGTCGCGGCTCTAAGTCCCAAGAACCCAGGAAGATGTCTAAGCGCGGCCGACCAAGGAATCGCAAGTGAGCAATAGTAAAATGGTGCGATCACACTTGAGGCAGCTTGAGTGGTATTTGCTAGACAGATATGACGTTCACGTATCATTCGAGAAGGACGGAACGGATGAGTATTGGTACGATCCAGAAAATCTTGAAGAAGACAAGGGGGTGATATCCATAAATTCATCAAAGACTCTGATGCACCAGCTTTATGTTTTACTCCACGAGTCGGGTCATGTAATTTTGAGAGCAGATCCGACCGCCTTCAAGGAGGAGTTCCCTGATTCCTGTAGGAACACGCTTCCGGGCCGTCTGGAGATATTGAGAGAGGAAGTTCTTGCTTGGGACAAGGCAGGGGAAGTTGCCGAGCGGTTGGATATAAAGATCAATCAATGCACCTGGAAGGAGAACTACCGGGATGCTTTAGAGAAGTATGTTAGATGGGTATTGGATGGAGATGATGATGAGAAATAGATTTGTTGAGTTGTTTATGTTGCTAGCCTTGGTGCTAAGCTCGGCCTGTAGCGAATATGAAATAGAGGTAATAGAGACAGAGGTTATCCCTGGTCCGCCACATTTCACAGACCCGCCAGATGGCAAGTGGTTACCCCCTCAGAAGGATTTTGAAATCCCAGATGGGCCCCTGGAGCTTGGAGACCCACTGCTCCCCGATATTGACCTGAGCTTCATTCAGTATGATTTTGGCACACACGAGTTATCGGACCCCCCAGTCTCAATCGGTCTTGAAATTAGGAACCTCGGGGACTATCCCTTGCGGATAGGCAGTATCGATCAGACATCTATTTCAAAATCTTTCACTCTTTCATCGCTATTGAATAATGAGATACAACCTGGCGCCATGGAGGTTCTCGACATCACATATGATGGAGAAAAGCATGGCCCCGACGGTGATATGATAAAGATAGAATCAAACGATCCAGATGAGCCCTCCGTGGTTGTCCTGGTCGCAGCTAACGGTGCAACTCCTATTTTAGAGATTGATCCATTAGCGTTTGATTTTGGCCCAGTAGACCCCCTCAATTCTCCCGTCACGACATTCATAGACTTGACAAATGTCGGCGACGGCGTTTTGGAAATATCAAAGATAGAGGAGTTAAAGTCAAATTTGGACATCAGTATCACTTCCTATCCATCCACTAAACTATCCCCAGGCCAAGCCACATCCATGCAGGTGTCATATTATCCTATCGACTCTGGAAAGGATATTGAAAAGATAAAAATTACAAGCAATGATCCGAACGATCCTGTTCAAAAAATCACACTCAAAGGCGAATCAGCCGACCCAGATATCGATGCCCCCTCTCAGGTAGATTTTGGAACCCTGGAGTTGTCGAACTCCCTGGTAAAGACGGTCGATATTAAAAATGTCGGAGCAGGGATACTTCGTGTCACCGGAATTTCTTTTCCGCAAAGTACCGCAGCCTTCTCCATTATAAAGGGTTTTTCTGGTGATATCCTCCCAGGAAATTCCGAACCGATAGAGGTTCAATACTCACCAGATGATTATCTTTCTGATGCGTCCAGTTTGCAGATCTCTTCCAATGACCCGGCGACACCAGCGCATTCGATATCTCTGATTGGGTCTGTAGGCGTACCGGAAATAGAAATTGACCCATTCAGTATCGATTTTGGCAATGTAAACGTCTATGGGGTTCCCCCGACAGAGAAAATTAAAATATCCAATGTCGGAACTGGAAATTTATCACTGGCACCAGTGTCGCTGAAGGGTGGCCTCCCATTTTCGTGGACGCTAATAAGCAATTCTCTAGCCCCTGGAATGTCTGTTGACTTGGAGGTGACGTATAGTCCATCATCTTATTCTCCGTCCTCGGACGAATTGTTGATAGGCTCCAATGACCCCACCCAACCTCTAACAACTGTCCCTTTGATCGGCTGGGGCTCTGCTCCACAGTTGGAGATATATCCAGACCCGTATGATTTTGGATCCTCATATCTTGAGTGTGGCATTGAGAAAGTCATAGATTTAAAGAACGTGGGTGATGCAGACTTAGAGATCTCAAAGGTAGAATACTTCACGTCGTTCCCTAGCCACTTTACTATTGATTATGATTACGCAGCAAACGGCCAGTTTCCATGGGTTGTCTCTCCTGGGTCATTCTATTCTGTGTATATTGAGTATCTACCAATGGCTGCAGCAACGACCGATTCTTCTTTCGTAAAAGTTCACTCCAACGATCCCCAGAATCCACAAATGCTCTCTTATCAATATGGGGTGGGAGATTATTATTCTTCTGTGATGGACACCTACACCCAGGACACAGTTATGATGTCTGATATTCTATTTATAATAGATAATTCCTGTTCTATGTCAACGTGGCAGACACATGTGGCTACAAATTTTGATTCTTTTATAACTGTGTTTAAAAATTCTGGAGTTGATTATCATATAGCCATCATAACTACTGATGATCCCTCTTTCACAGGGCCCATCATCGACAACTCCACGATTGATCCGATCGCAGAGTTTAAAACCCAGGCACAAGTGGGGACATATGGCTCCGGTCACGAGCGCGGCCTCGATATGGCTTATGGCGCCTTACAACCCGGAGGTGACGCCGCACCCGGCTCTTCTTTCGAACGCACCGATGCGAAGATGTCGCTTATCTTTGTTTCCGATGAGCCGGATTACTCTTATGAACTTTCCACGCCCCTTGATTATTCATCCTATTTTACAGGAGTAAAGCTCAACTCTTCGAAGATCGTGTCCCATGCTGTGAGTGGGGACTGTCCAAGCGGCTGCTCGATGCCCTATACTTCTTCGACTGGGTACACGTACAATAAATATGCATCCTGTAATTACGATTATATTGATGTTGTCAGTGATATGGGGGGCACACAACTATCATTGTGTGATACAGACTGGGGCCTGAAGATGGAGACGTTGGCAAAAGACTCCATCATTAAATCCTCTTTTGAATTATCGGATATCCCTATTGCGACCACTATTGAGGTATTGGTCGACGGCTCACTCACGGGAAACTGGACATACGACCCGCTCATCAACAGCGTCATATTTGATCCAGGAAGTATTCCAGTTGCAGGAAGCATCATTGATATTAGTTACAATATTTTAGGAGGTTGTTGATAATGGAGAAAATAGAAAAACCATGGGGATTTGAAATAATCTGGGCCAAGACTGATAGTTATGTTGGAAAATTGCTACACATAACTTCCGGCTCACGACTGTCCAGGCAGTACCATGTCGAGAAGGAAGAGACGATTTACGTTTTGACGGGAGTTTTGTATAATTACGATAGAGACGGAAACGTCCAAAGAATACTTCCAGGGGAATCGTTTCACGTTCGCCCACGACAAATTCATAGATTCGCCGCAATGGAAGAATCGAACGTAGAGTTGATTGAGGTCAGCACGAATCATCTCGATGATGTGGTCCGACTCGCCGATGATTACAAGAGGGTCTAGTGACCTATAAGCTTCTGTTTGCGTGTCTATTGATCCTAATGGGTCACACAGTATCTTGGTATGCGACATACTCACAATTCATATGGGATTGGTGCAAGAATAATGTGATTTTGCTGCCATTGATTTTCTCAATTCCAACAGGGTACTTGTTCACTTATGGTATGAGGTTCGCAGTCCAGGAGATGGGCGAAGCCTGGGGCCCCCGACTTCTTGGATTCGGCATATCCTATCTGGTGTTTCCGATGTTAACTTATTATTATTTTAATGAAAGCATGTTCACACCGAAAACCCTATTATGTATATTGTTGTCGCTTGTCATTGTGGCAATTCAGGTATTTTGGCGCTAAAATAAACTATTTATTGATTAGGAGACTAACATGGCTTTAATTGATGACGTAATAAATGAAAATTTACAGAGACTAAGAGAAGAAAAATACAGATTAAGGACTTTTCAGGTGGTGATGGACCTTAAGATCGATTCCGAATATGGAGTCGAGGAAACCCTGCAGGCCATCCGAGCAATCCGGGGCGTCACCGTCGTAACTGCGATCGATTCAACGTACCAGAAGCAGCAATCCGAATATATAAGCACAGTAAGGGTGAAATTTCACCCAGCCAGAGAAACAATGACTCCGATAAAATATGTCAATACGGAATTACTCCCATCCATTAGGGATCGCTCCATTCCAGGTGTATCTCTTGTCCGCGTCGGCTCCCCATCCCAGATTGGCTAATCTCATAAATATTGTCAAAAAAATAGTAAAACATAAGAAATAGATCTTCTTTTATATTTTATCTTCATAGTTATCTATGAGGGTGAGAACCCGCGGGGGGGAATATGTATGATTATCGGAAGGTGGCTTTCTAAGGTAGTAGTAGCATCATTAATGGGGATTATTCTAGTTTTTACTGGATGTCAACCATGGCAAGCTTGGGAAGTTGACTTGTCTGATCACGGAACGAACCTGGGGTCGGTATACGCTTCCAATAGCAATTTTACTGATTATCTATATCATGATATTGCGCGCTACGAATATGAGACATATGTTCATCGCCTCTCTCGCAACGCCGCTGTCAGGGTTCAGATAGAATATCCCTTTGGAACCATACAGGGAACTGGAACCTATTTTAAGTGGAAGGGTCACACAATGGTTGTTACTGCTGCTCACTTATTCGCCTTCGGAGGAGCCTATGCAATGTCATCCGAGGCCCTCGTAACAACTCCGAGCGAGCGGGTACTCGGAAGATTGGTTTACGTTGACAACTATGTCGACATCGCTGTTTTTGCAGTGCCTACCCTGGACTCTCGCCGGCCAGCAAGATTTAACCGTGCAACAGACTTCCCAATAGGGGAAGACGTGGTATATTCAGGGTTTCCTGGCGCCAATAGCTTGTTGACTTTTGAGGGCACTCTTACTGGCGACGGCTTTGATACTGACATCGCGATGCAATCTTTTGCATGGGGAGGGTCATCGGGTTCTGGCGTTTTTAATGCAAGGGGAGAGTTCGTCGGCGTGCTGGTATCCATAATGGTGGGCCCAGGCTTTCAGGGTCCACAACTTGTCGGTTCCGTCGTCTACATAGCTCCATCAACTTTGATTGATTCTGCACTACTTAGGCACAGGCTCGACAAACTATCGAGGATGAAGAATAATGGCTTTTAATAAGCTTTCGTTGATCATCTTTTTCTTTTTGGCGCTCATATCCTGCACTACAAATTTGGACTACACTCTTGGAACTTCGACAGTTCCAGATGAATTAGAGACTGATATTTGGGTCGATTCTTTCGTTCAGGTTGGATCATATGAGAACATAGATATCCTTTGGGTTATTGACAGATCGTGTTCCATGAATGATAACGACACGGAGTTATTATCAGGAATAGAATCTATGATGAATCTTCTCTCTTCGGATGTAAACTGGAGACTAAAGATAATTACAGCAGGAGATTGGGGAATTCCTCAATCAAATTCGTTCCCGCTAACACAGGGCGCAACTTATAAGGATGCCTTGTCCATGTTAAGCACATTGCCAGACGACGGAGGTGAGGCTGGTTTCGCTGCGCTCTATGATTATATTATGTACGATTCCTACGCGCAAACATGGCTTCGTTCCGACGCCGCTCTGTTGGTGGTATTCGTGTCAGACGAAGAAGAACAAAGCAGTATGCTCGTGAGCGAGTTTACTTCTTGGTACGAAGATCTCAGAGATAGTGTGTATGTATCGTCTATAGTGAACGTAGACCCGGCAGAATCAGTATGTTCTTATGTTCCTCACGGCTCAAATATTGGCTACCGATATGTCGAGGCGACTGATTACTTCAATGGAAATGTGATAGATATATGTTCACAGGATTGGTCTTCGGGTGTAGCAGAGGCTACCTCGCGAATAGAGCCACATGAATTTTATACTCTCAGTCATTTTCCCTACGAGGATACTATAGTGGTATTTCAAAATGGCTCTCCATTTAATGCATGGTATTATGAACCGCTAGATAATACGGTATATTTTGATGAAACTCCAGCCGAAGGAGTACTGATGGAAATAGGATATTCGATTAAAGAGTATGCCACATCGGATACAGAATCTGTTGGCTTGGTAGCCCCAAATAAATAAGATAAAATGCTTGACATTCCCATAATAAGTTGCTATAATGTATAAGTAAACTAATTACTTTTAGTTGGGGGTGTGTTGTGATTAAACGGTGGTTATACTATATTTTGAGGTTGTTTGGGCTAGCCCCAATTTCCGAATCAAGAAGATTAGTAAGCGAGATAATAAGACTTGAGGCGCGAAATGACGAATTGGGCGTGCTTGCGCTAGCGCTTGAGGATGAGAATAAGTCATTGTGGCTGATGTTGGATGAGAATAAGCAGTCTTCAAAATTGGACAGACAAACTGTTGATGACTTTATTGAGGAGGTGAGGGAAACCCTCATGGAAGAGATGCTTAAAGATTTTGATCCCGTTGGGGAGGCATAGCGATGTCAAGCTTGTTTCTTTTTGACGTCGACGGAACACTCACTCTCCCTCGAAAAAGAATGTCTACCCGGTTTGCAGAACTATTTGATTCTCTCGTAGATAGAGAGAGGGTATACTTGGTATCAGGAAGCGACATTGGTAAAATTAGAGAACAAGTCCCGCATAGTATTTTGGAAAGATGTGCTGGAATATTCGCTAGCTCCGCTAATGAATATTGGATCGGATCGATGCTGCAGCACGAGAACGTTTACGTCCCCTCCAATGCGGTACTTCACCTTTTGAACGCTGCCATCGAGCAATCGGACTATGAAACGAAAACAGGAAAACACATAGAGCATCGACCCGGAATGATAAACTTTAGCATCGTAGGTCGAAACGCCACCGATGAGCAGAGAAAGGAGTACAATAGTTGGGACAAGAAAACACAAGAGAGAAAAAGGTTGTCTGAACAACTGCTAAACAAACATCCCGAATTGGATGTAAAAGTCGGGGGAGAAATATCGATTGATATATACCCGATGGGCTTGGATAAATCACAAGCCGTCCAATATTTGCGAGAAGAATACGGCAACTGTCAGATCGTATTTTTTGGAGACAGAACGGATGAAGATGGGAACGATTACAGTGTTGTTCGAGAAATGTCACCGACAGATATCGTTCATGCTGTTGAGAGTTGTGAAGATACTTATCAAATTTTAAAAAACTACTTAGGTTATGAAGATGAATAATGAAGATAATGAGCAGGATGAAGATAATAAGCTTTCGATCGAGGAAGTGGAGGCCGAAGATCTCAAGCCAAAGCCAAGACCAAAGCTAGCTCCTCGCGGAATCGAAACATTTACAGTGTGTCGTCAGCACGACGAAACTGGAGTTTCGGGAGAGGGTGTGATAATAGAGGGTGTCGTTCTTGGGACGGGCCAATGTATTGTTCACTGGCTTTATCCCCCACCAAGGGGTGGTATCGCTATCTTCGATTCGATGACAGACTTTATCAAAGTCCACATAGAACCACACCCAGGAAATAAAACAATTATTACCTACCAAGAAGGGGAACAAGAGGTTTATGGTGACTAATTACAGCAGGAGAGAAAACTATGAAAATCACAAAATCAAGACTTATTGAGATGATCAAGGAAGAGGCAGCGTCATACGACGACGCGACCCACGTTGAAGAGGGAATTCTTGATCTCTTCAAGCAAAAATCTGCAGAAGCTCCGGCAAAGGGTGAGCCCGAACTTAAGGATCTTATAGTAAAGGCTATACGCCAGAGTCATGGGGAATCCATGGGTGCGATCGAGAGGATGACTCACAAATTCAACGAAAGAATCGCAGCAATCGAAAAAGAACTTAAGATTCGAACCCCTGCAGCGCCAGAAGTCTCCCCGACAGTCACCCAAACCGCCCCTGGACTTAAAAAAGATGACTAAAGAGTGGAACGAATACCTTGAAATCCTGTCAGAGATGAAGACTACGAAACACGTGCAAAATACTTACAGGAAGCTCGGTGATGATTTCATGAAAGCCATGTTGGGTGGGGAGCAGCCAAATACGGCCCCATACACTCGACCACGCCCCCCAAGAGGAAAATCGGGCCTTGGACCACTCGAAGAGGATGTACCGCTCGTTCCAGAGATTAAAGAAGACTTAAATCGAGATATTTGGGATGAGAATGATAAACTCAAGCCAGAGATTGCCAAAAAGCTATTGAAGATTGCACGAGATTTTTATGAAGGATTAGATTTAGTAGCCCCAATCTTGGATATCACCATAACCGGGTCCATTGCAAACTATAACTGGACTGAAAAATCAGATATAGACTTGCACATCCTCATAGATTACGCAGCAGTGAATGAGGATACGGAATTGGTTAAGAAGTTTTTGTCCCAGGCAAAAACAAATTGGAACAAGAATCATGAGATAATGATTAAGGACCATGAAGTCGAGACTTATGTCCAAGATAATAACGAACCCCATCATTCGACCGGAGTATACTCTGTTTTGGGCGACGACTGGATTATCAAGCCAGAGCCAGCAGAATTTCAAGTTAGTGAAGACGATATCAAAAAGAAGAATAAATACTTTGTTGATGTTATAGACTCAATAGAGAAGATAAAAGAGGAAGGAAAATACGAAGAGGCATACGGAGATTCAGATAGGCTCACAGATAAACTTAGGAATTATCGCCAATCGGGCCTTGAGACTGGTGGCGAATTTTCTGTTGAGAATTTGGTTTTTAAAAGCTTGAGAAATTCTGATTATCTTGGAAAATTATATGACCTCAAGAGAGCCGCCTATGATGCCATCATGTCAGTGAGTCAATAACAAGGAATCCACAATGAATGAGTCGCTTATCTTTTGAGCTTGGAGACATAGTGAGATGGCGCCCCCTGTTTATGGTAGCCGGCAAGGCATTAGAAGAATTTTATGGCATGGTTATAAAGGACACAGAGACACTGCGCGGCGGTAAATATTCCTATGGATCATCTGAATCTTCGACTGGCGATATAAATATGACCTATATAGAGCCGATGTCTGCTGTGACGGTCTTTTCGTTCAAGGATCAAAAAGTGGTAGTCTTATACCAAAATCCAGATGACATCCCCTTGAGTATAGAGAAAGTTTGTTTTAATAATAAAAACTCTTGACAAACTGCCTTTATTGATATATAATGTAGGTAGGATATGGAGAGAACATGTCAAAACTTGAACTTGATTTTGAACCCACCGAGCTAGAAATAGAGCACTGTATAGAGATGTTGGTCCCCAAGTTACAGAGGAAAGTCAACGACCACTACGATGCGATTTACAAAAGAGGCACCCATTCCGCGATAGTTGGGAAGTCATATCTTTCAGAATCGAAGCCTCCACTTTTAACAAAAAAGAAAGGAAGAGTTTACTGGAAATTGATTCTGGAAAATAGAAATGATTTTGGAGGATCCTCCAGCACAGTGTATGGATTTGTGCGAAGAGCAGACGGCGCAGTCTTTAGGGCCGCAGACTGGAAGAAGCCAGAGACCAGAACCAAAAGAGCGATTCGGGGATATGTGACAGATGAATTCCCAGAAGATTATTTTACTGCCTATGGCGTGGTATATGATATGGAATCCTGATGCAATATAATACTTATAAGTTGATCATCGAACTTTTAAATCAAGAGCTTAAAAAAGCAGATAGAATTCCCACGCTTCTTTATCACGAAGAGATTGAAGAGGCAAAAAAAGATTTCATAAATCATATAAAAGAACAAAACAAGAGGGGCTGATGTGACTTATAATACACTTGGCGAAGGCAATATGATATGGACAGTCATCTTTAAGACTCTCTGTGAGAAACCAGATAGTTGTGTGACTCTCGGGCCACCGTCAAGAACGAGATGCTGGAACCTTGCAAACCAAAAATATAACAAATTGATCGCAATCATACCAGGAAATCACGAAGTTTATATTAAAAATAACTCTTGACATACTCTTGACAATTTAACACTAGACAAAATCAGAAATAGCGTGTATAATGTATATACATAATACGCTAGTAGCTCAGGGGTGAGAGCAGTCGTCTTATATGCGATTGGTCGGTGGTTCAAATCCACCCTAGCGTACCATTTAACCCACAACCATAAAGGTAAATCATGATTAAAACTTGTAAACACTGTGAAATAGAATTCAATGTCAACTCGCGCCAAAAGCGCCTCGTCGGAGGATACATTAATGAGTGTCCAGATTGCGTCGAGGAGCGAGGTGGTGATAACTCGGAGCCCAAACACTTCGGAGTGACCGGTTCACTCGGTGACGATGTTTCGGTAGTTCGCTTTGATAGTCAAAAGAAGCGAGATCAATTCCAGAAAGAGTATGGAGAAATTAAAACCCTCAAAGACTTTTTCTAGTCTTGACATTCTCTTGACAATTTAACCATTGACTTAACCTTGAAAATCATGTATAATTATTAGAAATCACACAGGAGCCTAAAGTGCTAAAATCAAACCTATCTGTAGTACCCTCCGTCATCCCACCACTTCCACAGCAGTCCGCTATCCAGTGGGATACTTATCTTAAATCGTGCCCCACCCGACCAGCTCGGTGTCCGGTACGCGAACACGCCGGGATCAATGGCGGTATCGCAAAAGAATATTTAATAGATATTCACTTAATCGTAAAAGACCCTTACTATCAAAATCGCCTTCTCGGTGCCCTTGCGAACAAGATTAGTGAGTTAGCTAACCAACTCCACACTTGTCCAGAAGGGCTGAAAGTTGGTATCTGTGTGGCTCTTGGGCCCAACGGCGACCTTCTATTACGTTGGGGTAACCACCGACTTCGCGCAACTAAGCAAAACAATGGAAATAACTTAGCTATCCCTAACATGCCCGTAGGAAAAATCTGGGCTTCAATTTATGACTTTCCAACGTCACAGGTTCGCAAGTGGCAAGCTGTAGAAAATAACATACACGATGTCTCTAGTCCTGCTACAAAAGACGATAATGTACTTTCTTTGAAGGAAATGGTTGCCGCTGGCGAATTGGATACTTCTGCTTCCAAGTTTGTCGATTGCGACGACGAAGAAAAGGATAAGCGTTTAAAGAAGATTATTAAAGAAACGATGCCAAGTTGGTCGACCAAAATTAAACGTTTGATTAAGGAGTTTCGTCGCCAAAATACCAATGTTTATCGAGTGGAATCGTATACAGCCCGCGAAATGAAAACTTACTTTAAGAAAAACTGTCCACTTCACGGAGAACTTGATTTTAGCTCCTATTCGGAGAGTAATAAGAATATTATTAAGTCCACATTGCCAGATGGTTCAGTTCGTTCGAGCAAGATTGTATTTACTCATGCTGCCAGCGCAGACCTTGGCGGCGCAATCTTTCAAACTGCCATGCAAAACAAATTTGTTGACGTAGACTGCGACGAAGTTGTCTTAGTAAGTTGTCATAGCGGCAAGGCTGAAGCTGGTTTGAACTCGACTCGAAAGGACCGAGAAACATTAGTCCGAACTTGGAATTCGGCACTACCAGGCGGTTCTCATACAAGGTTGATTGATAGGATCTTCGTACTTCCGCAGACAACAGCGGAAAAGAAAGGTTCTAAGTTTATTTCTAAGAAGCCTCTATAGACTACACTAGTACCAAGGGGCTGACTCCCCCTAACACCTTTCCATAAGGACTCTTGACATTCTCTTGACAATTTAACCATTGACTTTAACTTAAATAACGTGTATAATGTATGTATAAATAGGGAGAGAGGCGCGGGTTCAAATCCTGTCACGACCAAGGGACCAGTTGTGAAGTGTTGCTAGGTGGCACGCTCGCCCTATTTATATCACCAATCAATTCAAACCAGGAGCCCAAAATGCTGAACGACCCATCACTTCAAGACCTCATTCAAGAAACCATCGAAGAATATTATAAAGAAGAATATAATTACGGTTTAGATTATGACGAAATGCCAGAAGATTTAGAGGGCGAATGCCCCGAGTGGATTAAGGAACAACTTGATGACGACATCCCATTTTAAACAAGGAACACAAACAACACTGAAGCCCAATAAAGGGGCATCACAGCGGACCCGAAATCGTATTCGCGAAAAGGGTCCGTCTTTTATTGTCGAGCTTGAGGCGACAATGTTAACCAACACAGCCTCTTCAATTGATGGGAAAATTTGTGTTTGCTTTCGACAAATCGATGGTGATTGGTCGGGTTGGCTCCCCGTCGACGAGATTCACGCAATAACTTCACTATGAGAGAGAGCAGCATGAAAAGACAATACTTCGAGCCAGGGCAAATTGTTCAGCTAGACCGCCCAGAATTGGGCGAGCGCGATACGTGGAGATTTATTGTTCTATCTTCGGGTCACAGTCGGTCGCGTCCACCTGGCCGATATTCTCTTTATTGCATTCGCGCCCCATCTTATCGTAAAGCAGACCTCAATACCATTCAGTATGTATCTGGTTGCAGCCTGCGAATAACGGAGGACTAATAAGTGAAGTTTAAATCATCAGATTTTAGCAAGGGTCAATTTTATAAGTTGAAGACCCAATCCTTTATTATCTTGGATAAGGAATCAATAAGTGGGTGGTTCGACCGCATCTCTGTGTACTTTGTCACGTGCAGAAACAAGCAGTTAAGAGGAAAGAAAAAAGAATTTACCAGTGGTGGTTTTGAAATTTACTTAAACAAGCTTTGCTCCAGCGAACATAAATAAAATGACCGAGGAGGTTACATAACTTGAAAGCGTAGCCCGTTGCTATATAGGGCTACCTCTTGATTCTAAGGGTTGGCGACAGCGCTGCTTCAGGCGCGGCGCATTATGAGCCTTCTATCTCCATTATCAAGGGGGCGCGCGCGAAGCGTCAACAAACAATTTATGTAGATAGGAAGCCGGATATCCGAGCAAAACGGCATCGACCTCCTCGGTCATTTTATTTATAATTCTCTTGACATTCTCTTGACAATTTAGTTCTTTACTTTCTCTCTAAAAGCGCGTATAATGTAAGTATACAAAAGAGAGTTGTGCCATGCTAGACATCAATAACTTAAAGTCAGGGCAAATGGTGAGATACTCCTCAAAGATCTTTGATTCTGAGAAATCGGTAGAGTCTTTGTGGATATTGCTAGAGGAAGAACTCGGAGCCCATCCGCTGGGCCGCGCGTTCAAACTGTATCAAATATATGATAGTCAAAACTATGTCGACCCCCAGTACATAACAGTTACTTACATTTTTAACTCACTCAACGCTAAAGATTTCACGCTGGAGGTGCCATGATAGATATCAATAGCTTAAAGTCAGGGCAAATGTTAAGATATTCCGTAAAATTGTATGCATCGCAGGAACACGTTGAATCTTTGTGGATATTGCTGGGGGAAAGTAAAGCGCATGCGTTCTGCCGCCCCGGAGAAAGATTGTTCAAAATGTATCAAATATATGATAGCCACAATGACCTTTTCATCTTGCGTAATCGACCAACCGATTACATTTTTAACTCAAGTACCATTAAGAATTTTGTATTGGAGCCGGCATGAAAGATGAGCTTAAAGCAGGACAATTAAGAACTGTTCCACGTGGTGGGCTTGAGGGCGCAGTGGTTATTCTTTTGGATATACAGGAACACGCAAGAGTGTTGACCCCCAAGAATCAGATTTGGAACTCGATTATCGTCTTTTCACCCAGTCCATACTGGGAGCCTGGCGAGAAAATAGGTCTTCGTGGCATAGATTTGATGAACTGGTGAGTTATGGATTTCGAACCCGGCCAAGTCCTGAATCTATATAGTGGCTACGAGCAGAGCGCTGAAGAGGAGCTATTGTCATCCAGTATAATCGTGGAAGTTCGAGAGCACTCCCTGCTTCTGTTTAAATTTTATACTAGATTTCCAGACCCAACAGAGGGCGCCCTCGTACTTCAAGCTAAAGAATATATAGAAGAAGAGTGGGATAATAAATATTTCTATTGGAGAATAGAAAGTTAATTCTTCTTGACATTCTCTTGACAATTTAGTTCTTTACTTTCTCTTCGAAAGCGTGTATAATGTATATATAGAATGGAGTTTACCCTATGTCAGAACAAGCCAAAAGACTAGATGCCTTCCTGAACAACAACAGTATTTCTGCCTCTGAACGCTCTTTTGGGGCCTCCCTAAAAAAGAGTGTTACAAACTACGGAAAGATGACAGAGCGCCAGTGGAGTGCTTTTCAGCGCATGGAGGCGCGCCATAGCCCCGAAGTCAAGGCCGCTCGAAAACAATGGGAGCAAGACTGGACCGAGGAGAAGGCCAAGAATCTCCGAACCGCCGCCGAATACTATCTATGTAATCCTCCATACTTCGGAGAGGCAGCCCGAACAATTATCGCAGACCCCACCTACATTCCAAGTCAAAAATTGTATCATAAGATGGTAGAGAATAAGTATGTTCAGAAGGTTTTAACGACACTCGCCACAGAGCCGCTCTATCCAGTTGGCAGTCTTGTCCAGGTCAGAAAGACCGCCAGAGAATATGCGTACAAGCTCCGCGACCGCCAGGCGCTAGTTGTAATGAATGACGGCGTAGTCAAGTCAGCCGCCAAGGGCGCCCGAACTTACACAATTCTTCCATTCGGAGAATCAGGCACCATCACCATCGAAGAACGCTGGCTCAAGAGAGCCCCGAGGGCTAAATGAGCACCCATCTATCCCCGAATCCGGGAGATATCCTTGAGGAGAACTGCCCCAGAAGTGATTTCAGGGCAAGATATATTGTTTTATCTATTATCCAAGATAAGCATGCCCCTACTCATGGAAATTCTTACAAGTTGTACACCTTGTTTGTCGAGTCTCCGTGCCCATCGGATAGGGATTTGCAGGGTACAATCGACACCGTATACAATCTGGAAATAAACAACACCGACCACGACGAATGGCGTATCATCTCTTGACATTCTCTTGACAACTTTTCTCTTTACTTTCTCTTGAAAAGCGTGTATAATGTATATGTAAGTTAGAGATTCGCCTACAAACTTTTTGGAGCTATCACAATGGCATACACAAGAAACTACAAAAGAACCGTCCGATGCTCATACTGCGGAGATTCCGGTCACAACCGCTCATCATGCTCAAACCTGAAAGAGCATATTGAAAAACTACGCGCCGAACACGGCGACGAGCATTATACCGTTCGAGTCCATGACCGCAAGAAAGCAAAACGGAAGGCCAGCGGAAAGAGTCGCAAGTGTTCATACTGCGACGAAGGCGGCCACAACCGCGCAACCTGTTCGCACTTGAAAGAGCACATGGCTGAAACCAGAGCTAAAAACTCTGAATTCAGGAAGGCTGTTTATAGGCACCTGTGCCGCCTGGGAATAGGCGTTGGGGCCATAGTTTCGAGCGACACCCACCAGAATCGTATCGATCCAGACAACTTTGAGAGTGCGCGCTACCGAGTTCCGCAGATTGTAACAGATATAAATTGGCTCGGAATCAACGTATGGAACCGCGAAGTTTGGTATTTTGACAGTTCCTCCTCGGGCCACACTGGCGACCGCCCAGCACCTCTTTTCGTCGTTCCTATGGGGAACCTCGGCGCCTACAACTGGAAGAATGTAATGGGCTACCCGTTCGATGAGGAGCTTTTAAAGCTGTTTTTGAACGAGCGTCTTTTGGGAGAGCTAAAGGACGGCTCTCACTGGCGTGCTAATGAGAAGGAAAACCACTTCTTAACTATTGAATCACCCGTTCCGCCCACTGCCCCACCTAAAGGCTGGTTTAGTTCCAAGGACAAGAAAATTAAAGAGATTTACAAGCGCCGAAAGAGTTGGCAAGGGGCTTTATAAGCCCTTTATCACTCTTGACATTCTCTTTACAATTAAAGTATTGATTTATGTTCTAAAAGCGTGTATAATGTATATATAAGTTAGAGAAACAACACAACAACCTGGAGACTTAATATGTCTATTGCTATCACATTCGCAAACCTCAATTCCATGATTCCAACACTCCTTTCGGGAGACGAAAAAGACCTTTATTCAGTTCTTATTCGCGGCCGCCACGGCATCGGGAAATCATGGGTTGCTTATCAAACTGCTGCCGGCCTCACTTGGGACGCCTCGGAAAACAAGACGCGTCCGCTAAGAGGGAGCGAAAAAGCCCTCCCAGTGGTTGAGATTCGCGCCTCCCAAATGACCGAGGGCGACCTTCTCGGCCTCCCTTCTCCTCATGAAGTCGACATTAACGGAGAAAAAGCAGCTTCGTTGCGTCCTTTCGCGTGGCTTGTTAAAGCCTGTACCGAGCCCGTTGTCCTTTTCCTTGATGAAGTTGACCGAGCCACAACGGAGGTTCGCCAGGGCTTCTTTCAGCTTGGTGATAGTCGTCAAATTAACGGCTGGAAACTTCATCCTGGCACTGTTGTTTTTGGCGCGGTAAATGGAGGAGTTCATGCTGCACAATATCAGGTAGCTGATATGGACCCCGCAGAGCTTGACCGCTGGGTTACGTTTGACGTCGAGCCATCTATCGAAGATTGGCTCGCTTGGGGCAAATCCGAAGTTCATTCTATTATCTGGGATTTTGTCAATCAAAACCATGATCATCTTGAGCACAAGGGGGAATTCGAGCCGGGCACCGTGTACCCTTCGCGCCGCTCGTGGCATCGCTTGAGCAATACTCTTGCAAAAGTTGATATGCTCGACGAAGAGAGTCCAAATCTGGGGCTGCTATTCAATCTCTCTCATGGGTTCGTCGGCTTTGAGGCCGCCGTAGCCCTCCGTGATTTTGTTGAGAATTACGAGCGCCAAGTCACTGTTGAGGACATCTTGGTCCATGGCAGAATAGATAAAACCAAGGACTTCGGACTTGTCGACCACGTGGCCCTCATCGAAAAGATTGACGCAAGTGGGGTTTTCGCCGCAGCAATTGAGAATTCGAAAATGATCAACTTGGTCGATTACTTCGATGCACTCCCAGCAGAGGCCCGCATGAAACTGTTTACAACCCTGACCGCAGCTAACAGCCAGGTATCCGCCGAGAATGGAGCGAACTTCCACCGCGAACTGGCCAAGCAAGGCAAAGTGGAAGCATTTATCAAGCTTCTTGGTGGAAAATAAGAGAGTGTGATAGCAAAGGTTGCAGCGCTGGCGTCGGTTGGTTGTTATCCGACGCTAGCGCTCCCTTTCTCTTGACATTCTCTTGACAATTTAATCCTTTACTTTTGCGCTAAAAGCGTGTATAATGTATATATAGAATGGAGTTTACCCTATGACACCGACACCCTTTAATCTTGACGAACATATTGTTGGCCTTCTCCGAGACGAGCCCTTCTTCGCCGCCCTCTCGCGCCGCATGGAAAAGGTGGCATCGAGGTCAGTTCCTACGGCTGGAGTAGCTTTTAATGAGGAGCGCGCCCGGTTTGAGCTATACTATAATCCCGAATTCATGGCAGACATGCTCTCGCAAGATAAGAAATATGTTAAGGGCATTCTTTTACACGAGTTCTATCATATCATGCTTTTACACGTAACTTCTCGCATGCCCGAAGGCAAGATGACGAGAAAGTGGAATATCGCTACTGACCTCGCCATTAACAGCGAGCTATCTGTGTTTGCGGCTAACAGCGAAACTCCAACTGGGTACGCCGTTGAAAGCTCGCTCTTGCCGCTCGATAAAGCGCTAATTCCCACTGTTGGGCCATTTTCCGAACTGAAGCCACATCTTTCGGCTGAAGAGTATATGGTTTTATTACCAGAATCCCCAGAGCAAGATAATAATCCAGCCGACGGCCCCGGCGAGCCCGGTGACGATTCTGACTCCGATGGTCCCGGCAACCCAAGCGACGGCGATGGTGGTTCGTCACCAAGCGACCAGGAAGGCGACGAACAAGGAGGAGAGGGAAGTGGAGACGGCAACGGCTTCGATGATCATTCTGATTGGGGTTCTTCCGATGGTTCCGACGAGAATCGAAAAATAGCCGAAGAGAGACTAAAAGAAGCCATCAAGGAGGCATATGTCGAGGCCCAGTCTCGCGGTTTTGGTTCGGTTTCTGCTAGCATGAGGCGCACAATTAAGGATGTTATAACTCCCAAGGTAAACTGGCGCTCAATCCTGCGCTCTTTCGTCAAGGCTTCGCAGAGAGCAGATAGAACCTCAACTATCAAGCGCCTGAATCGCCGATACGCTTACATTCATCCAGGCCGCAAGGCAAAGCGTCAAGCTAAAATCGCGGTTTCAATTGACCAATCTGGCAGTGTTTCCGATGGCATGCTCGTTGCATTTTATGCAGAGCTTGAAAAGCTGGCAACCATCGCTGATTTTACGATTGTCCCCTTTGATACCGAGGTTGCAGAAGAGCACATCCATGTTTGGAAGAAGGGCGCCCGCCACGAAAAGACTCGCTATAAGCATGGTGGAACCTGCTTCAACGCTCCAACCAGGTGGGTCAACGAGAATAACTTTGATGGTCACATTGTCCTGACTGATATGGAGGCTCCAAAGCCCATTCCTAGCAAGTGTCAGCGTATGTGGATGACAACCAAGGCGCATGCAGAACGCCCTTACTTCCAGACCAATGAGCGAGTGATAGCAATCAATGACTGATAGATACCTTAAAATCAGCAATATCGAATCTTTAAAAGCTGGAGATATTCTCTGTCTTCCTATGAAGGGAGAGCTAGGTGAGTGGTCGAGGCTTGTTGTATACGAGGTTACGAAAAGGTTGTTGAAAACTTATGTATTGCTTGACCAAGCTGGTGGCTGGGCTCCAGGAGATATGTATAGTTTCCAGTTAATTGGCTTCGACCCTGCGAATTGGAGGCTACTAGCATGATTCTTGAGTCTGGAACTATAATCGAGGAAATCTCGGATGGTCAAGTCGATATCCGGTGCCTGGTGTTGGAGTACGAAAAACATCCAACGGTTCGAGACTTGGGAACGTATGTTTTATATGTGATATATTCAGGCAATACATACGCGCTCCCCGGCGAGACGATGGTGGTCAGGAGTACCCTTGTTGAATCTACGCATGCAAATTATCACTGGAGGATAATCTAATGAAGTTTAAACCTGGAAATTTATTGAAGCACGAGAGGTCTTCCGGGCTCTGGATTGTCGTTGAGGCGCTCCCAATAAATAAGAAGGGCTCGCCTCACCGCCCGACCGTCTTTAGGCTCCAGATGACTGCCACTTGTGTCCAGCCCGGTACTTCAAACCTCCACTATCCTGGGAGCAGCGATACCTGGCTTTTCAAGGAGAAAGATGGAAGCGACCATAACGATATGTGGAAGGTGATAAATGAAATTTAAAGTCGGAGATTTAATAACTCACAAGCCTTTGGGTGGTAATACCGCCGTTGATGCGATTATCTTGAAGCACTGGCAAACTGAAACACCAGGAATGGGCGCCCAACAAAAGACGCAGCGCGTTGATAACGTGCATTTATTCATAACTTTCGACGAGGCTGACCCGACTGCAGTTGGCGATATTGACGTGATGTGCGGTTTCCGAGAGCAGCATTGGAGCTTAAAAAATGGAGTTTAAAGCTGGAGATATTGTAGTTTATAAACAGGACGGCAAATCGTCAATTGAGGGCATTGTCGTCAAGCACTGGAAAGGGCCAAACCCGTGGGTAGCGGGAACCATTGATAATGTAGATTTATTCGTAACTTTGGATACGACCTGGCCTTCTAAGCTTCATAAAATTGAGACGTTTAGAAATTTTAGTACCCAGATTTGGGAGGTGAAAACATGAAAAAGGGCGACCTAATTCAGCTTCGAACCTCGGTTGCCGCGCGCCGCTGCAGGGGGATTGTATTGGAAGACGCCCCAAAAGATGCCAATTTTAGAACGAGAATCGCGGTGTATATGTTTTACGTTCCATCCTGGAACAACCTTAAATCAGGGGAAATTTGGGACATCCCCCTGAACAAGCTAGGCAAGCAATATGAGATTTTGGGTAAAATCGAAACTATCTAAGGTGTGAAAAAGAGATATCTCCCAGGTCAAATAGTGAGTTTTATGAGGACTGGGGCTATATATTTGTTAATTGAGGAAGTGGAGATATCAATGCTTTCACCTCATTTTTTTAAAGGAACTGGTCAGGGGTTTAGAGCTAGAATTCTCTATACAGGAAGAACCTGGTCGAAACCAGGCGAAGAAAGGGAGATATTCATCCTGCACGCATCATCTTATTACGAGATTTTATCGGACGTCGCCCCAGCCGCGCCCGCCCAGATAGTTGGTGATTAGCGCGTTTCGCGCGATTTTTTTCCGCTAAATTTTTTTTTCAACAGGATCACATTGTGAAGTTTAAACCAGGAAATATCATCGAACATTGCCCCACCAAAACAAGATGGATTGTGCTCTCTGCAGAGAATGTCGAGAAAAGAACAGGAATAAACAGCGCTTATAAGCTAGAAGTCGAAGCTTATTGCGTCTATTTGGGAAAACACAAGAGGGCAATTAAATATTGGGAAGTTAATCAGCGTGATACCTTTGTTTTGACACAGCAAGATTTAAATCCGAGTGACTTTGTATGGGAGGTTAGGAATGAAGTTTAAACCAGGACAATTGGTGAGAAAGAAAGCGAGAAAAGGAGATCCAGACGCAATCTATTATGTATTGGACACGAACTATCCTAAAATGCTGATTCATTGTGTTGAATCACTCTTTGATTTTATACAGGGGGAAGCCTATGAAGTCTGTGTTGGTGAGTGTGAATTGTTGATGGATTACCGATGACCTCGAAACCCGCGAAGATTAGGCTTGAAGCGGGGGATATCGTAACTCTCGATTATGCCCGCGACAAGCCAAAGGGAGACGCGCCATTATTCATAACGCTAGATGATCCGCCCTCGGTACACTATTCGGTGAATGTTTACTGCTTTTATAGCCCAGATCCAGGGTATGGGTACACGAATGCTGCTTGGCTTCATACAATTTTTGACATTTCCCAGAGCAGGTTAATAAAAGTTAATTATTGAAAAAGTTTTTCTATTTACAATGTGAGCGACTTCTTTCCAGGTGATTTCATAGAGGAAACCATCGATAATAGAATAGTTGGCTATTATATAGTATTAACCAGGCATTATTTAAACGGTTGCAAAGAGGATGGCATGATTTTGGGATATTACACTTTAATAGTATATAGTACAGGACACGCATTGCCAACTCATTCTCCAGGATCAAACTGGTTTATCAAGCACTCTGATTTACAAAAATCCGATTTCAGAGTGGTATCCAGTGGCAAATTGTTGTGTCAAAGTCAATAATAGAAATCAATCCGGGTGACATTGTGGCGGAGATACTTGGCGGAGAAGAGACGGGCCGATATATTGTCACGAGCAGAAGATTCGTGCGAGACCACACATTAAGAGAATATGTCATGTATGAGGCGATTATTATATATATAACTGATGAATGGACAGACTTTCATAAGCCGGGTGATAAGTGGTCATTCGAATTGTATTCAGACGGGCACAGTATACAGGACGTTAGTTTCGGATCTTACACCTACAAAGTCCTGTTTAGAAGCTCGTTAACGTGGAAAGACATAGAAGTCATGGAATAAACACGCTAATGACATTTGACGCAAAAACATTTAAAAAGAGCATCAGAAGGGGTGATATCCTCGTTGAAAAGTACAAACTAACAAAGCACGGACATCGAGAAGTGGTTAGCATATATCTAGTATTAAACAGGCATATGGAGAGTGAACCCATGGTCGATGGATACGAGAGAACACTTTTTTATAAAACCTATTTAATGTACGTTAATACTCGACAATGGTCATCAGGAGAGAAAAATCTGGTTGGAACGATATACTATTTATCAGAGCATGAAATCAGTGACCATCACAATTGGGAAAAACTGTTTGAATCTGGTTTATCATGGAATGATTCTTATCCGAGGACATAAAAAAGAAAATGAAAATTGATGAGTTATCTCCAGGGGATATAGTAAGAGAGAAGGACGGCGATGAAGAAATAGCTCGTTATATAGTAATAAACAGGCATATCCAGCACCCAGGCGCACAATATTATTATGTCGAATATGATTGTATAATATTGTACTATAATGGTAAGTTATACCAGAGACCTGAAAAGGTAGGAACATGGTGGATAATTGATTCAATCAATCTTAATAGTCCCAGAGAGAACTGGGAAATTGTGGTAGAAAGTGGGTTATCGTGGGATGATGATTAATATCACAAAACGTAGATTAAAATAAGGGAATAATAGAATCACAATAGGCATGGAAGAAATAGGGGAATCACGGTGAGGATCTAGTACGTTGTAACTAGAATGTCAAGCGCCATTATTGTGAAGATTCTGTCAATTCTTCATATATTTACTTGACAAATGTAAACACGCTTATATACCCCCTTATCGCAATCACAGTACTCATATCGAGTGATTAATCATATGCCACCATCAAACACACTAATCGCGTGTCAAGTATTTAATTGTCAAAAGAATGTCAAGTGAAGATAAACAAGATTCCCCTTGACATTTCCCCCAATATCATGGTATACTAGTATTATAGGAGAGAATGATGGAAGCACTATTACGCAATATACTCCTGCTTTTTGGAGTGTTGTTCATAATTGACTTTGTAACTGAATATCCAAAGACATTCGATAATGTCGATGAAACCGTTGAAAACATTAAAGCCAAATTTGGCAGTAAATAAGGAGATTATCATGCCATCACGATTTACCGACATTGTAATAGTGATATCACTCGCGTATCTTGTGGGTTTTGCATTGTATGCTTACATACTAGCTTAATCACAAAACACGTCAAACGCACAAATCTGACAGAAAATTCGGAGAGCCTATAAGAATATAAATATTATGTCCTCGGTCATATAGAGGGTTATAACACGAATATCACTCTTGACATTCTCTTTACAATTAAGTGATAGACTTCAAACGCTATCGGGTGTATAATTGTATTATAAGTCAGAGGAGCGACCCACATGAATAAAAAACGCCGTTCATATCGTCCACGCAAGCCGGCCCGCACGCCTTGGATTGTCTGTTGGACTCACAACACAACAGGATTCGCAGACGCGTCGACTGTGTACGCGAAAGACGAGGAACAAGCTAAGCTTTTGGCGTCTAACGGTTACACCTCGAACATCACAATTACCAGCGTTTATCGCGCTTAATCACCCCAGTATAGGATAATAATATGAAAGATATCAGATTAATGATTGCAGAAAAAATGGACGATATGCTTGACGAGCTTTTGTCAGACCTCGCGTACGACTTAGACCTGGATGATGCCGATTTGGATTACGACGTTAAACAGGATGTAAGTGATGAATGGGGCACCATGGTCGATAAAATCACTGAAGCTGTTGAGAATCACGTTCAGGCAGTTGTCGAGGTTAAAACAGAGCAATTGCTTGAAGAGTGGAAAGGGTGGTCATTGCCTATTATCAAGAAAGAATGCGAACAAGATGGCGTCATGGACGGGCCAGCGCGCCGAGAGGATTGGTGCAATTTCGTCGACGCAAAGCAGAAAAACGGTGAAATCTCCGATTTTGTCGCTGAACTCGTGGATGCTGACGTTGAGAGTGTATAATGAATGACTCAATATTGGACTTTCTTGGCCTATTATCAATCTTCGCAACCTGTTATTTCCTGCTAATCGCATCACAACTCATCGGAGCATAATTATGTTTGACCCACACGCAATCGGACCTTTTGCAGAATCCCAAACCAAGGCTTTAAGCTTCATTACGAGCCTTATCGTTAATACTGCAGTCACCGAGACTCTTAAAGTCATGGATGATATGCAGTTAGAAGGCAAACAATTGCTTAAAGAACTTCGAAGTTCCGAGGGCAATAAAAAAGAAGAAGTAAAAGCAGCTTTGAAACTGCACATTAAAGACTCTAAACTCTTGCTTGAAACCATTATGATGAACCCAATCGAAAAGGATGCTTAAACCATGCGTATTGAAAACTATAAATCAAATCAAACTATCGTTCACACTAACACTTATACCGCTCTCTTGAGCTATGGAGTCCCTCAAGTTGTTGTTTGTAACCCAGATATGCCATCGCTTGGTAATACTGTGCTTGTGAATAATAAGAAATACTCAAACACTACTTCGAAGCACCGCAATGCTTATTTGCGTCAATTGTGTGATCGTTCATATACTATCATCGAAGCAACCCCCGCAGAGATTCAAGAAGTCACCGGCCTAGAAACCCGATAATGGAGGACACTATGAATATCGAGTTAACACCTGAAGAATTGGACGTTCTACGTCACGCACTCAAAGTCGAGATATCCTCCTTTAAAGGCGAGGAATTGGAAGACCCCGATCTTCAAGCTCTCTTCTCCCTCGTTCGCAAGTTAGAAGGTGCAGAATGACAAACACACGAAAGGTACTTATAATCGCACATATCGCTGACTGTGCATGCTGGGCGTCATTGGGCTTTCTAATAGGACAATTGATTTAGCCGAGGGCCTAACAAATAAATAAACCCATATCAGAATAAGCCAGGTAACCCCTGGCTTTTCTTTTGTCAAGTATTATTATCAGGCTTTACATTCTCTTGACAATTAAATGCTTGACACTCTATAGAGCAGTAACAAACTTATATAATACGAATTGACACAATCTTTACATATGACATAGTAATAAAAGAGTTTACAAGTATTTGACATATCACAATAACAAAGGAACAAACTGATTTGTCACAGCAAGCAAACGATTTGTCAGGATAAAACACGCTAATGGGGGGTACCCCCCCTCCCCCTCACACTCCCCGGAAAGTAGCCTCTAACCTGGGATATCGGCCGATCGGGCGAGGTACATTCGCGATATACACCCAGAAAATTCCCCAGAATAAAATTGACAGAAACCGGTTTCTGTGGTATACTACGAGTATAACAAGAGGAGTAGGTACATGTATTTTGGTAAAGAACAAGAAAAGCAAGTATTGAGATATCTGCAGACAAGAGATGAAAACCTGTACCACAAGGAAGTTCATAAATTGCTTAAGAATATAGCATATGGAGTGGCAGCAAAAATGAAAATGAAGCCAGCTAGTCTATACCAATCAAAGGCCGTCAAAGACGGGTGCATCTCTCTCATGTGGGAAAAGCTTACTTCAACCTGGAATCCAAACAAAGGTCGCGCATACTCCTATTTAACAGCAATTGCACAAAATTATTATTGCAGCGTATGGAGGACATATCACAAAAAGACCAAAACTCTCTACAAAACTGGCCAAGAGATCGATCGGATCTATCATGCCGCTCATAATCCAAGCTTAAACTCAAATGTGCGAGGCCAAATTGGGTCAATTGAGGAGTTTAGAATCAAAGAAGAAATCGAAAAGGAGCGGTTCGATTTAGCACTTCAAGTAACTGAGGAAACAAAAGCCCGACAAAAGGAGGCCTCCGTTGCTGAGGCGGTGATGATCATCCTCGAAAACGCAGACGACGTCGCAGTCTTTAATAAAAAAGCTATTTACCTATATATTAGAGAAATTACCGGCTTAAGCACAAAGCAGATTGTACGTGTACTAACTAAAATGAGAAAAAGGTACGGTAACCGGAAAATTTCCCAGAATAATTTTCCCATTTTTTAAAAAACAGATACTAATTACAGGAGTAGAAACACAAGGTATTATTTTCATGAAAAACCAAACTAACAGTAGTAATCAGAGAGAACAAGAGCAGTGAACAGTTGGACGAGCTTCTGCCCGGCCCGGCCATCATAACGCATGCATACAAGTGGCTAGCCCCATTGCACGATATGGTGAATATGGCAGATCCCCGCATAATTCAAAGTGAGGTAGAAGTCTGGCTTGATAATCGGCACTACGACGCGCTTTAATAAAACACAAAACCCCTTGACACGCACGTAGCCCCGTGTTATAATAATACTATATAAGAGGTCAGAATGGCATTTAGGCATCGATATATTGCAGGACCATTAACTATGGCCCTATTCTTTGTAGCACTAATGATCGCGCTATTTACAGCAGGCTGCGTGTCATATGACCCATATAACCCCTACGCCCCTAGAGATATATCTGATCCCGTCAAAACCCCCATATTCGAGGATGCCAAGGCGTCATGTTACTTTGAGCCGGCTATCAATGATCACGTATGGCACTTTGAAGCTTGGATTCACTATCCTAGACACGACTTTAAACAATTGAAGAGAGCCTATGTTGAGGTGTATGATGGAGAATATCTTGTTGATTGGTTCGAACTTTATCGCGATAGTGGAAAGTATTGGGATACAAAACGCATCGAATCATATCAAACTGCTTTATATTGCGAGTATTTTGATGATTATGAAGCAGATTTCTTCGCTTTTGATCATAAAAATGAATCCGACATAATTACAGTACAGGACTTTAATTGAACATGACCACTAAACACAAGCAAAAACCAGCGATATACCGTATAATAACAAGAACTTTAACCAAACCAATGGTTAAATCACTCATAAAGCCACTGTATAAGTCAAAGGATGAGCAATGATCATCAATTTGGCACAATCATACCTTCATGACCTATTCAAAGGAGAGCTTGAGCTATATTTGATGTCACAATATCCCGGCTTTAAGCTCAATAATATTCCAAATAAGCGAGTTGTGAAGGTTAAAGGCATCAAAATACCCAAAAATACCCCAAATGTGATTGACCGCATACTCGAATATTGCAAAAAGAAGGATAATGCACTCATGAGTTTAAGGAAATTCCTCCCAAGCTATAAAAGAAATGAAGAATTGATAATCAGAAAGATGAGACGCAAGGGCTTGAACCAATGGTACCTGACCGAGGATATAAAAAAATAATGGCATCAATACAGAAGAAAAAGAACGGTGAAAAAATTATCGCTTTAAATAGGGGTGAGAGTGCGATTGTGTTTACAGACGAAGGAATACACCAAATCCTTTCGCAAACCTTCAAAAGCACCCTTTTAGAGGCACAGAGGACCCAAGGAAAGTCAATAATGGAAAGATTCGAGAAGTGCGCAGACAAAGATGCTACGTCTGTTATAAATGATTTCGTATTGATCCAAGTTGTGAATCTGTTGGCAGAGATTGTTGATAATTTAAAGTCAAAAAAATAAAGCTTTGTTTTTTAAAAAACTATTTATAATACAAAGCATGGGAGACTTTCATCATGAAAATCACGAAAACAAGACTTAGAGAGATAATTGCACAAGAAATAGTGGGAATCCGCGAGTATCGTGATCTACCGGATGATCCTGAATATGCATACTGGATCCAGGATCCGGAATTGTGGAATAAATTTCTTGAGAAAGCCAAAACCCCCACGGTATCACCAGAAGACTTTAAGACGTTGAGGGCCGCGAAGGAGAAAGTCGACACAGATCAACCCATTGGAATCCATCACGCGCTGGAGGTAGGAAATCGAGAACTGTATGACTTCGCCGTGGCCGCGCGAGCCGCCATGGATAAGCACGATCCCAGATTGTCGAATAGCGAAGGCGCCAAGATAAGCGAATCAACAAAAATCACGAAAACGAGGCTTAGAGAGATAATTGCACAAGAAATGAGCAATACTGCTTATGACCGCGATGATGGGGGTGAAACCAAGACCATCGATAGTCTCATCGACGATCTTGGAAACGCAGCAGAGCAGTTAAATCATGTCTTAAAGATGGCGGACAAGAAAGTGGAACCGGACGTGGGCGCGCTTAAAACAGCGCTTCAAGGCCTTGAGCGCTTTCGGGATGAAAAAGATGAAGAATATGGCGAACTCCTGGATCAGGCGGACAATGCTATAGATCAAGCTAATTTAAACGACCTTTCTGGTATCCTCACCGACCTTCAAAAATATAGACTAACATCATGGATTGAGGAATATGTCGTAGCGGACGATAATAAAGCTTGGATCGATCTTGCAACGAAGATGCTCAGCAAAGGTCGCTGGACGGAAGATACCTTTAAGGCACTAACTAGACTCAAGGGTGAGATCAGATTGGGAAAGGACTATCCCAACCTCACAGACGAAGAACGAGACCTTCTTGATCTTAGCGATCCAGACAAAAATGCAAGTCGGGCCCCGATGACCGAACAAGATCTTCTTAAAATTATCCGCGATGTTTTGGCAGAGTGATATTAAATATTGCAGGCATAATATTCATACTTGCATACATGTTTTTTGTTGCTTATATATGCATTAAGCTTATGTATGCAATATCATGGATCCTAGAGCCAATGATCGAGGGCCTAATAGGAACTATCATATACCTCCTCCAGAGAAAATAATATTAATTTCTCTTGACAGAGATCACATATGGTGCTATAATGTAAGTACAATATAACAAAGAGGTGTCTCATGTACATTAAATACATTATTTCGTCGTTAATCCTATTGTTAACCGTCACAGGGTGTGATATCGTCATTGATACCCCACGTCCGCAGGGCCCGGTGGTGATCGTTGATCACGATTATCCAATCCTTCACGATGCAAACGTTGTTTGTAGGTGGGATAACTACTATTATGATTATGTATGGGAGTTTGACGCATGGGTTGATCACACTTATGGTCCCCGCGAAATTGCCGAGGTTTGGGTAGATGTGTGGCATGGACCGCATTTGGTAAACTCTTTTCCACTATATCCCGATATTGGCAGTCACTGGGATTCTGATTGGATCGAATGGAGTGAGACCAATCTATATTGCGGTGATTACTATGAGTTCGAATTCGTTGCGTATGATTGGCATGGTGCTGAAGACTATTTGCTGATTGTACCCACTTATTAGGGGACAGCTATGGATAGTTTAGAAGCAAATATGGAGATTGAATATAAGTTTTGGGCTGGGAATGTCACAAAACAAGATTTTCACTCTCTTTTGGAGACTGCCATAGGTCGTCAATATGAACCACTGTACGTGTGTTCATGTGATGACTATTATGTCAATCAAGATCATGATTCCTTTTTAAGATATCGCAAAGGAGGGATGGTCACGGAACTCACACTCAAGCAAAAGCGCGAAGGAAATGTCGTTAGAAAGGAGATTAATCTTGATATGACAAGCAATGATGACTCTTCTGTTGTCGAATTCTTGCTTTTGAGTGGTTATGAAAAGACATTTTCTGTGTTCAAAGAGGCTTGGATTTGGGAATTCGAGGATTGTGATGTTTCTTATTACATTTTATCGGATGGAAGGGCTGTTGTGGAGCTAGAAGCCACAATATATGATACACAAGAGCAAGGAATAGCGATCATTGACGAGTGGTCAAGCAAATTGAAGTGTAATAAACTGATGAGAGAATCACGCTCATTGTTTGAGATATTCACACAAGAGGCAGAATCACGCGAGTTGTGTGATGTTGGTGGGTGTGTTAAATAAAAATTTAGCGAAAAAATAAAAAAAATTTGCGGCGCGAAAACGGTGCGTACTATTTACGTTACTGAGGAGATTTTTTAGAATGAAACTTACAAGGAACAGATTGAAGCGGATAATTTCCGAAGAAATGGAGCGGCTAACCGAAGTCGACAATAGTCGGGTGCAAATCGCAACTGCACAATCTATGATGGATGATGTTAATCAGACGGGAGATCCGAAACTTATTGATGAGGTCTGTGTCCTTTTGGACCAAATCATAACTGTCACCTCTAATTTATCTGACGGATCTATGCAGGGCGCCATCATCACCCATATTCAAAGCCTCAAGAGTCTCATCGATGAGATCAAGGAAGACGCAAACAGCAGGGCAGAACCAGAAGTTGATATGCCCGATCAAAATATGGGCGGCGTTGAGGTCGATACGCCCGAAATATAATTTAAAAAAGCATTTTTTTATATTTCTAGCCCATAGTTACTAGTGTGAAAGCATTTCTATTATCGCTATTCTTTATCACTAGTTGCTCCTCTGAGCCTCGCCTGACCGGATATAAATACGGCGGTGGCTGGGATGGGAATAAAATAAGGACTTGTAACGAGAGCGACATTATGCAAAAATGGTGGCACTTCGAAACAAAAAACGCAATTGTCAGCACGCTAGTTCCTGGTTTTGAGGATCTGTGTGCTTTTCCAAAAGAAGATGGTGTTCTTTTCTGGAATGAGGCTGAAGGCTGGGGCGCTTGGCAAGATCAATGGGATTGGTCATGCTCGGACATTGATACGATGAAGGTTCTTGATACAGACAATAATGATGTCTATTACGTTCAGATCTTCGGAAAAGATCCAGATGGATGCTATGATATCGAAGTTTCCGATAGTGGAATCACAGTAAGGGGCGAAATGTGCCCCTGTGATGACCCATTCGAAGAATAGGATTTTAACCTTATAAGTAACTATTTATATTATAATAATATAGGAGACCTTTACCATGAAGGCTATTAAGAACAAGAAAAGATTTGATGCTCGCAGATTTCTCAGCGAGAGGAAAGAAGAAACTAAAGAGAATATTGAAGAAATTAAAGTGAGTTTTAATGATTTCTCGTTCGATAATTGGCTTGAAGAGGAGTCTGTTAAAGAATTTCAAGTTGGCGACGGCGCGCGTGATCCCTATGCTCAGAGTGAAGTTCCACCGCCAACAAAAGAAAATCCAAAGCGAAAAAGTGACGAAGAGCTTGCTAAGGAACTAGCCGATCGCGAGCCTGGTAAAATGGTTAAGAACACCTATGAAGAAGGCTGCGGCGAGCCAGAGATGGGTCCAGAAGAAGACGAGCTAGCAGTTACTGATCTTTCCCCGGATGAAGCATTTGGCGCAGGTTATACGGCTGCTGTGGAAGAAATTATGGCTTCAATTCAAGGCCTCTTGGAAGATCCAATAGAGATGGGTACTGCTCCTGGAGAGGAGGAGAAAGGAGCCGTTGACATCTCCGCTATATTCGAAGATGATGATGAAATGGTTGGCCAACTTCCAAAAGCAACAGAGTATAGCCCTGATGATCCCGTTTATATGATCACTACTAATGACGGAAAAAACCCCGAGCACAAGTCGCAGAGCGCCAATGAAATCGGAGACTGGTACGATAAATTCAGTGAGGAGGGTTATTCAGATGAACAAATAATAGTAACAAAAAACCGTGATCCACTTAACGATATATTCGACGAGCCTGGATACGACGTTAACGGCGACGAGCGACCGGAGTGGGAAGACGAAGCCGCCGAGCTGGATAGGGGGCTCCAAGGAAAAACGTCTGGACGTGTTGATTATGGGATCGGTACCCCGCGACTCAAAAGTGGATCACGTATCCCGCGAGCGGGTCGGCGAGGTGTTAGTGAATCCCTGCGTGTTCAAGAAGATTCAGACCAAGAAGAAAGGGATACAGCAGTTCAAAAATTGGATGATATAGTCAACAAAGACTGGAAAGAAAAACATTACTATGTCATAAAGCGTGGGGAAATGAGAAGTGTCAGAAAACCGGGAACCCTCGGCCCCAAGGGTCATGAAGTTGTACGCCAAAGAACCGAAGACGGACTTAGATCTTTCGCGAGTAGATTGAAGGCTGGGGGAGAGCCATATGCTACCAATTTACCTGACGAGCTAGACCTAGAAGAATCCTGAACAGAAGAAAACGATCAGGGTGATCAAGATGATATCTAAAATAGTTTTAATATTTTTTATTTTATGTATTGCATCTTTCATATGTTCGTGGTATAATATGACATGGATTGGTTGAGCAAAGAAGTAATTGAGGAACTCAGATTGATCATCAAGCGTCAAACTTCCGTTCTCAAACAAGTTCAAGTTAGAAAAGAGGATGCTCTAGTCGAGTACGAGTTAAACAAAAAAATAGAAGATGAAATGATGCAAGAAGAGTGGATGATGCGCAGAGCTATCGCTCTTTTAAAAGATGCATACGAAAACGTATATCATACTGAGCCGAATTTAAAAGGGATTAATAAAGAAGAACCTATATTTACAGGTGATGAAAAATAGAATTCCAAAAGAAGATTATATTACTGTTGCTTTTAGTTCATTGATGGCCATTGCTTTTTTCTTTCTACTATTGTGGATGGCATTATCTGCAAATGGCTGTTTATAAAAAAACATTTAACGGGGGTGCCCTGGCTTCGACGTGGTAATAGAAATGGATAGTGCAGGTGGTCTACTTCAATAAATGACCTTAAACTTATTGAACTCATGATAATTGCCAATAACAATAATCATTTTCAAGCTGTAGCCCTCGCGGCTTAGTTTGCTGGGTTTTCGTTGACCTTGTTACCCAATAGCGAATAAGCAGGTGATTCTGCCGACAGCAAAACATCCGAGTTGTTAATGCTTGTAAAGCAGCGGGAATTTAACAAGCCATTTGATTGTTTAAGAAAATAATCTAAACCTGTGAACGACTTGAACTGGACATTATTGCGGACGCGGGTTCGATTCCCGCCACCTCCAACTCCACCTAAAAAACAGGGCATTTCCACCTTCTTGTGACTATTTATTCATAGGAGGGCGGAAATGTCCAAAATTGAAATTGAATGTTTTTACTGTAATACAAAATTTAAAAAAAGAAAAGCAGAACATAATAGAAGTTTAAAACTTGGAAGAAAATCATTTTGTTCTAGAAGATGTGCTGGAAAAATTAATGCTTCTAACCTAAAAGAGTTTCGAGGAATTGGCATGCCGGAAAACTTTGTAAGCGATAATAGACGAGACGAATACTCTGAATTCAAATGGTTTATGAGGTGTATACGCCGAAGAAAGAAACAATATAATGTTGATTTAAAATTCTTAAAGCAAATTTGGTTAGAACAAAAAGGTATTTGCCCGATTACTGGTTGGGAATTGGCATTACCAAAACATTCTTCTGACTGGGGATCAAAACAGGATAAAATGTTCCGTGCTTCTCTAGACAGGATAGACAATCAACTTGGGTATGTAAAGGGAAATGTAAGATTTATAGCGGTAATAGCAAATTACTGTAAAAACGAATTTAGTGATGATGATTTGATGTTATTTTGTGAGGCAGTTACATCAAATAAGTAGATTCCCGCCACCTCCACCATTTTATTTTAACATGAGGATAAAAATGCAAGAAGAAGAAAAAGAAGAAGAAAGGCCACACTTAGATAACGCCCTTGAGGAATGCGGAGATGCATGCTCGGCTGAATTTGAAGATGTGTGGAATATTTGGGATTGGCATAAAGGGTGGGGTTGAAAAATGAGACCTTTAAAAATTGAACCAAAAGAAGTCGATATAATTGTCGCGTCGTTGGGTAACTCCCTTGATATTTGGGGAAAACGAATTGATAATAGAGACTTACCAGAAGATTTTGACGATGGCATTGCCGAAAGTCTATTTCTTGATATGTTGGCAACATATGATAAGTTTTTAGAATTTCAATTTCAAATGTCAGAAGATTTAGAGAATGAGGCCGAGGAAGCCCCAGAGAACGTAATCCCATTCCGGATTCCCGATGGGCCCTGATGAAGAGGGTAAAGAATTAACACTCGAAGAGTTGGAGTTTGTTCGTGGCGGATTTGATTATTCTGGCTTCTATAAATACCGTGCGGAAATTCTAAATAATTTCAAACTAAAAGATAAATCTAGCAACTATTTATTGGTAAAAGAGGAGTACCCATCAAATGACTAGATCTACAATTCACGGGAGCCAAATCAGAGACGAAACCGTAACTGATTCTGATATCGCCGAAAATGCCATCGGAGCGAGTGAAATAGGGAGCGGCTCAATTTGTGATCAAGTTGAGGTCACCGATATAAATGCTGATGATTGTATTTTAATCAGCAAAACAGATGATTCTGGAAATCTCAAGAAAGTAAAGATTATGAATCTCGCGGGGGCAGCTTCATTTGATAGCTCTCCTTCTCAAACTTTCTTGCAATCTACGGAGCATGGATATGATAAGAGTGACAATAAATTAATTTTTATCCCATGGTATGAAAAGACAGAAAAAACATCTCCAGATTATTTAGATCAGCATATTGCACCCTTTGACGGGAGACTTTTAAAAGTTTATGTAAGAAGCTCTCAAAATAACATGGACTCTACCATCGTTGGGATTCATCTAAACGATGCTGGCGAGTCTGAAGTTTCTACCAGCCCGCTTGAAACAGTCACTTCAACCATCGCAGATGACGCTGTTGGAGTTTTTGAATTTTCTTCTGCTTCTCATTTTTCAGCTGGCGATATTGTTGGAATAAGTATCAATCCCACGGGTGATCATAAAAAAGTTAATGTTACCTGTGTTTGGGAATATACATTATCGTAGAATTTTAAATTGTACTATTTATAGGCGTGTATGAATATCAAGCAAGATTGTTGAGAGTTGTTGATGGAGATACTATCGATGCCACGATTGACCTCGGTTTCGACGTGTGGGTTAAGAAAAGGGTGCGATTATACGGCATAGACGCTCCGGAAAGCCGCACTAGGGACCTCGAAGAGAAGAAGAGGGGTCTCGAAGCGAAGGAAAAGCTAATAGATCTCCTCGAAGCCTGTAACGGCGAATTTGTGATTAAGTCACACGGGGTGGGAAAATATGGTAGATGCCTCGGCGTGATAATCGTCGATGGCGAAAACATCAATGAATCTCTCATAAAAGAAGGCTATGCCAAGGAATATTTAAAAAAATGATTAAAAAAGGTGATAAAGGTACTCAAGTTGCGCATTGTCAGCGACTTTTAAACGAAAAAGGCTATGAAACAGCCGTTGATGCCGACTTCGGGCCATCAACGGATATTAAGGTTAGGGAATTTCAGAGGGATAATGGGCTTCAAGATGATGGCATCGTAGGTCAAAAAACGTGGGAACCGCTGCTTAAACTCCCCAATTTTTGTAGTGACACCCCGAAATACATCGTTCACAATGGAAAAAAGCACCCAATTAGGTGGGATCGCGTTGTTTTATGGGACGAACCGGGCGGTTTAGTATCAAAACCGGGTAGATATTACGATTATTCGAGTAAAAGTGAGAGAAAACCTAATATGTTTGTCAATCACTGGGACGTTTGCTTGTCTGCTGAGTCTTGCGCGGACGTTTTGAACGATCGAGGAGTGTCAGTTCACTTCTGTTTAGACGCGGATGGCACCATTTATCAGATTTTAGACACCCAACATGGCGCGTGGCACGCAGGGTTGAAGAAAGTAAATCAAAATAGCATCGGTGTTGAGATAAATAATGCATATTATCTCAAATATCAGAAAGATTCCGTTAAAAGAGGTCTCGGAGAGAGACCGTTGCAGGAAAACGGTATCGTCCATGGCCGAACTTTGAGCAAATTTACTTGGTTTTACGACGCACAGATCCAAGCCTTGAAGGCACTTTGGGTCGCCATCAGCGAAGCACACGATATTCCGATGGTTTTTCCGCAAAACGAAGACGGTTCTCCGTGTACAACGGTTCATAATGATTGTAAATCCGGAACTTTTGAGGGATTTTGTAACCACTTCAACATGACGGAAAGGAAAATTGATTGTGCTGGTCTTGATTTGGAAGTTCTGCTAAAAGAAGCGAAGCCTTTCTAAGTCAAAAGAACTATTTATTAGAAAGGATTTAAGAATGCCCACGAAAAAATCGATAAAACTGTCCCATGATGATATCAGAGGTATCATAGACAGGCAAGCAGCGGAAGCAAGAGAGGCCGCAATTGAGCAAAAAAGAGTCAATCTCGGGAAAGATCCCAAAAAAGCACAACAAATTAGCAGAAAACCCATTGCGGTTTTGAAAAAGACTTTTGAAACAGAAAAACAAATTGTTAGAGACAGAAGAAGAAAAGGAGTTACTATGATTAGTATTGTCAAAGAAACGTTGGAACTCACGAAAGAGTTCGCAACACTAAAATCTCCAGTTGAAGTTTATATCTTCGTTGCTGGAGTTTGGCTAACTGGTGTAGGCATCGGCGCGATTTTAGGCTAGGTAGTCTAGATGGCAAAGATTCCATACAACATCTGTGATGAATCTCTTCTGGAGAAAGAGGCTAAAAGTGCTCGTCTTCTGGAGGGGATTTATCACAGAGGTCAAATAAAGATCTGGGATGGCAATAAGATCCTCGATGATCTCATAGGTAAACACGGAGTTATAGAGATCAAGGACGAGGACGCAGTCGCCTTAAGGAATATATTCTCGATTATCCTCTGGGGTGAATTGGTTGCCTGGAAGGTTTCTCTCCAACTCGGTGCAGAAATCGATGACTTCTCTGCAAAGTTGGCCGCAACTTCACAGGCACATGATGAAGCAAGACACTTTTATGTAATGAAAGATTATCTTGATTTGCTTGGTTATGAACCGGCCCCCTTAACGCCTTCTGTCGCTCGTGTTCTCAATGAGGTTTTACAAACAAAGAACTTAGCAAAAAAGCTCCTTGGCATGCAGCTAATGATAGAGCCGATTGCTTTAACAATTTTTAGATTTACGAGACAATTAAATATAGAACCCATTCTAACAGATCTTCTTTCTTATTATGAAATAGATGAAGCAAGACACGTTGCTCTGGGAATCCAGTACCTTCCGAGGCTGATGAAAAGGATGAACAAGTTTCAATTAGCATCTCTTATCATGTGGCAAGCTAAAATAATAAATGCTGAAATGATTGGTCTAAAGGAAATAGAAGGGGACATTATCTCCCTTGGGCTAAATCCATTAGAAGTTTTCGAATACGCTGAAAAGAAACAGATGGAGTGTCTCGAACTGGCTCTTTCGGAGTTGGGGATAAAGGACGCATTGTGGCCTCCGTTGCGGAAGGTCGTTCAATTTAGAAAAAATCTTACGTTTTATCCGAATAAGAGCCATGGCTCTATAAAAAAGATTATAAATTCTTTTCTAAATCTTTTCCACTAAATTTTATTCGTCATCACAATCGCAATTTGTTTTCTCGATAGCACTTATTGATTTAGAAACTATTTGATTTGTATTGTATTGTACAAAAGAAAATAAACCAATGGCTAATATTAGTGAAGTGATTATTAATAAAAATTTGTTTGGCGCCTTCATTTCTCT